GGAAAGAAAGTTTGATAAGGAACGGGCAAAATCTATGGGAGTAAATCTGGATGAACTGGTTTTGTCACAAACTATTGTGACGGCGGAGGAGGCGATGGATTCGATAAAAAAGATGGCTGTTGATAAAGTCGCCGATCTGGTTGTCGTTGATAGTATTCAGGCAATGAGTCCTAAAGGGGAACAAGAAACGAAGAAGGGCAAAAAGAAATCGATTGAGAATGATGAGATGGCATTGTTGGCTAGAAAATTAGGAAAGTTCTTTAGAGTTACTTCTGCCGATGTATTCAATGCTAAGATGGCTGTATATCTTATCGGACAGGTAAGACAGAATTTAGGTGGGTTCTTTGCCTTTGCAGATCTAAGTGGTGGTAATGCTTTAAAACATTGGATGAGTATTTGTACGTTTTCAAGAAAAGGACAAAAAGCTGATGCACCTACTAAGAAAGAGAAGAAAGAAATAATTGCTCCTGATGGCACAAAACACAAGAAAACAGTCACAACAGTTTTAGGGTTTGATTGTGTTTTAAAAATGGTTAAGAGTCATATCAGCGATTCGGTAAGAGAGGGCGAAGACATCCATCTTCCCTTTTATTTTGAAACAGGGTTCAAAGAGCCTCAACCATCTGCACGAGGCGAGCCTACTTTAATTGGTACGGGAGAAAAGAAAAGTAAAGTGATTGACATGGTGAAAGAATCAATTGATGATCTTGAAGAGGCAGGTATTGATGTAAAAGAAGCTAAAAAAGAATTGAAAAAATTAGCAAAAGAAGGAAAACCTAAGAAACGCGGAAGAGGTAGACCAAAGAAGGAGAAGAAATGAAAAAACTAGGAGTCAATAAATCTATCTGTGACGCAATGGCAAAATATTGTCCTTTTTCTTCTAAAGAATTATTATCTGGTTTGGCAATAACTAAATCTTATGATTTATTAATGGTATCGGTAAATTTATCTCTACAACATAACACGCATTTATTGGAAGAATGCACCACAATAAAACAATTATATAATGGAGGTTAAAAAATGTTATCAAAAGAAATAAAAAAATTGTATGATGATGGACAAATCGACATCATTTATAAAAAGAATCTTAAATATTTTGAATTAATTGATGAATGGGCTGAGAAATTAATTGGTGGTAATTTATTAGATGAATACGAATTGAGCCAGTGTATGGAGCAGTTGAACGGTTGTCAAAGCAAGTTAAATCCAATTGCTGGCTGTCTTGAGGCGATGGTGGTTGAGTATGAAAATCGTTATATGGTCAAAGAGGAAAGTGATTGTGAAAAAGATAGGATTCAAGATCAAAACAGTTGTAAGGCAAAGGCAAGAGAAAAGGCTTCGGATCTTCGTAGGTATGCGTCTGACTTCACTAGATATACTTATTCATGCCAAAACACTGTGACAGTCGCGCAAAGCCGTTTAAAAAGGCTTTCTGTAGAGAAGGCGAACAAAGGGGTCGATTATACTGGTGAGGTTCCTCAAGAAGAGAAAAATGATACTGGCTCAAAGAATGGGGCAAAAAATGGATGGTAAAGTGGAAATCCATTCGGGTCATATTAAAACAGGTTTAATGCATTATTTCCGCCTTAAAAGAGGTTGGATCTGTGCTGATGAAGTAAAAAGCGGTGCGTTTATCGGCGATATTATTGTAGATACAGGGAAATACACAATGGAAGTAGAGATCAAGACTTCTAAAAGCGATTTGGTTCAAGGAGAAGCCAAGAAAAATGTTTATTTTTATGAAAATCGTGTAAGAAAAGTCAGAAACAAACATGATTTATGGCGAGAATCAAGAACAAATAAATTCGCGCTGTGTGTTCCAGTATCATTGAAAGAAGTGGCTGAAGAATGGATTGACAAAACAAATACAAAATATGGTTTGTATGTTTATACAGAAGAACCCACACAAACATATGGAATTATAACTTACAAAAGAGCAGGGTTTTTACACAAGAATTACGACCCTAAAAAATATTTATATAAAATAGCTAGAAGATTATCTAATTGCAGAGCGTTTGAACTATCTTCAAGATTAAGGAAAAAGACATGAAAAGATTTTCTACAAAGCAACCATGCGAATTAACAGTTATGAACATGGACAGAGGCTGTGGATTAGATGGATGTCCTAAGTGTGGTTTTGGGGAAGAAAAAGACTGGAAAACAAATTGGAACAAACTGAAGATTGTTGCTGTTTGTAAAGCTCCCTGGGTTGGTGGATTGACTAAGAAGTTAGCAAGACCTCTAGCGTTAGTATATGAATGTCAAGGATGTTTTGAAAAATCTTGGTTTCATACAACAAAAGGGTTTAAAGAGACTTTAGAAGAACTACGACATGAAGGAATTATAAAATGAATATTGAATCACTTTTAAATAACGCACTTGTATATGATTTGGAAACGAGTTCTCATTATCCAGATGGGAGAGCCGTGGATATTCGATCCAATTTTGATGATTATGTTTTGTATGCCAAAGTCAAATGGGTTGGTATTTATTCATATAAACATAAAAAAGAATATTATTTAGATATATCTAAGGATAGAAGATTAATACTACAGTTATTATCTGAACATAATATTTTAATCGGATTTAATTGTGAAGAATTTGACTATCCCATCCTTGTAAATAACAGATTGATTGAAAAAAAACAATACATTACTCATATTGATTGTATGAAAATTCTTGGATCGCCAACTTTCAAAGACAAAAGAGGATTTGCATTTAAAGGCAGAGGCGATTTAATGAAATTTAAATTTAAAAAGAACACATTAGAGTGCATGGCGGAAACAATGAAATTAGAGTTTCAAAAAAGCAAAATAGATTACAAGATTTTTTATAAAGATAAATATACAGAAGCAGAAAGCACAGAAATCATAAAATATTTAAGAAATGATGTGATGGCTAACAAAGGAATGTTTGATAAATTATGGACGTATTGGATGCCGTTTACAGATCTTATCGATTGGAAAGATGTATTAAATTTTTCATGGATAAGAAGCTCTATTGCCGCGTTGATTTATAAATCTGCTTGTTTCTCTATGGGAGTGGAACCGACTTATTCTGAACACCCAAGCAAAAAAGAAGAAATGGGAGGAAAGGTTTTATTACCAAAATACGAAGAGGCAAAAGACGTATGGTATGTAGACTTTTCAAGTCTGTACCCTCATATCATGTGTATGTTTAATTTATTTGCCGAAGTCGAGGAAGGAACTGAAGGGGCTTGGCATGGCAATGAGATGTTTAAGGTAAAAGGCTATTATGATGTTTCTTACAAACATAAACTAGCAGTAGAAGTTGCTAAAAAAATAAAACAGCGACTTGATTTGAAAGCGAAAGATAAAGACGATCCTTTTGTTCAGACCTTAAAGATTTGGTTGAATGGTTTATATGGGGTTCTTAGAAGCGCTCTTTTTGAAAAAGTTCACACGCCTAATGGTGGCTATGATACATGTTTTTTGGGTCAACAAATAACTGATTTTGCTCAAAGCGAATTAAAAAAATATGGATTCGAGTCAATCTATGGAGATACAGATTCCCGAATGATATTGGCAGTGTCTAAAAAACATCTCGACAGAGATTATCTAAAGACATGTTTAAAACAAATCATTAAAAAGATTTTAAAGAATGTACCGTTTCCTGTCGAAACATTTGATATTGCTATTGAAACATTCGTCGAATACATGCTGTTTCCTTTTTCGGAACAAGAACTTGTTGAGGAAGATACAAGAAAACTTCTTACATCTAAATTTTCTCAGAAAAATATGACCGAGAAGGAAGAACAAAAAGTCGAACAATATATCATAGAAGAACGGGAGAAGAAAAATGTTATTATAGATACAAGTACAAACGAGGTTGTTAAGGTTGGTAGAAGCTGGGTTAAGAGTCGTAGAGGGAGAAAAAAGAATTATTTATACATATACAAAGACAATGATAAATTAAAAGTCAAATTGGTCGGACTACCCATTAAGAAAGCTGGGGCTACTCAATTAGGGATCAAGATTTACAAAGAGATTTTAGAACCTAAGATATTAAAAGAGAAGACAGCGAAGTTCTCAAAAGAATTTATCGATGGACACTTAGAATCTTACTTGAAAAAGAAAGAGATTTTAGACTTGCTTTCAAGAGAATTTAAGATAAAACCGTATGAATCATATCGTACTGCAAAATGCCTAAAAGAAGGAAAAGAACCAACGACTATTTATGCCCAAATAAGCGAGGGCTATTTTAATAAGGGCGCTGGTGTTATAAGCCTTATCAAAAACTATAAAATAGGCAAGGCAGGTAAGGGCGATAAGTATTGCAGTGTTCAAGAGGCTATTGATGCTAAATTAACATTAAAAGATCTTGACCTTGAAAAAGTAAATAACGAACTAGAGGTTTTTATAATACATGAGTAATCAATCTCAAAAAAACAAGGAATATTATAAAAAATATCCTTGGAAGAGAACATTGGTCGATATAAAAACCAGATGTAATAATAAAAATCATATTAGATATGATAGATATGGTGGGAGAGGAATTAAATGTAGAATTAGCGAATCTGAATTAAAAGAATTGTGGTTTAGAGATAAGGCTTGGTTGTTAAATCAAGCAAGTATTGACAGAGAAGATAATGATGGTGATTATGTCTTTGATAACTGTAGATATATGGAATTAAGCGAAAATAGCAGTATTGCTAATCAAGGAATAAAATTAAAACCAGTTATCCAATATGATTTAGATGGCAATTTTATAAGAGATTTTGTGAGTATTAGAGAAGCTGAAATAAAACTGAACAAGTATAAGAGTGCCATAGGCAAATGTTGTAGTGGGATATATAAAACAATGTATGGCTATAAATGGAAATATAAGCTTGACACAAACACTTAATTGTGGTATACTTAGAGCGAAAGGATTGAGAAATGACAGATAAAGAGATATTATATAAAGCAATATTAGAAACAGGGGCAAATAAAGAAACAGCAGAATGTATTTCTACTTATAAATCGAATCCATGTGATTATCGAGGAATTATTTTCTCCCATGATTTCGCAAAAGCTTTTTGGGGAGAAGAGGAAATTGAGATAGTATTAAATGATTTTGGTGACGATGTTCATTACAAATATCTTTATTGCGATGACGACATTGTTTATATTAGTTTAAAAATACCAGCTTGGGAATATCACATTCAACAAATGGTTGTTTTATCTGATAATGAAAAAATGAAATACTTGGAGAAATTCTTATGAAATATGATATTAGATTAGTTATAAAAGATTTATTGGATGTAAAAATGGGAGAAGTTGATATTGCAAAAAGCGAATTACGCAACCTTCAAGACGCATGTGATTGTGATATTGCTTATGAAGTTTACGATATGTTTGAAGGAGCCTGTTTATGAAAAAAGAATATAAATGTCTTGGCTGTGGTTATATAATTAATGAAGAAGGTGATTGTTATTGTAAAAGAGGGATGAAATCACTGTCAAAAGTTCTAATCAAAAACGTATTACCGAATTTTAAAACATCTATCGTATATAAATCTGTGAAAAAGGGGCAATCCTCTTTTAGAATCACACAACAACTTATACAAAGTATTTATAACAAAGCTGGGAAATTGAAAAACTTAGCAACTTTGGTTTTAACAATCCCTGCAAACAAAACACACAACTATGTGCTTCGCTGTCAAATAAAGAAGGAGAAAAAATGATTAAAATAATTGAAAGAATATTTACTGTGATTGGAGCCTTTGTTACAGCGTTTATTATAATGTCATTGTTATTTGGCAATATAACAATCACAACAGATAATGATCATGAAGTCTTTAACAGTTCACCTGTTAAATTTAGTAGCGTTGGTGCTATTTTAGAACATCAAAATAAACAGAATGTTATTGGCGTTCTTTTCCCAACAGCCGTTAAAAAACCTAAATATACTGCATCAAAAGAATTAGATAAGAAATTAAATAATCAAACAGTTTCGATTATGATGTTTGGTCGAGGAGTAGGAAGTTGTAGTGGAACAGTTATTGATGAAAAGGATGGCAATCATTATGTATTAACGGCAAAACACTGTATTAATCTGACAGAAGAAATGTATGTAGAACACACTAATGTTTTATATATTATAACCTCTGTTGATGATGATTTGGCTGTTTTAGTGACCGACGGTAAAATACCAAATAAAAAGGTAGCTGTTATTTCGGATTGGGAAGCATATATAGATGAAGATGTATATCATTATTCGTATCCTAGCGGAATTACATATAAAACATCTGGTAAAGTCACAAGATATACTAAAGACCATCAATATTTAGATTTTAAAGCTATTGGTGGATGTTCTGGTGGTGGCATATTTAACTCTGATGGTGAATTAGTTTCTGTTCTGTGGGGTGGGTTTGATCGGGTGAAACCAGAATCGCCATTAAAAACAATAGCTGAACCTTTAAAAGATGTAAGAATTTTCTTGTATCAAATTGGATTAAGAATCTAGGTGAAATTATGTATAACGAATTTATTATAATTGCAAAATTACTAATAGCTGGCATGGTCGGGTTTCTTATAGGAAGAGAACGTAAGAAAAACGATAAGCCAGGCGGATCTAGGACTTTTGCCCTTGTTTGTTTAGGTTCTGCACTAACCGCCTTAATATCATTGGAATTATTAAAAATGCCCCTGCCAGCAGGGGTCGTTATTAACTTTACAAGAATGATCAGTTATACAATTGTTTCTATGGGTTTTTTAGGCTCTGGAATTATTGTGCATAATAAAGGAAGTGTAGAAGGATTAACAACGGCTGGATCATTATTTGCAATCGTGCCGATAGGAATTTCCATTGGATTAGGTTATTATTTTTTAGGTATCACAGCGAGTGTTATAACATACATTGTTTTAGAAATCAAAAACTGGACAGGAGATCCTAATGAATAAAAAATTTTGGACACAAGATAAAGTCAGTGTGTTGAGAGATTTATGGGTTAATCCCTCATATTCTGTATCTGACATAGCAACAGAACTGAAAACGTCTTATGATGCTGTCAAACACGCGCTACGAAGGTATAATTTGACTCATTATAGAAAGGTTACAAAGGATAAAGCTTCTTCTAGTACAACTCAGAAAATGCTTGAAGGTATAGATCCAAAAGAATTTGAGAAATTAAAAAAGGAATGTTCATTAAATTGGAAGATTCCTAAAGGGAGAACGGGAATTGAGAAAAATAAATATAAGGGTTTCACTAAATATTTGGTTGTTGCCGATGTTCACATTCCTAAACATAATGAGCCGTGCATCAAAGCTGTTTTAAAACTAATGGACGATGAGAATTTTGATGCATTAATTAATTTAGGTGATTATATGGATATGGAACCTATAAGCCATTGGACTAAAAATAAAAGGAAAACACTTGAAGGGCGAAGATTGTATGAAGATTATGTTGTAGGAAATATATTATTGGATGAGTTTGATAAACGCTTACCAAAAAATGCACCAAAATATTATTTTTGGGGAAATCATGAAGATTGGTATAACCAATTTATTGAAGAACTTCCAGCCCTGGAAGGATTTGCCGATCCCACTAAAGAATTAAAACTAATTGAAAGAGGTTACAAGGTTTTCCCATACAATCACCAGGAGAAGTTTGGGAAATTAACGATCACACATGGTATTTATGCTTGCGCCGACTCAACTAAGAAACATTTGGATGAACTAAAAGTAAATGTTATGTTTGGTCATACCCATACTCAAGCCGAAAAATATGCTTCGTCCGAAGCAAGGCTATTAGCATTTGGTGGATATAATTTGGGTTGCCTTTGTGATATGGCTCCAGATTTTATGAGAGGAAGACCGCATAAATGGACTCATGGGTTTGCCATTCTTTATGTAGATAAGAAAACAGGCGACTTTTTTGTTGATCTTAAAAGAATTGTCAAAGGTCGTTTTATTCATAATAATAAAATTTATGATGGTAATAAATAATAGAAAGAGAATCATGGCTATTGTGTGGCGGAAATGTTTTTTATGTGATGGGGCTGGAAAACTTTCTATATTAAAAAGTAGACTCGATTTTATAGAAGATAAAGATGAAAACTGTCCTTTTTGTAAAGGAAGAGGGAATATTCCTATAAAGAAACCCGCTTTTAAACCTTGGGATAAAGATGATCAATGGAGCGAATAATGACCAGAAACGGCAAGGATAAGTTTTATAGAACATTGAAATTGGATAAGAAAACAAAACAGGTGATGAGGGATTTTAATAAATTAAAAAAAGATATGATTAACGATGATGAGGTTCAAGATGAACAAAGTGATTAAAGAGTTTCGGGAAAAGTTTGTGTTACATAACGGATTAACGAGAGAGGATTTCCTAACAAAAGAAGCAACAATAAGAATATTGAATCCTTCTTACAACAAGCCTTAATAGATGCCAGGATAGATGAAGTAAAACGGAAGATTTCTATATCAGAACTGTGTGATATTGCACCATATTTACAAGATCATTTAGATCATAGATTAATAATGCTTAGGAAAGAAAAGGAGAAACTATGAGAAAACCAAAACCCATACCGCTTGAGATACATAAAGGTTGCAAAGATTGTTCGGCACATTGTTTGCATAACGGAGTGTCTACTACAAAATCAACAAGCCAGCGATAATAAATACGGCTGTAACACATCTAAAGGGGAATAATGAAATTTTCAAAAGAATATTCTAAATTAGCTTATCCTATTTTTACAACCATCAGACATAATGGTGGTTATTATAAAGAAGGACAGAAGATTTGTGTTACAACACCCAAACAACAGTTTCATGCAGAGATTGTTGGTATAAGATATTTGACTCAAAAAGATATAACATCTACCATTGCTTTTCGAGATGCAGATTGTGGAAGCCAAGAATTGTTCGATTTAATGAATATGTTTTATAAAGGCAGAGCAAACGATTTAATTTTAATCACATTAATGAAAGTAACATAAGATGAAATTTAAAGAAGACGACATATTATATTATATCAATCCAGTTGTGTTTAATATAGAATTAGTAAAAATAGACATGGCTTATATAGAAGGGGAAGAACTTTATTATATAGACTCAACAAATGCATATTTAAGAGAGCCAGATTTGTTTGAAGACTTAAAAGATGCACAAAGAGAATCATTGAAGAGACTAGAGAAATATTGTTGTGAAATGAGATATCGAATCTTAAACGACAAACCTGAATTTCATGAGGGGATTTTAGAATGACAGATATCGAACGATTAATAAAAGATAGCAGTATATATTCAGTTTTTGTTAGTGTTCATCCTTTCTTCATGGAGGATTGGCTGTAAATAAGTTAATTGAAGCCATAGAGGACTATATAACAAAGGCTAGGATAGATGAATTGAATAACTCCAAGAAATTAGATAATTGGTTTATAGAGCAACGCATAGCAGAACTAGAAAAAGGATTAAGTAAATGAAAATTGTAAAAGTTAAAAGTAATAACATTGATATGGTCGGTTTTGAAGAAGATTATAGAATCAGTATGGGGAGTAGAGCTATAACCCGAATGAGGGTTATTTTTTCTCATGGAGGCGCATATGATTATTATCGCGTTCCAAAAGAAGTTTATGATGACTTTTTAAAAGCAGACAGCCAAGGGGTGTTTTTTCACAAAAATATTAAAAAGAATTATGCATATGAAAAGGCTACAGAATAAAGGAGAATAAGATGATTTGGATAACGAAACATATTTTTAAAACTCAGACACAGGTTCAGAACGTGTTGGGCGTGAGTCGAAAAATCACATATTATAATATATATTTTCTTTATGGATTTTGCCAATTTTTGTTTTGAAAACAACTGAAAAGAGATAATGTACATAAAATCATTACATCTAATTAACTTCCAGAAACACGCTGATTTACAAATTGATTTTTGTAAAGGTGTGAATATTCTTCATGGTTCTTCTGATGCTGGGAAGTCTTGTATACGAAGGGCTATGGAATGGATTGTTCAGAACGAGAGTATTGATGGTATTAGAAAAATTGGAACTAAACAAACATCGGTTACAATCGTTTTAGACAACGGAATAGAAATTGAGAAAGTGAGATCTACGAGTATTAACCGCTACATATTAAGAGAAGATGGAAAAGAGTCTGTTTTTAATGCGGTTGGAAAAACCATTCCCGATGAGATAAAAGAGAAGCTTACAATTTATCCAATCGAAGTTGGTGGAGAGAGTATTTATTTAAACTCGCAACCTCAAATAGCGTTGCCTTTCCTTTTCGATAAGTCACCTAGCTTTAGAATGAAGCTTTTCAACAAATTGACTGGAAACGATGTACTCGATAAGCTTTTTGGACAATTCAATACAGATATATTGCGGATCAAAAGAGGGCTAAGAGAGGAAGTTGAAAGATTTGAGGAAAGAGCAATTGATTTGAAAAAGAAACAAATCGAGAAAGAGAAGGCAGAAGCGGTCTATGGAAGATTGAAAAAGCGCATATTGAATGTGCAGTTTTTGTACAAAAAATATTCTAAGTTAGTGGAAATAAAGACTTTACAAGAAGAAACAGCGAGCAGTTTGGAAGAAACAAAACTTAAATTAAAGAATTTAAAAGTTCCAGAAGTACAATTAGTGCAAGGACTTAAAGTAAAAATAGAACATTTTGATCAGCTAAAATCGGTAAAAAACAGCTATGAGAAGGTTTCTCTTAGTTTAAAGAAGGTCAACGCTCAATTGAGCGATTTAAAGCCTGTGAGCCTTGATATTGAGAAGCTGGGGGGCAAAATAGAACGTCTTGACGCTCTCAATACATACAGTGGGAAATATCAAGAGAAAAGAGACACACAGCTTAAAATTGAACAAAAAGTTCACCATGTTTGTTTAGATTTGGCTGATAAAATCCAAGAGTATAAGGATCTTTTAAAAGAGGCTAAAATTTTGTGTCCTAATTGCAAACACGACATAACAGAGGATTGTTTAAGGAGATAAATTATGAAACCGAAAAAACCATTATGTAGGATTGCATATTCAGAAGGGGCTATTCCAAAAACACATCATTGGTATTTTAGATTTTCAAATGATTGGCAAATAATGGGATTTATTAATCAATAATCATCGAAACTCTGCTGGTGGTTTTAAATGGAAGATATTATGAAATTTATTTATTTACAAGACGCGCAAATTATTGGAAGAAATTCCGTCAATTATATAGGTAATTATTTTCAAGATTGCCTGTTAATGCTAGATGAAATTTTATCTATTGCGAAAGAAAATAAAGCCGAAGCAATTTTAGACGGCGGGGATTTCTTTGATGCACCCGAACCATCTTACCGAATTTTAGATGAGATAGCTGACCGCTTTGAAAAAGGAAAAATCCCTATGTATTCTTTATTTGGCAATCATTGTACAAGATACCATTCAGTCGATTATTCTAAATACACAGGGTTGGCTCACCTTATTAAGAGAAGTGAATATTTTAGATATTTGGATCATCCGTATTTAAAAAACGGGAAACAACGCGGGTTTTCAATCAAAGGAATAGAATATTCTCATGATGTTGAAGAAAAAATCCAAGAAGACGGGATAATGTTCGATGAAAAATTTGATGATTGTTGGAAAATTGCGATAGTTCATGCATTTATTTGCCCTAAGAAATTTCCTTACGCTTCGCATGTTGTTTGTGACGATATAAAAACAAATGCTCATTTGGTGCTTTGCGCGCATTATCATGCCCAATGGGAAAAAACAATTGGGAATACTCGCTTCTTGGACATCGGTTGTTTAGGAAGAACCAGTATTACAGAACACAAAGTGGAGCCTTCAATCGTTTTATTAGATACAGAGAAGAGAAGCGTTGAAGTAATTAAATTAAAATCTGCAAGACCTGGAAAAGAAGTGTTTGACCTCACAAAAGTGGATGAGAAAAAAGTATTTGACCAAGGCATAGATAAATTTATTAAAAGCATCGAATCAGCAGACTTTCAAGCAACAAATATTGAAGATAACATCAAATTTATTGGAAAAGAGAAGAAGGTTGAGAAAAAAGTGATTGACTTAATAATTGATAAAATAAAGGAATTAGAATAATGGATAAACCAAAGAGGAAAGATATACCATACCCAGGAGCAACAGAGATAACAAAACTTCATCAAAATGATTGTTATTCTGCTAGTAACAAAACTCATGATGAATATAAAGAATATTTTAAATATTTATTATCTAAAATACCATCTGACGACGCTATTAACGATTCAGCAATAACTGGATTTGCCACATCATACTATCAAGGAAAATTTGATACATTAATGGATTTAATATGCGAGGTAAAACATGAAGGTTAAAGAAATTTCTAAAGGATTATTTTTATACACTTTTCCTAATCAATATGATTTGGCAAGTTCTTTCATTAGACTACAGGAATTTTATGAAAGTCCATATAAAGACATTAAAGGAAAATATTTTACTTTAGAAAAATATATGGATAGGTATGCTAAAGATCAAAAAGATAATAAATTTACTTATTTTGAGGACTGGGATGGGTTTAATGTGCCAGGCAATGTTGTTCATCAATTTGAAATAAAATTTTTGAATAAATGTACGAATAAAGAAACGAAATTATTAGGAGATTTACCCGTTTCTACATTAGATATTTCTGATAATTTTTATATTATCGGTTGTGTAGAAGGCAAAGAAGAAGCTATGAAACATGAAATAGCACATGGTTTTTATTATTTAAATAAAGAATATAAAAAAGAGATGAACCACCTTTTAAAACAATTACCTAAGACAATGGCGGAGAAATTCGAAGCAAATTTAAAGAAGCGCGGGTATTGTAAACAAGTAATGAAAGATGAGATTCACGCATACTTAGCCACGGGGTTGAGAAAAGGAATGGTATCTCCCATTGATTATTTAATAAATTTAAGATTGATTGATCAATTTCAAATTACATTTGACAAATACTATGAGGAAATTAAATGAGAAAGAAGAAACTTGAGTTTGTAAAACTTGACGGTTGGTGGGGTGTCTATAATGGCGAGATAGAGCTTGGAGATATTATCTATGATGATGACTGGAAATGTTTAATTTTTGAACCGAAAGAAGATACGATATTTTGTAAAGATTGTTTAAAACAGATTTATAAATTTATGGAGGAGATAAAATGATAGATGTTTCTTATATTGAAATCAGTAGTTGGGCAGGGATTAGTATTGATGCTGAACATTGCTATGGCAAATTATATAATGAATCTATAAAATGCGAGTATGAATATGATCATGCTATTAGAATTAAAAGAAAATTATCTTTAAAGGAAATAAGATATTTAAATAAAAAAGATACTTTTGGTAATTATAAGCAAGGAGATTTTTCAGATAGATTTAATACAGAAGAAGATATTATAAAAGAAGCTAAAAAAATCTGGAAGAAGATATCTCCAAAGGCAGTGTTGTTAATTTTAGGAGATCATGGAACTGTTCAACCTCAGTTGGTTTTGGCTGGGGATGAAAAATTAAAAGAAAAAATCAATAAACTTTTTAAAGAAGCAGAAAGAATAGGTTGTTGGGATAATGAAAAAGAAATGGATAAAATTTGTGATGAATGGGAAAAATTAGTAAAATGGGGGTTATAATGAATAAGAAACCAAAGAAGAAGAAAGATGCACTATTTGTTAAAATATTAGATAAATTATTAAAATTGAAGTTGTTAAAACTTCTTGAATTATCAATCGGGTTTGTGAAAGGATTTTCTGTCAAGGTCGAATTCTTTCAAGAAAAGGAAAAAAATGAAAAATAAAAAGAAGTCGCCAAAGAAGGTAAGAAAAGCAAGGAATAAAGAATACAAAATAATCGTAAGGATTATCAGCGATGCATTGATTAGGATTTTTGCGAGGCGAACCGAGAGGAGTTTTCAACAAGAATTACATTTTATTTCAAAACAAATACAGGAATTTGTTGATACAAGTTATATTCCAAAAGCAATCCATACAAAAACGATAGTCGAGCAACGGTTTGGATATATAAATCTTTTAGAAGATGAATTAAAATATTTGAAAAAAGACGGTTCTGAACTCGATATACAAGAAGGGGTAAGAAGATCTTTAGAAATTTTAAAGAAGGAGTCAAGGAAATGAACAAGCCAAGAGTAAAATTAGAAAATTTCATAATCACGGATGAATATGGTTATTTCCATTTAGAAGGGGATGCAATAGACCATCCAAGACTAAAAACGCTTTATGTTTCAACGTCTAAATTATTAAATATAGATTTTGTGAAAATGGAAGCAGAAACACTAAATACAATTTATTTATTAGAGGAGTAGTCATGAGTGCATATACAGATGAGTTGAACATATTAGAAGAAGATTTTGCAAGCGGAAACATTGATATTCATGAATATAATAGTAGGCTTCGAGATATTGAATCGGAGGGAGAATAATTATGTCAGATTACAAAAAACAATTTGATGAGATTCAAGAAACAATAAATAATAAGAAATTAGAAAAGGCGAAACTCGAAGAACGCCAAGAAAATCTTTTAAAAGAACAAAAACAGATTCATGAAGATTTGAAAGAATTGGGTGTGACTTCTGATGAATTAGAAGATGTCATTTCTAAATTAGAGGAAGAGATAAAAGGAGAGTTAGAGAAATGCCAAAAGACATTAAGCTAAAAGCGTTAAAAACCATTGAAGGTTTAACAATGCTTTATCAAGATGGCAAAAGATCATTGAAAGACGCAGAACGCATTCTTGATGAAATTTACAGATATTCACATATTGCCAACGAACATTGTGAAAATCCTCACAAAAACTGGATGAAAGAACTTAATGATATGTATAAAGCTTTGAAAAAGAACTATATCTAATGAAAAATAAATTAAACAAAGAGCAAATAGCAATATTGGAACACACTTTAAGAAACCGTATTTATTGCGGTGATAGCGAAGACATGTCAAATTTATGCGATAAAGGTTTAATGAAATTTATGTTCAGGAAAAGTTATGTTCCTGACGGATATTATCAAATAACAAGAGAAGGTAAAAATGCAATCTGAAATTAAACAATTAGAAAGCCAATTTCAAGAATTTACTCAGAGAGTTGGGCGCTTACAGGGAGAGTTTTCTACTCTTAAAGACCAACAGGAAAAGAGCGAGATTCTTATTGAGAAACTAAAAGTGGATGAAGAAACTTATGTCAAAGCGGTAGAACTTCTTTCATTAGTACAAAAAGTTACGAGGGATAAAATAAAGGATTCATTCGAAAATATTGTGACTCATGCATTAAATTATATTTTTGAAAGTGATAAATATTCATTTCATCTAGTATTTAGTAGAAGGGGTAATCTACAGGAACTCAGCTTCGCGGTGCAAACCCCTGATAAAAATGAGCCTCTTGATCCTATGACCACTGATGCTGGCGGAGTATTAAATATTATTTCATTTGCCTTGAGGGTTGTTTTAATGGAAGTGGCAACTCCGAAAGTAAACGGGTTTATTCTAAGCGATGAAAGCTTTGCAAATCTTTCTGAAGACCATGTTGATAAAGCAAGACAATTTTTGAAAGAAATCAACACAAAACTTGGAAGACAAATTATCGCTATAAGCCATCAACCTAAGATGATGGACATGGCTGATAAACTAATAGAGGTAAAATAATGAATAAAAAATATCAAAAATATTTCGTTAAACTGACAAGCATTGAGAACTCTTATTACTCTGAGGTAGATGATTTGGAAAAAGAAATGAAGAAGGAGTTAGGGGAGACTATTGAGTTCTTTTGGGTTGATAACGAGGTTGTTGGGATAGGAAATAAAGACAGGTCAATGAAACTTATAAATAGGAAAGAATAATGGATACTACAAAACCAATTATAATTTGTGGTGCAGGTGCATCGATTCCTTTTTTGAATTCTTTATATTATAGAAATCATCATGGGCTTCCTATAAAATTAGAAACCATTATTAAAACCAATTATTCTATTGGATTAAACCACTTTTTTAAATATGGATCTGCAACCACTTTTTTATCATTTGTTGATTCCGAATTTTATGAAGATAATTATGAAAATTTGAAACATGTGCCTTTATTAATAGGGAAGACAAGTCCTGTATTAAAAAGACATCAACATGATATTACACATCCAAACACTATTTTGCTTAAAAAGTCTAGCGGATATAAAGGGAAGGATTCATTTTCAGAAGGGGTATATTCCAATCAGCTTGTAGGAATTTGGGCATTAACGGTGGCAATAGCATTAGGATTTAAAGAGATTTATTTATTGGGCTATGATTGTTGTGAAATTAACGGCAAAACACATTTTTATCAAGGAGTGATTGATTTAAACAAAAAGAGAGAATTATATGTGAACGGGAAGAAGGTTGGGGAGGAATTGATGCATAGAGGACTTGGGAAAAAGCAAACAAAGAAGGGCGAAAGATATTCAACATCAACATATAATAGAACAGAGAATTTAAACAACCAATGGTTCAAGCCGTTTAAAGATTTGAAAGATATTAAAATTTATAATGTATCATCAGAATCAAAGATAGACCTTTTTGAAAAAATCGATTACGACTCCTTTTATTTGAGAGTTTGGAATAATCATATCGACCAAAATGAGGCAAGAGAAGAAATTAGAAAGTTTATAACGGAGAAAACTAATGACTAAAAAAGAAATCATTCAAATAGCAAAAATTATGATGACAGCCGATGGTGGTTGTTGTGCGTCAGATTTATTAACTAAACTAGATAAACGATTCCCAGGATTTACAGAATCAATTCAAAAGATATGGGAACCAGAATTCGAAAGTGATTTTAGAGAATGAAAAGTTTAATAATAGCAATGCTATGTATCGCGATTGTAATTTTTTTGATCCCAGCGTATGTGTTTTACCTTCTTAGAAAAGGAGATAAAAATGATAAATAAAATCATGAAAGAGTTTGATGAGAAGTTTCCAAGAGTGAATGGGGATTGGGTATATCACCCACCGTTTGCTTGTGAAATCAAAGCCTTCCTCAAATCCTCACTAGAGAGGGTGGAGAAGGAATATAGGGTTATAATGTGGAGGCAAGGGGTAATAGAGGACAAGCAACATCAAAACGAGTTGTTGGGGGCTAGGATAGAAGAACATAGAATTGATTGCGATCATTGCAATACAGCACAAGAAATGATGAAAATATCTTCTTGTGATAGATTAACAAAATTGAATAAACAACTAGAAAACTTAGATAGTAAAAAGGCAGGTTAATAATGACTATATTATCTATATTTGGCTGGTTAGGCAATGTGGCTTTTCTCTTAGGAGCATTGCTTTTAGCCAAGAAATCAATATTAGGTTGGCATTGTCAGGTGGCTGGAAATGCTTGTTATGTTGTGTTCGCGATATTAATGGGTTTTGAAGGTATTAGTTTATTTGCATTATCAGTGCTATTAATTGTTATTAATTATTATGGATTAAAAAAGTGGTCTAATAAAAAAGACGAATGGATTTGGGTAGGCAAATTACCGAAGGAGAAACAATGAAAAAATTAAGAATATGGATAACAAGAACGTCTCGACCCGCGTATCCTTCTTTTTCTGAAACTTGTATACATGTACATAAACCAGAACAATATGAAATAGAATTTTGCGATGAAATAGTTAATGGTGAAGGTGGTATTGGATGGAGTGGAGAATACCCAAATCAACCTCTACCACTGCCCGAAGGAAAACATATGGGGTTAAAACCAGGCGAATGTAAAAGAGCCACATTAATAATAGAGGAATAAAATGAAAATTATAAAGGAGAAAAATAATGGATAAATTTCAAAGGCTAGATTGTGTAAAAGGGCTATTAATGAGCATGGATAATCAATTAAATGATATATACAAGAGGAACGGTGATTTATCAATTGAAAAAGAACTGAAAGGGGTTATTACAGATAAATATCATGAGGCTATCCTAAACTTTTTAAATTGCGAGGTGGAAAATGAGTAGAGATCATAGAACTTGGGAAACAATTTCTGCATATTTTAGGGAAATACCTATTCATCAAGAATTAATTGATGCCATCAGGCTACAATTAGATTGCAATAAACGAGTGCTTATAATGGTTTTAAAAGAGGACCCCCGACTTGAATTTGATTCGTCACGCATAGCGTATACTGCTAAAGAAAAACAAGAAGCTCTTTGCAATCTTTTTAGCAATGAATTAATTCAGGGCAAGGTTTTAATAGTTCATGTTCCAGACATTCAAAATTTTACAAGGATAAACTTATGAAAATGATATCATTAGATAAATGTCTAATTCTCAAAGATAAGGATAAATTAATCCAACAAACTAAAATTAGATATAAATTAATACAATCTATGGTTGGAACTGTATGTCCAGAAATGCTTTTATGCGAAATTATGAAAATAAATGGCAGAATTTCAGATATTAGGGAGAACAGAATATGAAAATAGCCGTTGTCGGAAGTAGAGATTTCTTTTTAATTTATGATTATAAAAGTGGAAAATATATTGTTGATAAAGACAAAGAAAGATTTGCTCATTATATTCTAATCGATGGATTTTCAGGTGGAGATATTTTAATAAGTGGTGGAGCAAAGGGTGTTGATATTTTTGCAGAAAAAACTATTGATGAATGGAATAAAATTGCATATAGTTATTCTACAACACCAAAACAATTTAAGAAAATCATTTTATTACCTGATTGGGATAGATATGGTAAAAGGGCAGGGTTTATTAGGAATCAATTAATTATTGATGAAGCAGATAAAGTAATAGCTTTTTGGAACGGAACGAGTGTAGGCACTAAGCATTCAATTTCGTTAGCAATAACTAAAAAAATTCCAATAGATATTTACATAAGGTAATTATGAATTTTCCAGGCGAAGAAGAAGCTAAAAAATTAGGCTATAGTTTATACTCACATAGCGGAGATAAAAGTAGTGCATCATATTCAAAGGAGAAACTTTGTTTAACAGTATATAAAAGTGGCGATGCGAGGTTATCATCATATTATAAATTGATAAGATTGGAAAGTGGTAAATTCAGTTTTCCACATGAAAATTTTCACATATTTGAAAATCAAATCATAGAACTTTTAAATGGGGTTGAATAATGATGAAAAGCATAGTTATAAATCCAAAGATTCTCGCATTTGATAATAAAGTCATAGAGATGTGCAAAAGTTGTAAGCGTTATGACTTCAAAGCGACTTGTCCACCACACACCGAATCTGTCGAATATTATGAAAAACTATTAAGACAATATAAGCACGGTGTTATTTGGTATGACACATTTGAATGTGCAGATTTAGCGGATTGGAAAATAGTTGGTAAAGAGAGCAGTTTAGCAATACATCACCATTTATTAAAGGAAAGAGAAATGTTATTTGCTGACGGACATTTTTTGATAGCCCTATTTGGTGCTGGCTCATGCAAATTGTGTCCAAAAGATTGCGCGTTTCCTTGTAGACAACCACAAAATGCTATCGTGCCATTGGAAGCCACAGGAGTGAACGTGGTTAAATTAATGAAACAATATAATGTCGATGTTACATTTCCAGTTAAAAACAATATTTACAGAATAGGATTGGTATTATATGATTAAAGAAACCACATTAATCACAGGCTCTACAAGTGGGATAGGCAAACAAATAGGAATGACTTGTCTTATGAAAGGGCATAAGGTCATTTTTACAGGCAGGGATAAAAAGAAATGCAAGAAATTATATAACGAAGTTTCTAAAGATTATTCTCAGTTTGAAATATTGCACAATATAGATCTATCTGTTGTTACAAATATAACCACACTATATGATTTCTTGATTCTAAATAATTTAGAAGTTGATAATCTTATTTTGAATGTCGGTGCTACATGTAGAAAACCTTTGGAAGAAATTTCTATGAAGGAGTGGAATGATGTTATGAATATGAATTTAACACATCCATTCTTTTTAATACAGAAACTTTTACCTCTTATTAAGAAAAGAATTATTTTTATAGGAAGTGTTACTGGACATGTAGCAAACTCGGTATCTATCCCTTACGGAGTGTCTAAAGGAAGTTTAGAAATTTTAACTAAATATTTGGCGCGAGATTTGGGAAAAAGGAAGATAACTGTCAATACCGTCGCACCAGGATTTATAGCAACAAAGTGGCATGTAGATAAAAGCAAAGAACAAATAGATAGAATTAAGAAACAGATCACGATGAGAAGGTTAGGCACAAAAGAGGAAGTCGCAAAAGCCTGTCAATTCATTATCGAAAACGATTATGTGAACGGTCAAACAATTTGTGTAGACGGAGGATTCCACCTTGAATAGAAAAATTATTTTCACAAGCGGATGTTTTGACCTATTTCATTTTGGTCATCTGAATATTCTTTTAGAAGCAAAAAAATTAGGCAGTGTTTTAGTCGTTGGTGTGTCTACAGATGAACTCATCGAATCATATAAGGGTATAAAACCTGTGGTTTGTCTTGAAGATAGAGCCGCGATTATCAAAGAACTTAGATGTGTAGATGTTGTTTATAAACAGATAAGTTTAGTAGATTTAAGACTTTTTAAAGATACCGACAACGCTTTATTTGCTTTAGGTAATGATTGGGAAAACAATTATGAGAATGATGATATTAATTGGTTAAGAGATAATAACAAAATGGTGTGGATTCCATACACAAAAAGACTTTCAACTTCGAAAATCAAAAAAGATATCATAGAAATGTCTGATAAAATCACTGAGAATCTAAATAAAAGAAACGAGAGGTAAGTATGGCTTTTTCGCATCGAAAACCAGAAACTATCTATAAACATCTCTTGGCTACGAAAGAATTGATTAAATTCTTCAAGACCAAGTGTGGTGTACACGCATATATGTGCTACGGAACGCTCCTGGGGGCGATAAGAGAGAACAATGTTATTGGGCATGATAATGACATTGATATCGCGTACATTTCTAAATATTCAACAATGCCTGAAATTAGACAAGAGCTATATTATATCGCGGCTGTATTGATCAAACATGGGCTGTTAGGGAAGATTTGGATAAACAGAAAGGGAATATTACATCCTACAGTAAAAGATTTAGATCTAAATTTCGCAGGGCAAATGCATGTAAGAACCCCCGATGACTTGCTTTATGTTGATGTATTTAGCTCATGGGTAATAAACAATGGATTCTATTTAGCCCCTCACTTATATGGGGAAATAGACAAGTCAGAAATTGTTCCTTTTACTTCAGAAAAAATAAGGGATATTGATATGGTTGCTCCTAAAAATTCCAAATTACTTTTAAAACATCTTTATGGAAAAGAGTGGATAACATCTAAGCCAAAAACAAAATCATTTAAAGTGAAAAAATGGATGCATAACTATAAATAGGATGGCGATAATGACAGCACAATTAAAACTTTTAATGAAACTCAAAACACTACTGACTGATAACAATATTGAATATTGGTTAGCATATGGTACTTTATTGGGGGCGATAAGAGAACAGAACTTCTTAGAACATGATACTCATGACATTGATATAGGTCTGAATCAGAAAGATTATTGGAAAGTTAGGAATCTTTTAGAATCTCAAGATGTTTTAAAAATCAAAAGACTTTGGAGGACAGAGATCGCATTATATGAAAATGATAAAGCACATATTGATTTATTCTTTTATACAGAAAAAAATAATATAATGTATTCATCCGCATACTTGGGCAATAAAGCACAAAGCGGTATCAATATCGAATCTGGAATGAAATTCGCAAAAGAGAATATCTATCCACTAAAAACAGTTAAATTTTTAAAACATAAGTTTACTATCCCTGGTAAACCAGAATCTCATCTTACAGAAAATTATGGTGATTGGAAAACACCAGACACAAAATGGAGTCATACAAAACTACAATCATTTGATGAAGACCATCGAACCATCGCTATTTTGATTCCAACTTTTTTAAGAGATGAACGGTTAATGAAATCGGTTGATTCTATTTTAAAAAGATGTGATCGTGATAATACATTTAGGAAATGGGTTAGGATTTATGTTGCCGATCAAGGTCACAAAGAATGGTCTGAAACAAAGACTGAATTTTATAAAAAACTGGAAAAAGGTGGTCATAAAGTATATAAGACTCCTTTTAACTCTGGACTTTCATATAATAGGAATTATTTGGTTGAGAAAAGTGTTGAGCCATATGTGATGATTGTTGACGACGATTTCGAATTTACAGCCAATACAGATCTTGGTGCTTTTCTTGAAATATTAAATCACAGAGAAAACAATGGGATTGTTGGTGGTAATATAGAGAACAGACCTCCCTATCATGCTGATTTGGTTTTTGAAGAAAAAGAGCGCGGACGTTATTTATTTAGAATTCAAAAATTAAATGAGGCGCAGAAGGTTCATGTATATAATACAACAAAAAAACATAAAGAACTCATATATTTTTATACAGATATTGTTTTAAATTTCTTTTTAGCAAAACGAGAGGTTTTGGAAGAAATACCATTGGATAACGATCTTAAATTAGTAGAACATACGGATCATTTTTTAAGAATTAAACAATCAAATAAATGGAAAGTGTGCCATTATCCAAATACCACATGTAAACATATCACATCTAGTGTTTCAAAAGAATACAAATCTTTTAGAAGCAATCCTGAATATACAAAGATGTTTTTAGATAAATGGGGATTGAAAGACGAAGCACATTTTATAAGAGTATATGAAAAAAATATCAATGATATTGCTTGTAAAGAACCTGACTATAAGAAAATCAAGGTTGTGCAAATAGCAAGGATTCCATGTGCCAATAGTGGATATGAACTGTCAAAACTCCTCAATGCATATTCGGGCAAATTTGAATCGCGTTATATTTTAGGACATGGATATAGCAAAAAAATAGGTTCAATACCATATCGTGCATTTCCACATGACTTATTTTGGGAAGATGAGGAAGCAGAATGTATTAAAGCAATTCAAGAAGCAGATATTGTACATATTCACCACGATTCTTGGAAAGAGATCGAACCCTATTTAAAAGGGAAGAGAGTGATAAGCACAGTATATAATCTGACGAATTCTTTGCAATATAAAGATAGTGAATTCAATAGGAATTATTTAGATAAGTTAAAATCATTTGGTACAGTGACTGTTGCTGATCAACCGTTGCAGAAGAAAATGTTTAACGATATCTCGACGACATATGTGCCTTTAGTCAAGATGTTATTCGGATTAAATTTTATAAAGAAAGCTGAATCTCCCATTACGATAGGGTTTTCACCTACGAATCATGAAAATGTTGGGATAGGAAGTAAGCGATATGACGATGTAATGAATATTATTAAAAAATTGAAATTGAGAAGTGATATTTGTTTTAATTTTAAATTGATTGAGGGCTTGCCTTATGAAGAAAATTTACAGGAAAAAGCACTTTGTGATATCTTGATTGATGATGTGGATGATAATTATGAAAAAGCTCATAACACAACTATAGAGGCGGCATTATTAAATGCTGTTCCATTAACAAACTATAGTGGACAATGGTTCCCAGCTTTAAAAACAGACATAAATTCATTAGAATCCACCCTTCTTGATTCTATACTGCATCCTGAAAATATTGATGATTGGAGAAAGAATATTTTAAAAACTTGGAGAATAGAAGTTTACACACCACAAAATTTATTACAAATTTATGAAACACTTTACAAAGAGGAGCTAGGCGAAAAGAACCCGATTTTTAAAGTGGTCGCAAATAAAGACCCAAATATTAATCCGCAAAATTCATCAATCAAGGAAGAATTCAGATTGTTAGATTCTTATTTCCAAAGAGAAAAGGTTGAATATTGTTTAATAAAAACAACTTGTTTAGATGCTGTGCGGTTTGGTGAATTAAAAATTAAACCAGACGAATTATATCTTGCTGTGAAAGATTTAAAAAAGGCATCTGAGATCATTAAACAATTAAATTTAAAATTGAAAGTTAATATTTGTGGGTCTTATCCTGCACAAACAAAACAGATAGGCTTTTTTGGAGTTGCTAGGAATATTCCATTCCCAAGCCTTCCTTATTTAAGTAATCTGTACGGATCTGGACAAAAGTGGAGGGTGTTTGGACTTGACACAGAAGATTAATTATGGTATACTTATAACAAAAGGTGAATAATGAGAGAATCATTAAAACAAGAATTGGCAAAAGTTTTAGCAAAGCATTATCCGTATTCTCATAAAGTTATTTATGAGCTATTAAGGAGATGGGATTCAATTGATTTAGTTATGAATGGAATGGATGATTCGTTGGAATACGGAATAGCTGTAGAACAAGCATGTTATTATCTAAGACCAAACAGGGGTGAAGATGAATAAAATAGCTATACTCATACCCACAATTCTAAAAGACGACATATTAATGGAAGTATTAAATTCCATCATTGATAATTGGAGTGATGATTTCGTTGTTTTGATAGGCGATCAAAACCATCTGGATGATTATAGTGTTGAAAAACACGTATTTTACGAAACAGCATGTGCCTATGCTCATACCAGAACTCTAAATGACGACCATATCAAAGTTGTGCAATTACCCTTTGATTGTGGATTGTCTTATGCAAGAAATAAATTAGTTGAAAAGGCACATGAATTAGGTGTTAATTATTGCCTGATCGGGGCTGACTCAATTAAGTTTACAGAATCCATGCAACAGGTGAGTTGTTTAACAAGGTTTTTAAGTTACAATCGCGGATTTGGAATTGATTTGTTGGGTTTTGAATTAAAAGACAGAATAGGTTGGGAAGCAAAATTAGATTTAAAAAATTCATTTATATTAGATTTTATTGATAAAACTGAACGACCCGATGAAGAATACGCAATGCTGGATAATATGAAGCCATCAGAAGACTGGATATGTGGTGATGGAACATCGCCGATGGTTGGAAGAGTTATAAATATTTTTCATTGTGATATTGTTCGCAATTTCTTTTTAGCATCAACTAAATCGCTTTTGGACGTTAGGTGGGATGATAATTTAAAAATGGCTGAACATGAAGATTTCTTTTGGAGATACAAACAAGAGGGGTATAAAGTCGGTTGGACAAATTATTGTGAAGGAGAATACGCACCTTGTATAGACAATAAATACAAACAGTTACGAAATAAGAATATGCGAATGGGGAAAGAGTACCTTAAACTAAAGTGGGAATTAAAAAGTTGGGTAAAATATATACATTTAGAACGCACAAAAATTAAGGGAAAATAATGATAAAAATAAGAAATATAAAAATGATAGATGTAAGCGATTGGGATCAATTAGTTTCTGATACTTATGGTAGACCTTACAATTTTCAACAGCAAGATGGGTGTAAAGATAGAGGCACGTTTGGAATGACTATTCCTTCAGATTGTTCTGAAGATATAGATATGCCTGATTCTATACCAGAAAAGATTAATGGTGATGGAATGGGTGTTAATTTTAAAGCATGGTTAAAACGTGACCCTAAAAAAGCAATAGGACATGAGAATGGTGCTTGTTCTATCAGTTTGTTTTGGGATAGAAATTTTTATCCTGATGTTCATGAAGTTGCTAACGACCTACATAAAAAAGGTTTAATAGATGCAGGAGATTATATTATAGATATAGATTGGTAAGATAACGGAAACATACACGAAAATCCTGAATTGATTGGGGTCTAAAATGGTCGAAATGTTCTTAAATATAGGTAGCTGGCTTGTCGAAAATTATCAAGGATTAGGCACTTTTTTGATCTGTTTGCTAATTACTGTCTCACTTCATGAATTAGCGCATTTATTGGTTGCTTTACGCTGTGGAATAGGGGTAAAAGCCTTCTCAATAGGCTTTGGCAAGCCGTATTTGCATAAAACCATCAAAGGTATCGATTATAGGCTAAGTCCTGTCCTATTGGGTGGATATTGCAATTTAAAGGGCATGAATACAAGGAAGGATAAAGATGATTTTTTAGCCCACAGGTACGCGCATAAATTTGCTGTTTTGGTGGCGGGCGTAACAGTTAATATTTTATTGGCTTTAGGGATATATATGGTTCATTACGGATCTGTTTCGTTAGGATTAAAAATAGATTGGATAATGTTAAAGGCGATGTTTACTCAAGATTACACTGTGGTAGAAGGTATTTTTAGATATATACCGATAAACATATTTTTATTGCAATTGTCTATACTGAATTTGTTCTGTGGTCTTTCGAATTTAATACCTATTGTTCCTCTTGATGGGGGATTGATTTGGTATTATATGATAGAGAAGAAATTGTCAAAAGGGTTTAAAAAGTTTATTCATGTGAGTGGATGGATTTTTGTTATGGGAATTCAAATATTTGTAATATACTGGATATATTTTAAATAAGGAGGAGAAATAATGTCAGATACTGAAAAATGGAGAGATAGTGCAGGTGTTGAATGGAATATTCATCACAGAGATTTATGTAAGGGAGAGTATTGTCCATTTCATGACCCATCAGACCATCCACTAAAAGATGCACCTATTAATATAAGAATAGATAAGGGCGGTTTGGTCGAGAGGATATGCAAGCATGGTGTTGGACATGATGATCCAGACAGTGTTGCATATTTTCATGGGAATGGAGAGAAATGGGCTGGGATTCATGGGTGTGACGGATGTTGTAGCCATAAGGAGGCGAAATGAATAAATTCACAGTTTTTTATGAAGACGGAACAAAGTTTGAAGGCGATCCTTTAGCACGCGATTGGAATAAAATAGATGAAACAAAAAGCATTGTCAAATTAGAATATTATTTCAATAATGTTGGTGTAATGATGGAAGGTTATAAACAATATAACCACGCTTTAGAACATGCATATACAGGGAAAAAGGGGCTACAAAGAATTTTGTTGATGGGAAGGACAAACGAAGAATCAGAACTTATTATTTTGGACTTGGCAAACAATAAGTGTTATAAAGATTATAAACCAGCTTATAGAGAGTATGGCGATCAAATTTTAAACGGCTGGCAAAAAGGAAAATTAGGCACACCAAAAGCGGCATTTAAAAAGATAAATTAAAGGATATTATGTTAGAAAATCTTTTCAGTTTTATTCAAGAAAATGAGTGGTTAATGGCTGGAATAGGAGTTGGTGGGTTCGGCTTACTTTCTTTTTGGATTAAAGATGTTCCTTTAAAACTTTTTGGGTTTTTAAAAAGACAACTCACGACAGATTTAATTATTGCAAATAGTGATGAAGTATTTTATGAACTATTAAAATTTATACAACAATATAATCGTAATAGGAAATTTAGAACATTTAAATTAAATAATGGGCGATGGGGTAGCAATGTTGACTTTGATTTAAGTTTGGGATATGGTACTCATCTAATTTGGTATAAAAGATCATTTTTATTTATAAATTATACTAAAGAAAAAGAGTCGTTATCTAGTAATCTTAAAGAAATAATTGTTTTGACAAAATTGGGTCGTTCAAGAAAATTATTTGATGACATGATTCAAGGAATAAAAGATACCAGAAAACAGAAAAAAGACACAATAGCTTTTCATAAGATGGGCGAAGATTGTTGGTGTTTTATTAGAGATTTGAAAAAAAGACCTTTTAAGACTCTTTTTATTGAAAAACAAAAGAAGGATTTAATTTTAAATTCATTAAATAAATTTACCAATAAAGAACAATGGTATATTAATTCTGGAATTCCTTATCAACTCGGAATTTTATTGTATGGTTCGCCAGGTACAGGGAAGACAAGCCTTATTAAATGTTTAGCCAGTCATTTAAACTATGCTATTTATTATTTATCACCTTCAAAATTAGGATCGATAGAGAAAGCATTCAGTACAATATCAGAAAAATCAATCATTGTTATCGAAGATATAGATACAAACAGTATTGTTTCTAAACGAACAAAGAAAGGGAAATCTAAAGAACAAACCGATATTTTTGAAGGATTTTCTCTATTAAATTTATCAGATATTTTAAATAGTTTAGATGGATTGGCAAATGTTCATGGAAGAATTTTAATAGGAACAACGAATCATATTAAAACATTAGATAAAGCTTTAATTCGACCAGGGAGATTTGATTTACTTTTAGAATTAAATTATGTTAATAAAGAAGTTTTAAAACAATTTTTTGATCATTATTATCCTAAAGATAAAATTAATTATAACACTTTAAAATTAAAAAACAACATATCAGTTGCAGAATTACAACAAATGGTTTTGCAAGAGTATACATATAAAAATATTTTGAAAAAGATAATTGTTTAAAAGGAGAATTATGGATAGATTAAAATGTGGATGTGGAAGGGGAGGGGATAATCATTTTATTGGTGATCCGAAATGTTATAGAACAGAATGTTCTCCGTTAGAAGAACCAATCAAACTGCCAGAATTTTTCATGGGAAAACCTATGTATTTAGTTGAGAGCAATATAATTACAGAATGCACACTAAAAGAGCAAAGAATGTATTCTCAACATGAAGACGGAAGATGGTCAATGTTAAAAATTCCCGATTCAACAAACAGCTTGGATGCCTAAAAATGTATAGTAAATCTTATATCAAAAAGTGTGACGCTCTCTGTATGTTCCCTCTTACCCAAGATGATTTAGTAGAAATGTGTAAAAATCTTCCCAAATATAGAAAAAAGACCTACCTTCAATTATTAAGTCATTTTAGGGTAGGTCTTGGTAAGATGTGTTGTGATTCCTATTTAGCCAAACAGTCACTGAATGACCTTTGGATCATGTTCTATATTCACGAAAAAAATGGAAGTGTTTGGAACGAAGGAAAGAATAAATGGATGTCTTAGGTGGCTCGGTAATAATGCGGGTTTTGAATATAACACACAATTTTATATTCTATTTCTTGCGGATCAACGGTGTTAAAATCCATTCTTATAAAAGCAATATATTCAACGCTACTATCGGTTATCTGAAATATTTCATTAGTAACCAGCCGATTACTCAAGCCCAAAACTTCATCGAATGGCAACTCTTTATTACCATCAGAAGGATCATCTACCATCGGTATAAACCCACTCTCTCCCGCGCGATATAAAATCTCACAATGAATATACGGTATAAACGTAGCATCTATATCATTGAATGTTAATTTAAATTCGGTGTAATTCCCATCAATAATTGTCTCGCTATCCTCAGTTGTTTCCAAGACATTTGGAATAAACCAATCTGTGCCAAAATTGGTCAATACTGCCATAGAAGTATTCACATTATTTAATTTATTTACACCGTCAATTATAAGATCATTGGTATTTTTTTGAGTAATAATAATATTGCTATTATCATCAACTATATTCCATAATTTTTCTAATTTATTTTTATCAGTATTAAACATTATAGTTTCTATCTTCTTTCCAAACCAATGTATTTTGTAAATACAAGTCGATTTTTATTTCTGCATCTACCAATTCAGGGGTATAAATCGGGGTATCAGCAAACGAATGTTCTTCCTGAGAAATGGTATATGTCGTAGCAGTTTTGCCATAAATATCATTATATTTAGGGAAGTGTCTTGAATTAATATCTATTACTTTTGCTTCGCTCTCCAATAAAAAATCTTGATTATAATTGACATAATAATCATCTGTGCCTTTTTTAAAAAATACTGGCAGTTCTGATTCGCTATGTTGTATATAATTATCGGTTTCAAATATAGTTCCATCAAACTCGGAATTTCTTGTATAAAAAATATTATTATAAGTCAGTGTATGACCGTCTGCGGTATTTGGCAAATTATTCGCGAATAATGCAAAAGAATTTAAAAAATTCCCATCGGCAGATCCTTCTATAACAGATAAAACCCCTTGTTTTAAACTATCATAATAAGCTCGATATCCAGTATGAGTAAAATCTTGACTATCAATTATGTCAACATCTGAAAAAACTGTGACTGTTTGATTATTGCCAAGGAATGTGTTTGTGGTTAAATTTCTATGACTTCCTATTATGCGAATATTATATTTGGATGTTGAAGCGAATGTAGCATTAATAAGAACGCCTTGCGTAACAGTCACTTGTTGTGTGCATGGCGGTATATTAACCCATCTCGACTCTGTTTTTCTAGCATTCATCGAAAATGTTGTTGGTGTCAACGCCAAAAACTGATCTGTATGTCTTTCTGAGCCTGTTCCTTCTTGAAACGCTAATGCTTGATGGATATCTTCATTATTAGTAGGATTGCAGGATGCTCCCTGATCAAAGTGAGCTGTTAGGTGTGTGACATTGCCTGTTATTTGAAATTGTTCTCCGCCTCTTGTATAAACAATATCGCCCTCAAAAATTTTTTTAGTATTTACTAAAGGTATTGAATTGGTGGTTAATTCTTCCAATGTAAACGCGCTTAATAAAGTGTTGATTCTAACAACACTTGCATTGATATCTTCAGGAGATCCTTGATATAGAATGCTTCCATCGCCACTAATAGATATAATATCATTGTCTTCACCAAATCGACTAGATTGATATTGTTTTCCTAAAACAAGACTATGACTAGGAATATTTTTAACTTGTGGCACAGTTTTAAGGAAGGGCAAGTAATGTTCTGGAATTTTTAAATTAAAATTTTGTTGATAAGAATATCGTTGAGGTAAGGCAGTGTTTTTATTTACAGAAGTAGTTAAAATATCACCATTTTCATTAGTGGTTTTAAAAGAGGCATCAACAGGGGATGAAACAGTGGCGATATTAAAATCGGAATCAGATAATTTAATAATAGCTTTGTTTGTTAATTGTTTAGATATATCAGTTGTAATAGCTATTTGCGACGAATTATCTTTTATTTTTAAATCGTTAGTATTTTGAGAAACATCTTCCCAAATTTTTCGAAATTTTTGTTTTAATGTAGAAAATTTAGACATTATTTTTTACCATACATTCTAGGGTTTATAATTTTTAGGGATAAATCCAAGGTTGATGCTAGGGGTGCTGTTATAAAACTCTCATCAACAACAGATGTTACGATTCTAGGATTAACAAATATTTCTATTTTTAATAAATAGTTATTATTTGATAGACTTGTATACCAATATTTAGCTCTGGAAATGGGTATAATATCGCCTACCTTTAAATTTGTTGTGTCCAACGTAACAACATCGGTATTGACATCGCCTATAGGAGTTACTAAAGAGAATACATTTATATGGTTTATTATCCACTCAGGTATATTATTTAACTGTACCGTGATAGTCTCTTGAAAAAACACATCTATTTCATGATTTTCTATTATTGGAATAGTTGTTATTTTTTTAGAAAAACTCACTGAACTGAAATCGACCTGAAGTGAGTCTAACGAATTCTCTATTTCATTAGAATTGGCTTGGTATTTTTCCCAAATTTTGCTAAATTTATTCTTAGAATTTATGAAAGATTCATAACCCATTATTCGACCTCTAATCGTGTTTTCATATCGGTTTTTACAGCAATCAGAGTTCTCGTTTCTTCTTCATTATATTCATCAGAATCTTCGTCTGGATATTGAGAGTTAATAATTTCCAACTCAGCTTCAGACTTCGTATTATCAGCATCAATAGACACCTTCCTATCGCTTAAAGAAATAGTGATTGATTTGACACTTACTGGAAACCCGTTGGTTTTATTATAAATACTATTTGTGGTTGTGTTGTCCACATTAATTCTCGTTAATAAGCCTATATCATAATACAAATAGGAATCAAGAGTCAAACCAAATACACAAGAAGTGTCGGGTAATATATCTCCATTAATATTTTTTAATAATTCATACTCTAAATCAGCAACATCTTTAGCATATTCGATAAAATTATATCCAGCATCTTTTATAGAGTAAAGACCATTTGTTTCATCCGTCAATTTTGGTTTGGTTATTTTTTCTCCATTGCGAACACTTACATTTTTAAATGGGGCTTCACCAACTTCGTATGTTCCCAAAGCAGTTTCGATATCATCAAATGTTCTCTGTCGCCAATGCCTCGCAAAATTTAGATCCCATAAATCTTCAGATACAGGAGATAAAGACGTTCCAATATATAAAAATCTAATAGAATTTATTTCGCCTAAATCCAAATTACCAAATTTAGTAACGGTAGGACTCCAAAAATAAGTCCAGTTTTGCATAGCATTAAATGTTCCGTCTTGTATGGCATCCGCGATACTTCCATTATTATCAAAAATATCCCAATTAGATACGCTCTGTTGGATCTTTGTTCCTAAATCAACCCTAATACCCTTGTATTTTTTTGGATCATCTTCATTAAGAGGATCAACAAATGGGTTTACAATTAAAGGATTCTGAATAAGAACATCATAAAGAGAAAGCCTTGATGTAAGCCCTGGCAAAGACATGGTAATGCCGTTCAATTTATTAAAAGCCTCTTCAGCAAAAGCAGTGACCGTAATAAATTCTGTTTCATTTTGATACTGACAATCTAAATCAGAAATTCTACCAGTACCAATATCATTATAAGGGAAGAGAGTCTTGCCTTTACAAGTGATTTTAACAGTGTTTTGATTTGTTATTACAGATCCAACTCCCTCTAAAGTGGTATCAAGTTGATCGTGTTTCCTTGTTAATTGAAATGTAGCGTTAGATTCTTCCCCAACACCAAGAGTAATTGTGACCGAACTTAAAACAACATCTGTGTCCTCTAATTCAACATCGTCAATAAAAATATGACAATCCTGTAAATCAATAGGGGTGACATCATCAACAGTAGTTATTGGTGATGCAGGTTGATAATCAAAACAATTAAAAGCACTACCCATTTTGAAAAAAGAATATGATAAAGCAGTAAAAGCTGAATCAATTTCAAAAGCAGATACGATATTAAAATCAGTCTCTAACTTAAAAGTTTGCGGAGCAAGACATGTGAAATCAGAATCAATTTCAAACGTAGTACGTTCATCAATTAAATATAGTTCTCCGACGGCATTATCAGTGCCAGCATATGTAATACCAAAAGCTTCATTATGTTCAATCGTTAAAATATCATCAGCATCGCTAACATCAATAATTGTTTGGTTCGCTAAATCGGCGACTTCTACTTTGATGACCTGTCCTGCATCACCAGCAATGTACATATAAGTACCATCTTTATTAAGAGCAACGTCCTTTGCAGAATTAACTCCACTTACAGTCTTAACTTGCCAAGACGGATTTATTGGATCAGTCGTATCAACCTTTACTATTTCAAGAGGAGAAGTATTGGTGACAAAAATTAAAGGATTAATAGAGAGTATTTTATAAGCAAAGTTCGCATCTTGATTTGTGTCTGTCACAATAATACTATCAGAAATTTGTATATTATCAGATTCCATTATCGCAGTATCTATAACAGTGATCGAATCAGATATTTGTAATGCTTCTGATTCTATGATCATCGTGTCTGTTACAAGAATTGAATCAGTAATTTGTAAATCATCAGATGATTCCTGGTCTGTTCCGCTAGAATATTCAGATATAGGGGGCGTGAAATTTACAGTCCATCTTGCAACGCCCTTAGACCATCTAAATTCATCTATCCAACCATTAAGATCATAAGCTCCGCCAAAAGACGAGGCTACAAATAAAGGAACTGTTCTATCTAAATAAGTACCTGATGCACCACTGCCTGATAATGCAACTCCATTAACATAGCAAGTTACTGTTCCTGAACTTTTAACTATAGCAATATGATAGAAAGTATCTACAACAGGACTCCAAGCAAATGAGAAATCGCCGCCAGAACCACCAAAATCTCTGAATCGTATTTTGTTTCCGCCTTCCCAAGCACAATATAGATAACTACTGCCAGGGGCAGTTTCTATTCCAAAGAACCCTTGACTTCCTGATAATGTATTAAATCTTACACGAAAATCATATGTAAAATCGCCAGCGCCAGGGTTGAAATCTGTGGAAGTAGGAATACTCAAATAATCACTAGAACCTTCGAATAAACCACTTGCGCCACCAAAAACAGACTGTGCAGTATCTATTTGAGCAGATCCTATAACAGAAGGGATATGTGCGGAAGCAGAATCATCCGTAAAAGTTGTTGATTCATCCGAACCATTACAATGTAACATTAATTTTGTAAAATTATCTATTCCAGACATGTATCACCCCTTAAACAGCCGATAATGTAAGTGTTATTCGGACTCTTACTCCATTGTCCACATCAACTTCATGTCCAGAAAATATCAATCTGTTAAACATTGTAGATCCCGAAACTGTCGCGCCAACAAATAAACCAGCTTCTACAATCGTATATGACTCACCAGATGAAAACGTGAATGTTTTATCATACAATCTGATTCCAGTTCCTTCATTGCTTGGAGCGTCTGTCTCTCTTGTGACTTCTACGCCAAGTTCTGTATCAGTTGCTTGAACCGCCGTATTATCAGTTCCGATAGCTACATAATCAATATTTGCCAAGCCGTTATCGATAACCTCTTCAAGACCTGTATTCACAACCAAATTGTGACATTTAGTTTCTTTAGTAACCTTGCCCGTCTTTTGATTGATTGTTTGAATGATTGCATTGACTCTTATTTTTAATTTGTTATTCATTTTAAAATTCTCCTTAATTATTAACTAATTTCTGTAACTGCAAAATCGTATATTCCGCCTGAAAGTCCAAAAACTCTTATGAGTTGAACTGGATTAGTATTTGTTACAATCCATATATCATCGTTATCATCGATAGCCATGCTTTTAGCATTAACAACGGATATTCCACTTTTTGTTAAATCAATCGTGTCTTGTAAAACACCTGATGTGTTGTATTTTAATAATTGAGCATTACTGCCACTTATATCGCCAGGCAATAAAAACCATAGTTCTGTATCATTTATCACAACAGCGACGGGAGATTCAACAATAGAATCACGACTAATCTCTGTAGTAATAGATAAAGGAGTTGTTGTAGAAATAATTTCACCTAGAAGTATTGAATCAGTATAAGACACATAAAGATTTGATGAGTCTATATCAAGTGCGTTTATTTCTGTGACTTCTCTTTCCAAAGAATAATATGTTTGGTCTGGTTTAAATTTGGCTTTCTTCTCTAAAAAACAAACACCAGAGGAATTTTGTGCAAAAGCTATCCATAAATAATCATTGAAGTTATCAGCTTTCTGCGCTGTTATTTGTTTCCTAGAATAAGTGAATCGATTAATTGTCGTCATTTAGTTCCTTCTGTATAAAATATAATTTTCTAGTATTTTCTATTTCATATATCATATTTAGAATCATAGGGTTTGATCCTCTATCAATAGGATCATCAACCCAATAATCCCAGAAACGAACTGTGAATTTTGCTATGTTCTTATCTGCCATGATTAGTTCTCCAACCATTTAACAACAAATACTGGATTAGCGGAAAAACCTGTTGTTTGACTTGCAGGAACAACAACACAGAGATTACAATAAAGCGTCGTCGCTTCTGTGAGAAAACCACTCTGATCATTAAGATAGAGGAAATTTCCATCACCGCTTCCAGCCATCCTAGTCGCTCCTGTGATCCAATTAACACCAGGCAAGCCAGCAGTGGTCGTAATACCCCTTATGAAGCTTGAGGATGGCGTTCCTCCACCTAACATGGTTCCTGTGGCAGTGTTCAAATTAGTGTCATCATATACCTCATAAACGGGTTCTGAGGCGGTTACACCATCAAAATCAAAGGCAACTACATACCTTTTATTTATGTTACCCATGTTCACAATATCTTTTAATTCATTCACATCGGTGTCCTGAAGCAAATAGGTGTCCATAACAATCTGTATGCCATCTAATCTAATCCCTGCCGAAATCAATTCAGCCTGTGTAGGAATATCTGCACCATCCGCAACTTCTGTGTTGCCATTAGTGAAAATGAACTGATCATTGCCTTCTGAAAATTCGACCCAATCAACTCCGCTTGAGTTAAGAGCCAAATCTTGAGTGTCTGCATTTACATATACATTTAGAGCCATCTTATTTCTCCTTTAAATTAATAGTCTTATGAAATCCACAATCACAAAAAATAGATATTTTTCCATTAAACTGATCATTATCTATTGCGCCCCAAATCTTACAACTAGGACATTTAAATTTTAATATTGGGGTTCCATCTCTAATAACTGATTTTATTTCATGATTATTCATTTTAAGCCCATGTTCCTACTCGCAATGTGATAAAACAATCTGCGAAAGTGACTAATTTCTTTCTCCTTGTTCCTGACGGAAATCTAATCGGGGTAAGTCGTTTTACCTTTAAATCTTTCGTTGTTGAATCAGTCAAGTCTATTTTTAATATATATTTTTTATTCTTTACAATTGTTGATGGTAAGACATTCTGAAGTGCAACAAGAGCTTCATAATCAGCCTCGATAAGAACAAATTGCAATGGTAGATCCCATGATTGGTCTGCTCCATCAGAAATGATTGATCCTTGACCTCTTAAAGATGTATGTTCAGCAAATGTGATTGGATCTTCAAAGGGTGAATCGCCCCAATCTACAACACTGTCGAATTCATAAACGGGAGTTGACCCGTCTGATTCATATAATCTAAAACGTGGAAATGTACCTGCCATGATTTATCTCCTTAAAATTTATCTATTCTTTCATCCGTTGCTTTTTTAAATGGTATACTATTTACTATTCTGTCAATGGTGCTTCTATCAGAAAGCAAACTTGTGAGTATATCTCTAGCTTCTTTTTCAGAACCAAATTTCAAATCTAAGTTTTTACCATCTATTGTTATATTAAAATCTATTTTTTGTGCTTCCGCTTTTTTAGCTGATACAATATCGGCTCCCCTAACAAATCCTGTTGACTCAAAAACGGCTAATAAGCTAGATAATGATTGTGTGTTGGCAATATTAGCATTTGTGTTTGCGTTCAATCCTGCTATAAGTAATGGTGTTTTTTCTAACCTGCGTATATCTAATTGGGCTTGTCTTTGAGATAACGATGTTGCCCTTGGGTCAACAGATACTCCACTAATTTTAGCTATATCTCGTTGAGCAGGAGTGATATCAAAACCTTTTCCTCTTAAAAATTTAAGATCTTGTTGTTCTTGAAAAATATTGGCAAATTCCTTTTTAAATATTTCTAAATTCTTTCCGCCTATTCTTTCAAACAAATCAAAGTCGAAATCGCCTGATAAAACCTCGCTTAATCGTCTGGCTGTTTGAACGCCTTCTTCTCTTCCGATTTTGGCTAATTTTTGTGTCCTAGAAGATAAAGTGGATTCGAGTTCTTTTTCCTGATTTATTGCACGTTGTAATTCCAAACGATCTTTATATTGATCATTCGCACTTTTTTCAATATTTAATTGGTTTCTGATAAGTCCTTCAGCCTTTAACAATTCTGACGTACTAGCCCCTCTTGCTTCTAAAATTTTTAACTCATGTTCTAACACAATCTTCGCAATCTTTGTGCGTTTTCCTTCAAGAATAGTCGCTTTTTCACCAGCATCAATTTGGTTTTGTTTTTCTTTGCTGATTTTTTCCTCTTCTGCCCGAATTTCTTTTAATACTTTTAAAGTATTATTAAAATTGACTTCATCAAATCCGATTTGTTTTGCTCCAAAGGTTTCTAATCTAGCAATAAGTAAATCTATTTCATCAAAATTTAAATCGCCCAATAGAGCTTTATCTATTTCTTTCGCAAAGTCGATAGCAACATCCGCAAGGGATATAGAAGCCTTATCTGATTCTTTTCTTAACCTGATAACGTCCTCTATAAGATTTAATGTTGTAAAAGTAGCTATTGTTCCTAAAACAATGGGGTTTGCCGCTACAAAAGCAAGCGTTTTTAATATTTGGGCGCGGAAGATTAATAATGACCCGACACCACCAGATATGATAGCATTTCTGGCGACTGTGCCAAACTGTTCCATTCCTTCACTCAATTTCAATTGCGTATTTATAATAGTTTGTAGTACGTCATCATAATCCTCACCGCCAACAATACCAGTAGCAAAAGCCCTACCCAATGTTACATTTAAATTTTTAACCTGTGCGTCCAATTGAAATGTCGTTTTGTTTATTTCTTCAAATTTATTATTAAAGTCAGAAACATCGCCTTTAACATTAAGAACTTCTTGTAAATTTTTTCTTAAAGCAATAAGTCCTTTAACAGCTAAACCAGAGCGCAAGCCGAATATTGACTTGGTAATCTTTTCAAATGCAGGGGAAACCTTACCTGCCGCATTTCTTGTTTTATTTAAGGCATCTAATGTTCTTAAAAACACATCAAATGTTCTGTCCATTTCAGGATTTACTTTAACTCCTAAACTTTCAGCTAATTTATCAGTATTTACTAACAAACGAACCAATGAAGTTGATAACAACCGCCCAGCTTTGCTTCCGCGAAGTCCTGCGGTGCTTAATCCAGCCATAAGTTTTACAGCTTCATCAGCAGAGAAACCAGCAACCTTTGCGGCTGGGGCAAATCTTTCTAATGATGCGGTCATTTCATTTAATTCGAAAGCATTTGTTTCCCACAATTCGGCTGTTAAAGCCATGACATCTGCTAACTGCTCACTTGCTGGTTTGGCTCCATTTGTTTCATCAATCAAAACTCTCATGGTTCTTGCAAAGGCATTAGCCGTTTCAGTAGCATCACCAAACAATAGAATAGATAATTTCGTCGCGTTCTGTGCGCCAGCCATTGATGTTTCAAAATCAAAACCAACTGTGGCGAATTTTTGAAAAGCATTCGTGATGTCTTCAACACTTCTTCCTGTTTCGATAGATAATTTAGTGACTTCCGTTTTTAATGTGGCAAAATTTTGTGCAATACTAGCAGTAGTTCCTTGAAGATTTCGTTTTGCTTTTTGCAATGCCGCATCAAAGGCAACAATACTTGATAAACCTTCTTTGATGGTTCGAAAAACAGAACCTATGCCTTGTCTTAAAACAAACCATAATGGAATAGTCAAAGCGGCTCTTTTGGCAAGAGTGGCAAGGTTTTGACCAAATGTTCGCATACCAGCCGCACCAGATTTAATAGTGGTGTTTAAAACTTTGAAATTTTTACCAAGCCCAGCAGTTCTCTGCGTGATTGTAGCTAATTGTCCATTAGCGGCGCGAACAACGGTTGTAAAAGTTCTTATTTCTTTGGTTGTTTTACCAGATTTTAATGTGATGGGTTTAACTGATTCTGAAATTTTTGTCAGTTCTTTTCTAACAATAATTGCTCCTTTGGTAAAATCTTTACCAAGGTTTTTTGCCATAATCGAATTGAGGCGCTGTAACTGTTTCACCTGACGTTTGACATCCTCAACATTTAATCTGTAATTGATAACTGCTGTTGCTCCTAATCCTTCAGCCATTATTTGTCACCTTCTTTATCTTTATTTTTATTACCAGTATAAATCGGAACATTTAACATTCCTGGTTTCTCTTTATGTTTTTTCTCTTCTGACTTCGATTTTCTTATCTGTTTTTCTATATGCTTTGACCGCCAATACATAAAAGCATCGAATCTATCATTGTTTTCAATAACTTCCTCATCCAAATTTGTCCACTCTAATTGAGCAAGTTCAGAATATATCATTGCATATACTCTCAACCAATATAAAAAGAGGTATTGGATTCCGCTAAATTTTGTTTGATTTTCGAATAAATAAATTCCAGAACAAGTTTTAGAAGAATTATAAATTTCTTGCCAGTAATTGCTTCTCGCAAGTTTTCTGATATGGGCTTCTAATAACATTTTATTCCTTAATCTTTAGCAATAAACTTTGAAGATTATTTAAGAAAAGTGTTGATAATCCACTACCATCTTTTTTACAATCATCATAAGTTTCCCACACAGAAGTGAAATCTTCTTTTCCTGTTTTGACTTCTGCACATGTAAAAGCTAAAAATCTATAAAATTCGATTTTTGCTTGTTCTTGAATACAAGGCTCAAGAACTTCTGCAAGCTCGACAAAAATTTCCATGAAACGCAGTTCGATTTCTTCCTTCTTTTTAATAAGTGCTTCAATCTTATCAGGAAACTCAGAAGGAACAACTGCCAATTCTAAATAAACATACTGCAACTCTTCTTTAATTCCATCTTTTTCGGCTTCAAGAGCTTTCACATCAAGACCGTTGTTCTCTTTCAAATCTCTTATTAGCTGGTTTCTTGAACGATTGCCCTTCTCTTGGGTTAAACGGAGCTTGACTTTGTTCTGTGCTTCTTCGGCAAGTGTCTGTTCGATTTGGTTAGGCATTCGGACGCGATAAATTTTATCCTTATAAGGGAACACAATTTTATTATCTTGAATCAATGATTCGTTTGCAGAACTCACATCCATCTCTTTCAAAACGGCTTTGAGTTGCGCTATTTTTTCGGGTGATAAAATATCCATGCTTTTACTCCTTACGATTATTCCTTGTTTCCAGGGCATTGTAAATATTGACTTGTAAAATGGGTGTGAATTTCGACAGTACGCATTTCTTTTAACTCTTCGATAACTTTTCTCAAATAGGAAATCTCAACTTCTAATGCCTTCATTCGTTCTTCCATAATAAGCCTTTCGGTAAATAAAAAGACCCCACCTATTTTGTTTCTTTAGTGGGGGTGTAGATTGGATATTTTTCGTATTCGCGACCTTCTGAATAAAAAACAACAGCATTCTTCAAATCCCTAAATTCCTCATAAATGAGTTCTTTGTTAAGAGATTTTAAAAGGTCTAAAGTCTGTTTTGTTTCAATAGAAAGATTAGGTTGATCCTGAAGAATTTCTATTTGTTTGCAAATTCTTCCTACAAGGGTTCGGCTCTGATCTTTACAGAGTTTATTTATAAATTCTTTCAATTTCTTATCCATACGTTCCTCACTTTTTATGTAAGAGAAGGGTAGGACGCTCATGTATCCCACTCCTTCTCAAAACATTTTATAGATAACCTTCGGGAAACCCAACAATTATCTACCATTCATATATCGGAAAATGGTGTTTTACCTCTGAGAAGGTGTCACCAAATTCCATTCTCCACATATCAAATATAAAATTCTCAGCCTTTATACCTATGTGGATTTAGACATAACTGACAATCAAGCCTTACGGCAATGATTTCAGAGTAGATTACAGATCGCCTTCAGTAGTGGTAATCAAAAGATTATCGCCTTCGGCGGTCACATCCATCGTACCAAATTCATTAGCATCAGTTGAAAAGCTTCCGTCTGTGTAAGACAGATTATCAACCTGATAACCAATCAAAAAGGTGTCTTTATCTGCATTGTCGTGGATTTTAACAGAGATTTTAACAGCATCGCTAAAAAGTTTGACACTTGAAATAACTTCTGTGTCGCCTAACTGAGCCATCCATGCCTTTTCTCCGTTATAATTTTTAACACGACCAGAAAATGCTACTGTAACTGGTGTGTCCGTAATTTCACGAAGAATTGTTTCGTCATCTCCAAGAACATTCTCATCAATACGATTAATCGTTACAGAAATTGATAATGAACTTAACCTGTCCATCTCTACTTCTGTAGATCCGTCGTCAATAAGAACCGTGATGTTTTCTGCCTTCAAATAACAAATCGAATCCGAATCAATACTTGTCGGATCTGCTGGCGTACCAAAAGACGCGGCACTATAATAAACATTATAAACATCATCAGCTAATGCGGCTAGGACATCAATCGTAAAAGTTCCATGTGTATATGTATAATCCGTTGTGATAGCCAAAGAGGTTGTTACACCAGCTCTTGTTCTATCAATACGAAGAATATATGACAATGCAACATTTGGGTCAACAACAGGTGCAGGATCAGAAACATCTATTTCATAAGAACCAGAAGTTCCAGATGGCGCAGTGTCTTCAAGATGGATAAGATATTTATTTCCACCTAAGAAAACTCGTCTATCGTCGCTTCCAACTTCTAAATCCCTTGTAATCCTACCCTTGGGGTCGTCGAAATTGATCGCTAAACTGTTTAATGCACATTTCGGCATCCACATGGACGCTAAAACATTACCAGCATTTGCATCTCTAATATAATAAACTACATCAACCAAAGAGGAACTGAAATCAAGCAGGTCAAAACCACCAGCAGGTTCGGCATCTAAATTTGCAAGCGTAAGATACGAATCAATTTCTCCTCTTTCTAACATCGGTAACGGAACCGTTACCACTGGTGTTTCTTTATCTGTACCACATGCCGCCGTTTTTCCAATAACATAAACTTTTTCTGAAGCAACACTTGGGTCTGCTCCAACATTTGTCAATCCATGAAAGTCGTCAGGACTTCCACCCTTGTTTGGGATGATCCAAGGACTAATTGCTCTCCCATGTAAAATTTCATCTGCCATGATTTATTTCTCCTCTTAATTACTAGATTTCGCTAAATCGTTTATTCTTTGTTTCTGCACTGCCAATCCTTTATCTATTTTAACCACCTTACTTGTTAATACATTTACATTCGTTTTAATATCACCAACATCTTTAGAAAGATGTTTTAAATCATTAAATTTAATAATTGCAAAGCCATATGTCGTCAAGGCAATCTGAGATATACCAACTACAAATAACCAAAATTTCCAATCTGAAAAAATTACCATATTAATCTCCTTATAAAGATATTGTGACAGAAATACTCAAATTCTGTCTGAACTTCTCATAAAAATTTAAGTCCTGTGTGTCGCGCGTTGGAGCGTTGGATAGAAAATCTATTGACGCTTTACCAAAAAGAACTTTGTCAGGAGTGTCAGGCGTTGACACGGATGGTGTATATGTATAGACTGGAAAGCCATCATTAATTGTGGTTTCTACCCAATCTGTTAAATCAGAACGCATTCCAAAATCTAGGGCGCGCACATCAATAATCATTAAATATGATTTTAATCGTTTATTACTTCCAATAAATCCGCGCTCAGAAGTTTTGCTATCAGCATAAACAGAGATGACGGGCATAGACCAATTATCTTTGTAAGCATTGCCTACACGAATATTAATAGGTTGCGCCACGCCTTTATAAAAAACAGTTGTTCCAGAAACTTCAGTGTTTAAAAATTCTTCTAAAGAAGTTTCTAAATTTCTTTCAATACTCCAAGGAATATTTGCCATGTTTATCCTCTCGCCAGTACCTTTGCAATGATACTGTTTACTTCATTAAGTGTTGCCTGAATATAATTAATAGCTTCGATTGGTTTAGTTGGATTCATTGGAAAACTGGGTGAACCTTTTACGAACCGCCCCTTGGTAGCTGGTGAAAAATGACCTCTAATTCTACTATTTTCATTTGTACCAGGCGGGATTGTTCTTCCAGACTGTGCAATTCCGAAATTCAACCAATACCATTGTTTTGCATTCGCGTTTAAGTAGTCTATGTCGCCAACACCCCAACCACCAGGAGTTTTAATTGTATAAAAAGATTTCGCTAATTTACCTGTGGAACCATCTCTTTTAATGCGCTCTTGGATCTTGGTTTGAATAACCAACTCAGTCTCTCTAGCCATCGCTTCCATCTGTCTTTCAGATATTGCGACAATAGCTGTTACCTGATTTTGTACAAATTTTGCGCCAAGACCTGTAATTGTTACTTTTCCGTTAGCCAATTTCGCCCACTTCTTTTCTGAATATAATTATTTTACTATACTTAGCAAATTGGGTAGGAAATATTAAAAATTTGTTCCCTACAGCATCATCTCTGGTGTAATAATTGACATCATTAATCGTAATTACTTCACTGTTTTCAATCAACGAAACATCATTATTACTGCATATAATTTGAATTGCGCCAGCCTTTACTAAGCCGATTTGATTATACATCAAAGAACCTGCTGTGACCGTTCTTGTAATAACATTGACAGCAAATGGGTTCTGATTTGTGTGGTCGTACCCCGTATTTCTGCTAGGATCGAAATTAGCACCTTTAGTCTTAGAACTTCGCAAAGTAACCATTGCTCTTACTGCTGTTCTACGAAAAATATCATCAAATATCTTTTGGTCAATATGTTCGAAACTCATTGTTTTTCTGTCCAATCTATGTTTATATTACCTAAATAACCTTTAAGCATTTGGGTCAGTCCAGATTATTTTTTCATCTTCAAAGTAAATTTCGCCTTGGTGAATTGTAAAAATCTTTGTCGGTGTATCTGCTGTTTCGCCTTCTATTTCAATATAACTTTTATTATCAAAACATGTTGTTAGGTTTTTTCCGACGTTAATAATAAATTGTCCATTTGCCGCGTCGGCGATTTCAATTTCATCATCAGAACCGCCACTATTTTCAGTAGCTAATTTAATAGAATTACAACCATCATAGATTTCACACCGAAGTTTCCAATCAACTATGGATGTGTCTAAATCCCCTTCTAAATTAAAAGAGTCGCCTTTTATAATATTGGTGATTGGTTTATATTTTCGCTTCATATTATTCCTCGCATTTTTTCAAATTTAATTTCAAATTATTTGTAAATTTTTGGCTTAATTTTAAATCATCTAATTTCAAACTTAATTTCTTCTGGTCTAAAAATGTATTTAATTTAATCGTTTCTAAATATTTTAAATTTAATTTAATAGTAGTATTTAATAGATTCATATGTAATGGAAGAACTCTTCGGATAATTCGATCCCCTCCCATGCAAATAATTCCTTTAGTAGCTAACGCAATTGATTGACCTGACATAAATTAAATCTCCGTTACCTTATAGTCTATTAATTCTTTGTTTGCATTGTAGACAGCAACTATAGCGTATTCAGTAATAGGGTTAATTTCATTATCTGTATCAGAAACACTAGAATAAATAGATATTTTTCCAGATGTTAAACATCCTTCGCCATCATACACTTGATTGGTGAATCTATAATTTTCTTGAGATAACCCTAAAATTCTCTTGCATAAATCATAGATATCACTATTGGAAATTGCTTCTACTAAAATTGTTTCAATATCATCAGTATATTGTGTTGGTGTTATATATAAAACTCTATATTGACCTGTTGCACTAAAAACATATGAGCTTTGATAGACACCATCGGCTATATGAGTAAGACTTCCAGAATCTAAAAGAGTATTATCAGAACTTCGAATGACCTTATAGCTCACAGATAAACTTGTGATAGGATCGCCATTAGAATCTAATACTAATGTTTCTAAATAAAAAGTTGTTCCTATATCTATTTTTGCCATAATCGGCTATGCCCTATTTATGTATTATCATTCACAATGATGTCAAGTTTACTTTTGTCATCATCAGATAATATATTGGTAAATATTAAATTTAAAATACCTACAGTTAATTCTTCAGGATCTTCATCCCATCGACTAAATTCTATAGTTTTATCAAACATATCAGAATTTATTATTGCCGATTCTATATTTTGTAAATTAGGATTTGAAATATTTGTATACAAATAATCCATTATGATACTCTTTCAGCCCAAATTCGGGCTTTTCTTATAGAAGCAGTATTCGCTCCATTATTTGATTGCCACTGTATAACAAATGTGGTATCTTCTGTGATTGTTAATTGTTCAAATCCACTTATTTGAATTTCTTCATCAACAACAACTGAATGAATGTGTTCCCAATTTTCAAATAAAGTATCATTGTTTGTGGTGTCTCTTAATCTTGCTCTTACATACATATCAGCAGTATTACCTCTAACTTCAAAAGACGCATGAATTCTCCAAACTTCAGAAGAAGCGCCTGGTACAATTGTTAAAGATATTTTATCCTGTAAAGAAGTCGATGTTGTAGTGGATGATGATTCACTGGAATCATATTCATTCCGAGGTAAATAATCTTTATTACCACTTCCCACAAAGGGCGATGTCGCATGTACAGCAGTATTTCTATTAATAACTGTATCTCCCGAAGCAATGTGGAAACCATCGTTATCGGTAAATCCATCTACTTCTAATTGATTGGCGAATAGTCTTATTACAGCACCACCAGCATCAGTATTGGTAGAAATACAATCAGCAGTTCCCGTTACAGATCCACCAGTTGCTTTAAGACTAAAAAAATTATTATGAAAAATTTTATCAGATGCTGTTCCTCTAATTCTAAAAATTCTCGCTAATCCAGAATAAGAATCATGTCCTAAAGTCATAAAAATAACATTACTTCTAAAAGTTGCAGATATATCTGCACTACTATTCTCATTAATAAATCTAACATTATCAACTTCATCATCATAATTAACATTTATACTATTATTATTAAATTCTATTGTTCCAGATCCATTAATATTTATTAAATTAATTGTGTTTGATGAGGCACTTGTGCCAGTATGATCTAATAAAATCCTGCTTGATATAAATAAAACAGTTCCTCCTTGTATATTAAGCATACATACTTGACTATCATTAGTAGTAGAATCTATAGCTAATCTTACAGCATCAAAGATTATCAATGCACAGTTAGGAATAGATATAACTGTTTCAAGACTACCTGCGGTAGAATAAGTCCACTGAATATCTATATTTCTTATTTCTGCAAGATTTAATGCATCGTCAGGAAAAACTATTGTTCCAGCAATAGAGGTATGAGTGCCACTGGTTCCTATAAGAGATACAAAAGATTTTAATATAATATTTTCTGTATAAGTACCTGGATATACTAAAATAACATATAATTTAGCAATAGAAGCATCGGTGATAGAATCTATTGCATCTTGAATAGTAGTATAATCACCGCCTTCTTTTGCTACAGTAACAGTTTGTGCAAAATCACAGCCTACCCATTTAAATTCATCAGGTGTACCTGAAGGATTTTCTTTGTAAACTGGTGTTTGACCTACTTGTGGAGTACCAGTTTCTCTTAATTCCTCTGGACTTACTGTGTGCTGAGTGATTTGATCGCCATCTATTGTCGTTCTTCTATCATCATCTGCCATGATTTAGCCTTTAAAAAGTATTAACAAGGGCAGTTATTTCTAACTGCCCCTGAAAATATTATTGTTAATTATTGATTATATAACTCACATAAATGTCACTATTAGTTCTCGGTGCTTTAGAGAAAACAATAGTTTCTGTTTGACCAGATGAAGGATTAAGTTCATAATCTAAACCTGCTCCTTGAGCTTGAAATATACCATTTAAATATACTTCTACTGTAGCCTCGACAGGTGTATTAGCTAAGTCATAATCTGTATTGCTAGAATTAATTAAGCCAGTTGGAATTTCATTAGTAACAACATCTGTTATTTCAACAAACTCAGTAGAAAGAGCAATCCATTCCATTCCATTAGAAGTAAATTTTAAATACTCTCCAATGGTCGGGCTATTAAAGATTGCAATTTTTCCTTCAGTGACAGCCTCATTAGCCAATTCAGCAGTATTAATTCCTAATGCTTTAACATTAAGACTTCCTCCACCAAATTCGATTGTGCTATCATCAACTTCAGAAGTTTGGATATAATCCTGTAACAATTTTCCATCAGCAATTGAACCAGCTAACATATCATTGGTTACACCTGATGCTTTAACTCTAACTATGTTTGTGTCAATTTCAATAGATGAATCATCGACATTAACATCGAGCTTATGTGTGAAATCATCAGAAACATTCTTGACTAAACCAGCACCCAGGACTGTATCATCAATTTGATCACCATATATAACTGTATTTCTATTTCCCATTTTTAAATCCTCCTTGTACTCTTTCTATTTCCTCTACTCTTTTACTCTACCTTTTCGCCTGTTAATAATTCATGAAGAACGATAATTGCTCCTTCAAGTTCGGATAATTTTTTAGCTTCATTTTGTAAAGATTGTTTGACTTTATTAACAAGTTCAAGTTTTTTTTGAATTTCTGCTCTTTTTTCACTCAACAGTTTTTCAATGATTTCTTTTTTAATATCTGTGTTTATAACTTTTTTCTTAGTTACTCTTTTCTTCGCTATAGTTTTTTTTGGTCTTGAAGAAGCCATTTTATTTCTCCTTTTTAAATTATTAATTGTCTTTAATATAACTAACCAAAAGTTCACTGTTATTTCTAGGAGCTTTGATAAACAAGATGGTTTTGCCACTTATCGTATAATCCAGACCAGCACCAGGAGATTGTATTAAACCGCCCAAATATACCTCAACAGTTCCAATAACAGGCGTATTTAATAACTCAAAATCTTTATTTGACGAATTAACAGAACCGTCAGGAATTTCATTGGTTATAATTTCATTTGATATTTTAATTTCATAACATCTACCAGCCATAATTACCTCTTTTAATTAATATATTTTGTAAAATCAATTGAGCCAAGATAACTTTGAAAATTATTAAATGCATCTTTTATCTGTTCTTGGTCTGATTTATCCCTTTTAGCATCAATAGCCAAATCTGGAATAGAAATTTTAATGTTCTGTGGATCAATCAAAATTGACGCAATAATAGCAATAAAGTATAACTCGTCTGTTGATGGATCATAGTCATTTTCAGCAACAATTTCATCGTCATCATTAAGTAAAAATGTTTTCTTGTATTTATACTGCACAAAATACACGAAAGAACTTGCTAAATAACCTTCGATTTCGTTATCAGAATATTTCTTATAATAAGAATATGTGACAACAATACTATCGTTAGCTGTTAAAGAGGCTGTGATGGTGATTTGATTATTATCCGAATTATAAGTATAATCCGTGTTTAATACAAGTTCTGCACCGTTGTGAAAAACCACTATTGTTGCAGACGATAAATACGGGTCAGGCAATGTAAAGACGTTAGATGTTTTATAAGTGTAGGCAATACGACCATCAGTTCTTAAAGGATCTTGAATCAATCCCCTGATAATTGAGGTTACACTGGTTATTGTATTGACGATAGCCATAATTATTCCTCATCTTTGTTAAATTTTATTTTGTTATATTTGAATTTCATCTCTTCTTTTTTAAGAAGGGCTTCTCTATCTCTTATTGAGATGACTGAAAAACCGTTTTTCCTAAGAACATATGATGGTTTGTAACGCTTAATTCTTTCATCATATCGAACAAAATTTGTGTTTGACACTTTGACTTTCATGAATAAATCGGTCAAGTCCTGCCATTGAAGAAACGAAAATAAATCTAAGATGTCTCTCTTTGATTTTGCTAAAACTTTTATATATTTTCTTTCAAATTTATCTTTGAAACCGACTACCAAAAGAACAGCTTTTATTTCACCGTTTTCTTCTTTAATAAAGCATTTATTTCCTCGCTTTAAACAGTCATCGAATGCTAGTGATGCATTTTTGATATTGGTCAAATATAATCGTTTATTATTCTTTGTGATAAAAAAATCTGAATAAGGATCACGAAATTGACAGAAATGAATGAAATTAGATCTATCTTTTGGAGTAATTTGTCTTAGCATTTTTATTTCCTGTTAAATATTAATCGGAGAGAAGAGGAGAATCTTGTTCTCCCCTTCTCTTTACTAAACGAGGTTTATTCTCGCGTGAACTTAGCATACGTCTTGTCATTCAAAGACGTGCCACTAAACTCTTCAAAACCGACAAAACCCTTTGCTAACAACATGTCAGTTCCAACACCTACCGTGTTGCCAGTAGAAATAACAATACGTTCAGCCGCTTGATCCATGTATTCCGTATCGCTTTTCTGTACAACTTGACCCATCTGACGACGAGCGACAAGCAGGGAACGATTCTTTTTGGCATCAGATACAGCAACCAAAATGGCTACATCAGCCGCAAGCACAACCGTAGGTGTGCCATTAATCGTAACGCTTAACTCTTCAATTGGAATATGCTTCTGAACAACGTCAAAAATAGAAACCGAACTATTTTTATCAGCATCATAATTCAACAACTGAATGTCAGTCGTGATTTCTCCACCAGTAATAAGCACAAGATCTTTACCATATCTTGCGATAGAACGAGCCATATCAACAAGGTCAGGATAAACGAACTTATCTTCACCACTGCGAAGTGTATACACATTACTTTCGGAAACTGCTCCTGCAAGAGCCAAAGCTAATACAAGATAGATTTCCTTACGATCCATTGCTTCCTGAATCGCGTCAGCATTGAATGTAAGCACGTCGTGATCGCCTTTGACCCAATCATGCAAACAAACATATACTTGTTCAGAAACCAAGTCAGTCCAAGAAACCTCTGTACGAGTGTTCGGGCTAACTTTGGTTTGCGTTAAAACACAACCTGATGTAATCGTTCTAACGGCTTTTGTAATTGCGGCAGGAACATTATAAAACAAATGCTCTCCAACAGCAACGCGCTCGAAACGAGCAATTGCAGAAATAACTTCAGGAATAGGGAGTTCTAAATCATAGACCTCACCTATCGTCTTGGCGATAAAAATTTCTCTATCAGCCGCAGACATTGCTCCTGCTTTCTGCATTTCTTCTTTTAGTGCTGATTTTTGTTCAGCAGTTAATTTAACTTTCATTATTTACTTCCTCCTGTTTTTTTCCAATATTGTTATTTTGTATAAACTTTGATTGCTTCTCTTCCATCTTTATTTGCTTTTCGAATTGAAGCCATAACTTCCACTGATTTATTCTCATCAGTAGTTTCAGTCTTTACGCCAGCATTCATCGGTGTTGGTTTTTCAACAACGGTTGTTGCAACTACTTCTTCTGCTGGAACTTTAGCAACTAATTCGTCTTTTTCCGCTTTAACAACCGCTAACTCAACTTTCGTTTCATCCAGATAATCTTCATCTGAAAAGTCAGTGGCATATTTATTGTCTTTCAATTCTTCTTTGCGAGTGGCAATAACCTCGGCATCAGTTTTATCCTGAATAGCCTTTGCAACCTTGACATCATCAAGATAATCCTCATCAGTAAAATCAGCGGCAAATGTATTGTCTTTCAACTCTACTTTTGCTTTGCCAACCTTTTCCGCATTTTCCCTAACAGATTCAATTTCTGAATCTTTAGCGGACAATGTTGCTTCAAGTTCTTCAACTTTAGCAACTGCGGCAAGCTGAGAATTGTAGTCGATTCTTTTGACAATTTCAACTGTTTCTTTGATAGTGTCAACTCCGTCTTTTTCAACCAACGAATATGTACGGACTTCTACAACGTCTACCTGATAAGCTAACTGTGTAACTCTTGCTTCTTCGGCTTTAGTGCGAAGTTCGGCAACGATAGTTTCGTCAAGCAATTCTTCATCAGAAACATCTTTTGCTAAATCACCAAGCTCTGCTCTAAGGTTCTCGATTTCGGCTTTTTGTTCTTTTGTTAATTCCATTTTTGTGTTTCCTCCCTCTTTACTTGTTTTGTTTTCTAAATCTTTGTCTTTTATATCATTTTTATCTGAATCAATCTTCGATTCAGTCAAAGCGGGGGTTTCTGTTTTTTCATTGGTATTAGAAAGAACATTATCACATGTTTTTTCCAATTGTGAAGCAAAGACAAATTCTTTATTTGTTGATTCTTGCAATCTGTCTTTAATCGCGTTTGCAAATTCATATGTTTTTGCATTTGCATATGCAGGGGGGTTCTGGATCAATACTCCAACGCCTGTAAAACTGTAATCATGAAGTAAAAGTGTTCCGTCAGCTAATTTTTCCTGTCCTGCAATTTCAGCATCAAGTTCAAATGAAACTGCGAGGTCACCGTTAGCCATTGCTTCTAATGCCAATACATATTCATCTTTATAAATATTTTTAGCAAAAGAATAAATGATTTCTATTTCGTTTGAATCATTTACCCAAGCATCTAATATAACACCAACAATCCATCCATAACCCATGTGTTCAAGATTAGCTTGTGCGCCAATCATTTTTTTAATTTCAACATCAACAATTTTACTGTCAAGACGATGACCGTTTAAGTTCGCCTCATCAAGAGGGGCAAAAACGCTTTGGAATAAAGCAGTATGAGTGGAAGGCAAAACAATACCTAACTTTTCTGCAACGGCTTTGATGTGTTCTGTTTCTTTAGCTACAGTTACTGATTTTGAATAAATTTTTTGTTTCATTTTAATCTCCAATATCGAAGAGGTCTAATGCTTCGAATATGTTTGTAATGTCTTTTTTGCCTTTGATCAATTGCTTTTGTCTATAAGGAAATTTAACTTTTCCGTTTACTTTTTGTATGTTTCTAAAATGAAGGGATTTGGTTCCCTGAATTCTATACTGATGTTTTCCTAAAAATAAAGTCGATGCAGTTATCTCGATATTATCTTTTGTTAAAATTTTGACTCTTCCATTAACTTGTTGTGTCGCATTAAATGGGAAACATAACGCGCCATTTAATTCTATCGTTGAAACCTTCTTGTTTAAAAGTTGAGCTATAAATGTGATTGTTTCTGTGTTGTTGACAAGAACTGTTCCTATAAAATCAAGCCTATGAACTTTAGGAATTAATTTAGTACCAACGAATTGAAAATGTTGTAAAACATGTTGTCTTCTGCGTCTTCTTTTGGTTATTTGAACTTTGCCTGGAATAACTGGTGTGACCACTTCTGCTACACAAACAGAGTTATATTTAACAGTATTAAATTTGCACGAATTAAACATATAACTCCTTTAAGAAACAATATATCCTTGACTATGTGGAAACCCTGCAAGCGAATATTCTTCTGTAGGAACAACAATTGTATCAGATAAACCCACATTTGGCGATGCGGTAAAATAATTGCTCTTTTGAACTCTTGCCTCGTCTATGTTTCCATTAAAAAAAGCAACAGGTGAAGATTGTGGTCGTGTTCCGATAGCGAATAATCCCGCTATACTAAGTGTAGAACTATCATCAACAAAAGATACTTGTGTTCCGTCGATGTATATTCCATATAAACTACCCACTTTACACATAGCAATGTGATACCAAGTATCATTGGATAAAGGAGTAAGATCAGCAGTGACAATAATCTGTCCTGAATCATATACCACAATGCGAAGCCCCCTAGATCTGTGATGTTCAAAACGCCAATACATAGAAGCGGTTGTATTTGCTTGAGAAAATATAGGCTCTGATGTATTGCCTCCATCGCCAATCCTTCTAATATGTGCATCCAAAGTCCAATCATCAATGCTACTCGCGAATACATCCCAATCAGGCGAATCGGGCATAGATAAATAATCCCCCGCGCCGTCGAATAAACCGCTTGCTCCACCAAAAACTGACTGTGCCGTATCTATCTGAGCATTGCCCACGGCAGTTACGGTATGCGGAGTTCCTGTTGCTCTTGAATCAATAAATGTAATAGATTCATCAGCACCGTTCATATGTAAAAGCAATTTTGTGTCTACGTTATTACCAGCCATTTTAATTCCTCGTTATCGATAAAATAATTGAAACTCTTTGAATGTCAGTAATACTGTCAACATTAAATCTTAAAATATCTTCCGCAGTTATCGCAGTTGTCCAACCAGTTAATGTTGCATCTTGCGATTTTTTTGCTGTTGTAATCGTCGGTTTAGCACTTGCCGTAATTGAATCAGCAACCGTAGGATCGAAATTAGCATAAGTATCTTTCCAAATATCTATAACCACACTTCCTGTTTGGTCTGCTAATAAAGTGACTTTGGTAATCGTACATCCGAAAGGAACTAATAAATCACCTTTAACACCTGTCGAAATTTCACTTCCGCCACCATCAATAACAAAGGTAAGAACGGATTCTTTTAAATCAACGACATCGGATTCAACTGCATCTAAAGCCGACTGGACTGTAACACCACTATCATCGGTTCCTACTTGATCCGCGACAACGCTGTGAGGGTTGGCTGTATCAGCAATGTGACCTGTGACATCAGAAATGGCTACTCCGCTATCTTCAAGAATTCTTCCAGATGTTCCGCTATATTTTGGTATGTTATCATCAACAGAAATAAATGGACTTAATGCTACAACATTTCCGTCAATGTTTACTTGAATGATATTCCAAAATTCACCTACAGCCGCTTGGTCGCCCGATGCTGTACTATCAGCAACACAAATAGCCATATCACCAACTTCTACGTTTTCACCAGAGGCTCCACCGAGTTTTCCAGCCACACTAATTCTATAAGTATGACCTGCTTCTGCGGCGGGATAATCAGGATTTCCACCACAATCAATAACTCCTTTGTAAACCATTGCATCGTTGGCTTCTAAGAGAGCATTAATATATGCTTTTCCAGCTTTTTGAGAAGCAACCTTTGTATCTGAATCTGCGGCGAGTGCAGGGTCAGTATCTAAATAAGATAAAGGCATTTGCTGAACATCATCGACGTTTGTTAAACCCACCTGTGTTTTTGTTACTGAATGGGGGTTGCTTGTGTTGGTAGCATGAGTGCTTACTGTATCATCAGTGTATTTCTTTGTTGATGGTTCGTGATCCGCATCTGGCGTAAACGGTGTTGTGTTCTCTTTATATAAATATCTTGTGTCGCCCCTTGAATCATTGTGATATTGAGAATGGTCGTCGTCAGCCAAGCCTGTCAATGCTCCGTGATCTGTTACTCCTCCATCGCCACCACTCAAGCCAGCGCCTTGTCTTAGATCTACTGTGGATATATGAGTTAATGTTGTTGTTCCACCAGACCACTTCAAAGTCAATTTGCATATAGGAATACCAGTAGAGGACTCTAAACCAAACTCTCTAGGCATGTTAAGATTTCCATAACCAGAACTATCGTTTAAAGCACTTATTTCCGAATTATATGATCCACTAGGCAACATACACATTATTGGAGAATACGCGCCTGTTTTATTTCCAACTTCAAAGAAAAATAAATTGAAATATTTATTTCCTAATGAAACGCCCTCCGAATCAGAAATAATATCAGCAAGGTTGTTTATATCGTTGTAAGAATTTCCATTCCAGTTTATAACATGAATGATGTCAGTTCTGCTATCAGTTGCTAATACAGGATGGGTGTGTAACTGGTAAATAACACCCGAAGAACATTTAAAATAACTCTCTGACGCGCCGACATAATCAAAATATGATGTAGCTACCGAATCATCTGTTCCAGCAGGGTCTAATCCGCTAAAATAAGAGGCTCCCATTCGCCTTTGTCTTTCAGACATATGAGAAAGATGTCCTTGATTATCTCCGCCGATTAAATGGTCGTTCCAGTTCTGATTGATATAAACTCCATCTGCCGCTACATATGGTGCGCTTGGAACCAAGAAATATGCTACCTTAATGTGTTCTGTATCTGTAGGAAATCCAGAAATAGATTTAGTAAGTATTTTTGTTGATTGAGGGATATAAATATAATTTGATTGAGGATTAGTGTCTGTTCCCGCAGTAAGTTCGATTGTTATAGGAGAAGGAGTGGTATCTAAAATTGTATCTCCATCACTAAACTGCATCGTTAAATCTCCACCACCTGATTGCTCTAAATCAGCCAAAACAGTTGCGCCATCAGAGGAAGCCAAAGAGTTAAATGTTTCTTTAAATGATCCATTAACAAGTGACCTTGAAGTATATCTTTCGTCATGGTCAGAATTGCTCGCGCTTGGCATGTCAGTTAAATCAGTATGTGCAGTAGCAACCTGGGCTGGTGTTACAGAATGTGGGTTTGATGTGTTTACCGCATGTGCGTCTGCATCGTCAATTTTCGATTGGACTGTTTCGCCCGAATCAGTTGTTGCGATTTGGTCTGCATCAGGAGTGGATGGATTATCAAGTTGGTTTCTCAACTCAGCAACAGTGACATTGTTTACACCATCTGTAATATTGCCATTGACAAAAACAGAAGCAAACCAGCCTTTAAGCCATTTTTTTACAGATGTACCGATATTTCCTTCGTTATTTTCGCGTGGAACTATATTCCGAGTGCCCATTTTTATTCCTTTGGTATTAAATCGTTATTAATATCATATTCAAAAAACAAATCTTCTTCAATAGTAGTTTTTGGTTGTAAAGCATAGTTTGAATCTAATTCAAAGCTTCCGCCTTGAAGAATATAATCATCAATCGGTCTTAAATCTCCATCTATATCTTGTGCCATCAAACTTTCAAGTTGTCCTCCGCCAGCCTCTAAAGCATCTAAGGCTTCTTGAACTGTAACACCGCTATCATCAGTCGCTATCTGGTCAGCCTCAACGCCATGTGGATTATTTGTATCAGAAACATGGTTGACAGCATCAGTTGTGTCTAAATCTGGAACATTGCTTAACCCGACATTTGTTTTGCTAACATTATGAGGGTTGTTTTGATCAGCAATATGCGAATCTTGTGCCGCGCCATCAACTGATAGGTCACGACCATCAACTAGAATTCCTCCATCAGCATCTAAATCACTTTTTAAAGTTCCATTGTTGATTAAATCGGTGGCATCAATAAAGGTAAAAATCTGAAAATAAAGATCATCTGCCACATCGGGTATCCAAGCACCTGCACCAGTTTTTACTTGAGCTGATCCATTAGGATAAGGGTTTACAAACGGCTCATTTTCAAAATAATATTGTTCACTTCCTTCTTGTCTAAAAACAACAGCGTAAGTAGTTCCAGTCGTCACCGAAAATGGGGAAGAAAAATCTATCGTTAAATCTACCCATTCGCCTTGTTCTAACGATGATGCTAGAATTGTTTCTGTCGCCAAAACTCCCGCCGTAGGCAGACCAGCCGAAGTTCCTCTTAATTCTACAATAAGATCGTTTGCGCCACCACTTGCTCTAAATACCTTTACAATAATCCTTGATAAATTTCCAGAGTTAGCAGGTATGAAAGATTGAGCGATTTGAACGCCTGTATTAGTGTTATAGAACTTTGCATCTGTATCAAAAAGTAATTGGCTCTGGTCTAGTATGAGTCCTGCTGTTTGTAAAATCGTATCAGTATTTTGATCATGACTACTAGCTGGTATTGCTTGTTCAATTTCCTCAAATGTACCTGCTGTAATAAGCATTGCAACAATTGTGCCGTTAGCATGTAAACTGGCAACTGTGTCTTCTTGACCACGTACTATTGTAAATGTGTTTCCAGCCACAGCAGTTACTAAAATAATTTCTCTGCCGACATCATCAGTTGGGTCAGGATGTGTTTCACTATTCCAAACCGTCAGTAAAAAGTCACCTGTTGCTGGAAAACTGGAAGCATCTGTTACAATTAACTCTGTGTCTAAAAGGGTAAGACCACCCACTTGATTGATAGTTGATTGAGCATTATTGCTTTTTTTAAGAAATGGCATTTTATCCCTTTATAACGCGGTAGCCGTCAATTTCTAAAGTTGTTTTTAAACCCTTTTCAACATCAACTTTTGGCTTCCATTCAATAACGAATTCTGTGCTTCCCTTCTCGGATAATTCAGATGGTGCTTTTAAAACTTTTACATCGTTGGCATCAAACTCATACTTGATTTCTTCATAAGGGAAGACGCTTGAATTATAAATATAATATTTATATTTCTTGGTTTCCCCAGCTTTGAGTTTCCCTAATTCAATAGGGTCGCCAGCAGGGATTTGTAGTGTCTTGTCTAAATACAGCTTGAAATCTTTCATAGTTTATTCTTCCGATTTTAAGAGTTTATTGAGCAAGTCAAGTTTTTTCTCTCGTAACTCAAGGTTCAAAAGGGCATCAATTACATTGGAATCATCTAATTTTTTAAGTTGAGCCTTCGTAATTTTTTTATCTTTAACCAAAATACCATTTTTGTTTTTATTAGAAACCTTTTCTGTGATCGCCAATGCAGTTTCTATAGCATTTTCTGTTGATTTACTGTTGATCAATGCTGATTTATAAATTTCTTCAAAAAACTTGAATGTTGCGGAAGACATATAATCTTTGTGCGATTCGATACTAGCCTTTTTTACCCATTTTTCTTCATCAGGAGTTTTTTCATACTTCTCATCTACTTTTGACCAAGCAGATTGACATGCAAGTTCTTTATCCGCAGATAACTTAAATGCATCGTTGAATTCTTTTGTCCAAATAAGTCTTGCGCCGACAGGCAAAGCATCCTTTAATTCTTTCGGTAAAGAGTCAATATTCTCAAAAGGAGAGGTTTCCACTTCAGGTTCTTTTGTTGCTTTTATTTCATCTGACTTAGCCTTTTTCTTTTGTTCCAAAATACTTTTGTAATTTTCTAAAATAGCCTTGTTGAAATTATCGGCTTCGGGCGTTCCAGGTTTTTTCCCCTGGTCTTCCAAGTTGGTATTATCAACAATAGGATCTAAATATTGCTCAAGATTCTGTATAACAGGCGGCTTGCAAATCTTGTCTAAGCCCCTTTCCTTCTCTTTAATAATGCGCTGAACCTGTGTTTCAAAATCAAGACCTGTGGTTTCTTCTACGCCGCTTTGACGCGAAATGTCGCCTCTATCATACATTGAGCGAATCATTGCTCTCATTTCGTCTGTGAGGAACGCCTGAATAATACCAGGGATAATCTGAACGTCGGCATTAGCCAAAGTAGGATGTGTCGCTTCATTTCTCTGAAGCATATCAAGCATGACTTCGTGAAGTAAATCTGACCAATCTTTTACCGCATCAACTACTTCTTCAATCATTACTTTTGGATTCAACATTGCTTCCTGGCGCGTACCAAACCCCTGAAGTTCAATCATGCCCAAAGAAGACATTAAATCTCTATTAACAGATTTACTAATTCCGTCACTAAAAATCTTTGTTAAATCAGGAATTAAATAATCTAAATTTACATCATGTCTTAATGAAGCAATTAAATCACTTACGTTTCCTGTTTCCCGATAGTTATCATATGCATCGGTGAGTTGTTTCTTTAAATCATCAAAATCCTCTTTGGAAGGTTTAATCCCTTGTTTCATCAAATCATCACTGCCAGCCTGTAATTTTAAGATAAGAGGAATTAAACTTTCGATTACATCGGATTGTTTTTGAGTAATAGAACTTTTATATAATGCATTAAAAACTGTTCCTCTTTGAGTAAAATAAGGAACAACCTCATCTTTATGCAACGCCGTGAATGGTCTGCGAATATATATCGATTTGTTTAAGACAGACCTTAATTCTATGTCTTCATCTTTCTTTTTACTAACCTTTAAATAAAATTTGCGAACATCTAATGATTTACCTTCTTCTGTCCTGATTGCTCCGCCATTAAAAAACCACATCCGTTTTGGAACAATCCATTTGCCTGTGTTCCCGCCAAAATCCTCTTCGCCCCACTGAACATTCAAACCCAGCAAAGAACTGCGCCATCGTTCCCTAAAATTTTCTGTAGATAATGCTCTTAATCCGCTTTGAATAGCTATGTTAGTATTGCGGTTTAAAACTTTGGTTTGCCAAATATGTAAAACTTCATTCAGTGTTTCATTGCCTGTTTCTATCTTCATTGGAACCGTTGCCGCCTGAACCATGAAATTATAAATAGGCGATACCATTCCTGTTTTGTCATTGTCTAAAATAGTATCAACCTGAGTCACTTGATTAGAAAATCCACAAGCAACTTTTATATTAGATCGAAGTTTTCTCAATGAATTAAATATTTCTGAAAATGATGTGATTGGAAGTGACATTCTTTCTCCTTATTAAATTGAGCCTAAACAACCAGAGCTTGTGTCTGTGTTATTCATATTAATTAACTGTTGCCACTCATATTCGTGTCTTACGATGGCAAAAATCTGAAATGCTTGGTGATAATCGTCTGTGCTTGATGTATCGTATGTTTTTCTTATCTTTGATTGTAATACAAGAAAATCCGAAAACTCTTTGAAAAATTTATTATCTAAAGGAACTTTTATTTTTCCATTGTACAACAAATCTTCTAACTGTGTCATTGCAAAATCTATCGCGATCATATATTTGATAATCGGAGAACCATCACGGTTTCTTTTTATTAATCCAGGTGTGCCATCTTTTTTATCAGGATGTCTTTCGTATGCGACTGGAATATTTTTCCGCAAATCAATAGCAAAAATATGTTCAGGTTTTATAAAATCGTAATCATTCTTTAATCTTTCAGCAATACCGTAATCTGTCGTAGCATCAATACCAACAAAAGCTCCACCCAATTGTTTATAAATATAAGCAAAAACCTCTGCTTGTGCTTGACTTGATTTGATATTCAATGTGACGTTGTAAGTCAATTCATAATGAGTGCCGTTAAAGAATAAAATCGCTATTTCTGTTGGTCTTGCACCAGCACCAATATCAGCACACATATAAATTTGTTGGGCTGGCAATCTGTCAATAACTAAATACTTCTCAAAATTCTTGAATCTTTTTTCGTCAATATCAAATTGTTTTATTAGTTTCGATTTTACAAGACAAGCTTCTTTGATTTTTGGAATATCCCAAAACCCGAATGCACCTTCTTGTTTTTCGCCAATAACATTTAATTTGAAGGCAAGAGAAGATTCGCCTTTATATTTATCGGCTCTTTTCTTTTTTTGTGCTTCGCTCCAATCCTCGCGTACGTATTGAGGAAGACGACAAATAAATTTTTTATTCTGTTCATCGTTAAAGACATCGCCAAGGGGAGAATCAATACGAATATCAGGGATGCCACTAAATCTTTCTATTTCGCCAACCGAAGTTCCAGAGTCAATCCTTTTTTCTTCGCCCTTTGATGTAGCATATGAATATTCTTCATATCCAAGTATCTCGTAATGAAGACCCTGTACTTTTTGTCCTGGTTCGGGGTCACTGATTTTTTCATTTCGACCATACCAAGTATGACCTGTCCTGGCTTGTATCTCCATATTTTCGCCAGCTTTAATACCTTGAGACTTGCCTTTCTTCTGAAATAGTTTGAAGAAGGCATGGTCACGGAAAATGTTTAAAATAGGACTTGCTACTTTTTGTAAAAATCCTGAAGTTGCAGAAATCAAACAACTCTCTTTGCCTGGATTTAAAACAATATGTAACGGAAAATCTGCTTGAACAAAGTCATATGACTTTCCTATATCTCTTGCCCCTAAATTATAGCATTTACCAGCTAATATTTTTTTCTTTAAGTTTTGTTCTTTCCTTAAAGAAGTGTCATCACAAAGTAGCCAATTATAAGGTTGCCATGCGCGCTGGTAATTCCTTATCGTGAAAAGCTTGCAATCAGGTTCAATCCAAGTATGACATGCCTTCAGGTTCTCAGGGTACAAGCTCTCCTTCACGCACACTGGATCATGAAGACCGCAGATAAACGAAATTTGACTCTCTGTAATGTTCTCACGCATATTTTGAGCCTTTTCTTAAATTATCTTCAGACCACAGGGGCTGAAGATTTGTGTAGCGAAAACATTTTAGTTGTTCTTCGGGTTTGCTTAAATCAAATCTTGCACATGGTTTGATGTGGTCTACATGCCAATCGCCATAATTATCCCAAGACATGCCAGGTTGAAATTGTTCTTGAAGATGATACATGAGATAATCAACCTCACAACCAATAAGAAACATTGTTCTGAGAGATTTGATGTTGCCCTCAATCGCATGATGAATTCTAGTTCTTAAATTTGATTTGAGTTTAAAAGAAATATCAGTATCTCTTTTTAATTTTTGCCAATGTTTCTGATATTGCGAAATTGTTTCTCGATTATTCTTGTTATAATTCGATTGATAATCTAAAAGTTTTCCTTTATTTTTTAAATAATAATCTTTGGATTTTTTATTAATTATAGATTTATTTTTTAAATAATAATTTTGCCCACGAATTTTTATTTTTTCAGAATTATTTTTAGAAAACAATTGTTTCTGTTTAGAAATTTTTTCTTTGTTTATTTCTCTATACCGACTCTGTTTTTGTGACACATATTCTTTGTTATTTATATGATAGGTTTGTTGTTGCTTTTTGATTTTTTCTTTATTGTTATCTCTATATTCTCTCATACACTTTTTGCAAGCAGACCTATGACCGTCTTTGTGAGAACATTGTTTGTTGAATTCAGAAATCTCTTTTTCATCATTACATTTTGTACAAGTTTTATTTTGCATTATTTCGGTAACAATTCTGTTATTTCAAGCCAATTTTCTAATAAATAATCAACGTAGTCGTTGCACCATTTTTTGTCTTCGGCTTGAGGTCGATAAAATTTACCCTGACCGCTACACATTAAATAGCGTGTCGCCTGTTCTTTCGAAATCTTTTTGTTTTTGACATCTAGCATTAGTTCATAGTTGAAAAGAAAACGACCTGCAAACCAACCATGCTTGATCATCTTAAAATCTTTGACTCTTTTATAAAGCAGAAATGTTTCCCAATTTTGGTGGGAGCATTTTTCGCATTCAAAGCCCAAACCTATAGTGAACTCATCTTTGTGGTCATTCACATATTTATCTACTCTTTTATGTAAAAGTTGATAAGCACTTAAATCATCGACTTCATCTGCTTTCTTATCAATACCAAGTTTTATTTTTAGCGCACTTTTTTGATCCTGAATGTCAACAAGTGATTTGATAAGTTTATCGGTTGGGTATTTCTTTTCTTCTGCTAATTTATTAAATTGTTTCTGAATTCTTGATTCAAGCACTTCGTTAAAAATAAGAGATCTCAATGTATCAAGATCAGAATTGGACTCAATTTCATTATTGGTCAAATAGCTACGAAACTTTTCTATTGCCAGATCTTGTTCCGAAGCATCAGTGAAAAGAGAATTGGACTTAAAATCTCTAACCATCATATTTATCTTGGCTAAAGGAAAAAGATCTTCTTCAGACCTATCCTTGTTTTGAACCAAATGGCTGATTCTCTTTATTTCTTTGTTTAAATCTGCTTCAGTCCACATAAATGATCCTTATGGTTGCCCCTTGACATTGTTAAAAATATATGTTATACTTGTAATGACGCGGAATATACATATAATTTGATTATTAGTGTAAAAAAAAATATATAGAGATAAATCACTTTTTATTAGCTTTATCTCTAGGGATTCCATTTTAATTATTTAATTTAAAACACTAACTTCTTTAATTACAATAGTTTACGAATTATAAAAATACATAAAACAGAGTAAGCCCTATTTTAGCCTTACGGTTAAGTATAACATATTTTAGAGGTTGTGTCAAGTTTTTTAAGTCGTGTTATATCAATGACTTACGAGGGAGAAAAACCGATTCAAAATCGAAGTAGTTGGGAGAGTAAGAGTTACAATTCTTTATTTCGATTGAAAATAAATGAAATTAATTTCAAAATCAATTACAAATTAAAAATCTTATCATATACCGCTTGTAGTTCCTCAACTATCGCGTATACCTCATCTTGGCTCGTTTCATTGGCAAGATCGCTTACTCTGCCAGCAATGAGCATCAATTGAGCATTAATACTCGCTTTTTCTTCCTTAATCATAGTTGACTCCTTTTATTTTCTTTTAAGACCGTTTCAAATCGATCTAGCCACTCAGTCATAAATCGCTGATTCTGTTCTAATGCGCCCATAATATTATTTGAAGCCGATTGCATAAGACTTGCAGAACTAGCAATATTATTCCCTGCTCTTTGCACATCCTCAGATCCTTGTAAATAGACATATTCCATAATCACTCCTTTTATTTTCCCTAACTTGTATAGATATAAATAAGTGTATACAATTAGGGAATATTAGCTTTTCTCCTATTTCAAAAACAATAAATAATTGACCACAGTGATCAATACGCCGATAGCTTTCATTCTCATTGTTGTTTGGTTGATAGAGAGGATAAAGAACGATCCTGTCATAAGATAGTGAAATAAATTGTAGAAAGGTGGGGATAACATAGATTATTTACTCCAATCAAAAAGGATCGCTTCTCTATAGTCTTCTTCTGAAGGACAATTTACGCATTTGGAACAAGGAGGATTGCCCATATGACATGAGCAAGATTTATCTTCATATTCTTCATAATTATAAATAATTTCTTCAGCATCTTCTCTTGTCATTTTATTCCTCCAATAAAAAAGTTCTCATTTCATCTGGATATTTATCGTTAAAGTAATTAAATAGTTTACCATTAATTTTTGTTAAATTCTCTAACTGTTTATTTAAACTTAGGATATTTTCTTCTAATTGAATTATTCTTACATACTCATCCATTTTAGATCTCCTATTTTAACTCATTATTAAAACCCATGAAAATAGAGTAATAAGCCACATACTTAAAACAATTGGTATAATCCATTTATTTATTATCCACCAAATACGAGCCATATGGTAAAGAGGGTAACAAAGTGCTATTAAAATTAATAATTTAATCATTTAAAATACCTCCAAATATAACCACCTGCGGATTTTACTCTACCTTTTGCACATTTTGTGATATCAGCATTATCTACATTCAATGTTCGGCTTGCTTCTCTAATACTGTTCCATTTTTTAATAAGTTCCTTAGTTTTTGAATATTGTAGAATTTGTAAAGATAAAAATTTTGTGTTACGTTTAGAAACATTATCTTTCAATTCGATAAACTGACAATTAGAAAACTCATAATCGCCATCATCGTTCTTCCTATCAATGCTTGGTCTGTTTAGTAGCCAGGCTTTATCTCTAAACCACAACTCTTTGAGTTCATTTTCGGTTATCCTACATTCTATTCCTCTACCGCCATAATCTTTATAATTGATATATTTCGGGCTATTACACCGAGTTTTTATTGATCGAAATACTGTTTTCCAAGGATATTTCTTTTTATAATCTAAAATACATTGTTTACAAATACAATAATGTCCGTCTTTTCTATTTTTATCTTTATGAAATTCAGAAAACGATTTATCTTTTTTGCATTTAGAACAAACTTTAAGAATTGTAATGAGCATTTAGTATCTTTCTGTAACACAGCATGTTGGGAATATAGTTATCAAAATAATACTGGTCAGTTCCATTTAAAATAAAAGATAGTGCCGCCGTTACTCCTGCGGAACGGCTAATGCCGACCTCACAATGTACCACGATTAAATCAACAAAATCTTTATATACAGCTACAAAATCTAAAATATTCTCTGCGTCTTTTTCAGTAAAAAGATTAACAACCATCTGATCAGAACAGCTATAACAATTTCCATTATTTATGTCTTTAAATCTTTCTATTTTACCAGTGCCAGCGCACATCTTACAATCTTCTCTTTTACATCTTTTATCTGCATCATGAAATTCAAGAGATAGTATTGCATGTGGGGGATTTTGAGGTTGTACAATCTCTGAATTTGGATCTGTAATAGATATAGCAATGAACGGTTCATGGGGTATGAACTCTTCGAATTCTATCCTAGAAAAAACTTTAAATTTCATTTCTCTTCCTCCACTTTAAAGTCATATAAATGGGATTTGAACTATTCTCTAACAAATTTAACAACATTTTTATTATCAAAGGATGTCTGTTTTAAATTATCAACAGCAATCAAATATGCGTCATTTTTATTTAATGAAGTATCAGGCATTCTCTTAATATCGCAATTGTCTAAAATAATATCTATATCAATTTCGTCGTTCATTGCCCCACGACCAAGATCTAAATTACAATAGTCTCCTAATAACAAAACATAAAAATTTCCCTTGTCAGCTACTAATTGTGCCATATCAGCGATGTCACATAAAGAAAAATTACACACTCCTGACCGTAATCTAAATTGTTTCAAATTTTTAATTTTAGGAATTGTTTCAACAAGACGATTCCTGAAATCTAACATTTCCTGATTAGGAATATAATTTCTTCGTAACTTTTTTATCTTCTTTTTAAGAAATGAAATTGTCATCAACATTTTTATTGTGTCCATTATGCCTCTCTTTCAACATTAAAATCATGAATGGTATATCCCAAATTTACAATCCTCTTTCTCAACATGTAAATGCCTTCTAAGCATTTATAAATGCGGGGATAACCTCTTTTTCTATAAACCCAAACATCTTCATTTTTCTTAATAACAATTTTTTCAATATTAGTGAGTTCAACAAAGTGGGTTCTGTTAATTTTTAATTTATTCATTTTTGTATTCCCATTTAAATCCTTTTGCTGTCTTTTGATATCCTTTTAAAACACCTACAATATTAGCTGGTGATGTAAATAATTGTCTACCAGCTTCGCTAATACTTTCCCATTCTCTTATAAATTTTCCTTGTAGATTAAATTGTTTAATAACACGCATATCTTGATCTTTTTGGCTATTTATAGAATGTTCAATAAAATGACAGTTTTGCAATATATAATCGCCATCGTTGTCTTCTCTATCAATCGATGCTTTCTTCAAATTATATGCTTTATCTCTAAACCACAAATGTTTAATTTCATCAATTGTTAAAAGAAATTTTATATCTCTTCCGCCATATCTATGGTATTTTTCATTTTTTGGATTTGTACATCGTTGTTTTGCAGAAGTATAACTTGTCATCCAAGGATTTCTTTTAATATAATTTCTTTGCTGAAATGCAAGTTTTATCCTATTCTTATCATTATAAAATTTTCTGTCATCTTTACGATTCTTATGATACTGAGATTGACATAATTTACAATAAGGATGTCTGTTATCTTTTCTATTTTTGTCTTTAGAAAATTCAGATAATAATTTTTCACACCTGCATTTTGTACAAATTTTAGTTTTCATAATTTATTATAATGGGTTTATTCGCAATTTGGTAAAAATCATCTAAAATACTAGCATTAACATATATAGTGTTTTTATCTTGATAAACTCCATAACCAGGATGTATGTGTCCTGAAACATGTAATTTAGGTTTAATTTCTTTTATTCTATCCCGAAGGGCAGGACAGCCCTGGCTAATACCTCTAACCACATCATTAATACCAAAACAATTACAGTGGCTTATAACAATATCTGTATCAGAAGGGATAGTCGCCCATTTTTCTCTAAGTTCATCAATAAAAGCGTTATACGCCCAACCTTGACCGAAAGCGGGAGAATAAGGGCTTCCCCAAAATTTTATATTGTTCACTACAACACTATCGTTCATTAAATAGTGAATGTTAGAAGGTAACTGTTTATTTATTTCGTCAGAAGAAAAGTGTTGTAAATATTTATCATGATTACCACCTGTAAAAATAATATGATTATAGTCCAATTTTTTAAACCAATCAATAACAGTATCTAAATTATTTTGATCATAAATGTCGAAGTCACCAGCATGAATGAGTATATCCCCTTCTGGTAAAATGACCTTATTTTCCTGTCTATGAGTGTCTGAGATGATAACTAATTTCATACTAACTTATCCTCACGCGGATTGTCGTCATATACAATCTCAAATTTCTCAGGATGTGCTATGACATATTTATAAACAGACCATGTAGTAGACTCTAAATAAGTTTTTTTACCAAATAATTCTCTTGTCACATCATAGTACCATTTGCAAACTCTATTGATACATATTTCAGTTTTTGGAATATGAATATATCTTGCAAAAAACTTAATCCCTGTCAACCATGTGAGTGTTTTAGCAATACAACTCATGACTCCGTACCATTGTCCTATATTATCTTCTGCCTCCCAAACTAGGTAATCTTCTTTCAAATCAACAGAGGATTTTAATCTAAAAATAAATAACCTATTGTCCGTATTTAATAATTTTTCAGAAGAAACAGATTGTACTTTGCCTTGTTGTTCAATTATTGTATCTTTATCAATAAATAAGAGAGCATGATAATGAAGAGGTTCTTCCAATTTTCCAGTAGCCATTCTAAATAAATCAATCCATAAAGTAGGGCTTCGCATCAAATATTTAACTAACTTGGGCGCTCTCTTTTTGCTATCTACTATTGCGAAATCGCCTGGTTGAATATCAATTTTCATTTTGGTTTCCTTTCTAAAATCTCTTCTAATTCAAGCGGGGCATATCCGACTTGTTCAGGGCATATATTAAAATACCTTAAATCTGGAGAGCCACACCACATATGATGATGAATAAAATTGCTATGCATGTGACCGTGAATGTTCATTTCCCATCTTCCTTCGAATTGAACTGGATGTATCGGTATGTGAGAAAAAATAATATTATGTTTAGGCATTACCTTATAAGCGCGGATATCTTTAAAATAAGGCAAATAATCCTTTAATTTAAAAATATCATGATTTCCTCTTACCAAAATTCTTTTCTTTGTTATAATTCTATCTAAGATAGGCATCATACGTCTATTCATAACAACATCGCCCAATATATAAAGTTTATCCATATCCCTAACAACTTTATTAATATTATCAATAATCAAATTATCATGTTCTTCTATAGACGAAAATGGGCGACAAAGCTTGCCCTCGTTATCTTCAAAAGTAAGAATGTTATGATGACCAAAATGAGGGTCAGATATAAAATAGTTTTTATGCATTGTCTTTAAGGGGTTTAATAAATTTAAAATTTTTTATATATTTAACATCGTCAGAATTTAATTTAAACCATTCACCCATTCCTCTTTTATCATGAAAATGATGATGTAGTTTAACTTCATTTAATCTTACTGTTTTTCTGGTTCTAAATTTTTTCAAAAAGATTATTTTTAATTTATATGGATTGCTCGATTGTAATGTGTATATACGATCCTTTATATTAGAAGTAATTCCAATTTTATAATATTCTTTGCATTTTATAGCATATAACGATTGAACTCGTTCTCTCATTATCCTATCTCCTTCAAGATTTCTTCTCCATTTATTCTTTCAAAATAATCGGGGTCATGTCTTTTTAAATAAGTTACAATCTCTTTAATAGTCTCTTTTTGTTGTTTAGATCCTCTCTCTAAGAAGGCATTAACAGTCTCTTGCTTTTTTAAAGTTTCCTTCCAAAAGGCGTAACCGTGAGGTTCGCCAGAGTGTTTGTTTTTAGATCCTTTTTTGCGTCCTCTTTTTAGTGTCATAGATACCTCGCTACATTAACCATAGGCAACGGTGAACTATACGGTTCACCAATAATTTCGGCAATTCGTTTTTGTTGTTGTTTATACCAAATTTTATAAACTTTTCGTAAAAAATCTTTTAATTCTTTTAATGTTCCTTTTTTAGAAAAATAATAATTTTTTTCTAATCTATATCCAGATTCTGTTCGGTATAGCTCATAATCACATTTTTCATCCGCATATCCATATTTTAATCTTAAATATAATTGATTCATCTCTCATCTCCTGATCCGCCTAATACACCTCTGTTCTTTCTATCCTTTAATTTCTCTATATTATAATTAGCGATATCTTCTAAAGTTATTCCTAGATCCTTTGCAGTGTTAGCTATATACCAAAGAACATCTCCTAATTCTGCTTTCATGTTTCCCCTAAACTCTTTGGTTGTAAAGTTTTCTTTTTTATCTCTAATTTGTTTTTTAACTTTACCTGCAACTTCTCCAGCCTCATCACATATTCCAAGTGTATGTGCTAGAAAACCTACACTGCCATTAGGATAAATATTTAATTTTCTTGATTCTTTTTGATATTCATTAAAGTCCATTGTCTTCCTCCTGATCTCTTCCATATTTCCAATCTAAAATTTGAGAAAAGATTCCACTAAGCATAAATACGGTAAAAGCATCGATCCATCTAATTCCCGTAACTGCCTGAACAATAAATGACAAAAGAGTGTATATAATAATACCACCTAAATAAATTTTTCTACCCATTATTCCCTCACTTCCAACTGCTTCTTACAATCGCCGCACATAAGATTTAACAATTTATAAGTAGACAATTTAATACCACACTCGGGGCATTCATATTTAATATAAACAACTTTCTTCCCTGGTGTACCAAAGAAGGGCTTGCGATAATATTCAAAAGCAGATTCATCAATGCCATACGATTTTATTGTAGCAATCGTTTCTGGTTTTAATGTTGTAATTGCGTGACCGATTGTTTTTGCATGAGAAACCTCTAAGCCTCTCTTTTCTGCTTCTTCCTTATATTTTTTGTTATGATACACAAAATTGTTTGAAGTGTCTTTAATATCGTTAAGAGAGCAATAAAGATGGATCATTTCATGTAAAAGAGTTTCGACAATTTCTTCAGTTGGTCTGTTTAGACTTTCCGCAACAACAGTGATTTCGTATTTCGATTTCTTATCATCATTTTTATTATCCCACACTTTATGAACCGAACAAGTGCCAAGGATCTTTCTCTTGGTTGATTGGATAAGAATCACAGGTTCTTCAAGAGGTTTGTCAAAAAAGGTTTCCTCTAATTTGTGAAAAATACTATAAAGCTCTTTTAAGGTTTTAACTATCATTATTTATTCCTCGATTATAAAAAACATTAGAGCAAATTGCCCAAAACATGCTGGGATTAGAAGAAGAATGGGTTCATCAAAAATTTGCGAACATATAACTATAGAAAATAGAAATAAAGTTAAAATAATGGCAAATATTCTATTTTTCATTATGTTCCTATCCTTCCTGCCCCACTAACACACTGATCGCAAGCATGATAATAACCATTCCATTCACTTGAATCTGTTACTTTTTTACACATAGGACAAGTGAGGACTTCGATTTTTTCTTCATCAGTTTTGTTTTTTTCTTCAGTCATTATATTGCCTCCTATTTAGTTATAACTAAGTTACAATACATATTAAATAATATCCCTATCGGGTATGAAACTGTCACTTTTTGACCGTTTGTAGTAAAATTATACCCTAACGGTTACAATTTTTTTCCAAGCACTTCATCGATTAGCCCATAATCTTTTGCTTCCTGTGCTGACATAAAATAATCTCTTTCACAATCCTTTGCTACCTTGGCAAATTTTTGACCGCTACGATTTGCAATTATTTGAGTTAATTCTTTTTTCATTCTAGCTATTTCCTTCGCCTGAATCTGAATGTCTGTTTCTTGCCCTCCTGTACCGCCTGATGGCTGGTGAATCATAATGCGAGAATAAGGAAGTGCAAACCTTCCGCCTTTTGCGCCAGCAGTTAAAAGTAACGCGCCCATACTTGCACATTGACCAAGACAGTAAGTGTTGACAGGCGGTTTAATAAACTGCATGGTGTCGTAAATAGCCATCCCTGCGGTAATAACCCCTCCTGGTGAATTAATATACATACTGATTGGCTTATTGGCATCATCGCCCTGTAGAAAAAGTAATTGAGCAATAATAAGATTTGCAACATCATCATTAACCTGTGTGCCAAGAAAAATAATCCTGTCTTTTAAAAGTCTGGAATAAATATCATATGACCTCTCTCCGTTTTGTGTCTTCTCAATAACCATTGGAACTAAATAATTCTTTTCTTGCATTATTATTCCTTTCCTTTAGGTGATTCGTCGTTCTTTATTGTTTTCTTAAATAATTTACCTGATGCCTTGTGATAAATGACAATTCCTTCAGGATTCATAAAATTAGGTGCTATTTTACTGCCAGAAATTTTTAACAATTTTAATTGTATGTTTATCATATTTGTATCAAACATTCCTCTATATAAAATAGGAACGACTTCACAACATTTTGGTCTTACTTCGGGATCTTCCCATTTCTTAACATTAAACAAAGCAAATCTTTTTTCATCTAATCCGTACCCTCTTTGTATTCCTTTTCCGTAATATTCACCATAGTGCCTACCCTCACCCAATTTAAAAAGTTCTTCTGCATTCGCTTCTACCCATTTAGCAAAACCATAATTATCGCCCTTAGAAGAGGTATCTAACCATCTTTTTCTTGAACCAGCAAACATAAAGCATGATTCGTCGTCAACACGTCTTTCATATAAAATATGTTTTTTGAGTTCTTCCCAACCTTCACCACTGCTTGCCTCATCCCTTAACTCACTAAAAGGAACTATATAAATCTGAGCATTAGTGCCATCGATTTTTTCAGTGATAACCATTTCTCTGCTCAAACGCGGTATTTTATTAAATTTTTCAAATGGTAACATAATTATTCCTTTTGTCAAATTTCTTCATAATATAAATTTTTGTCATTAGTACCAAACCCAGGCATATTGCCACATAATTCAAATCTTATTATAAGAGGTTTTAATTCTTCAACTTCAGTAAATCCGCCTTTCCTAATAATACTATCAGGTGTTAAATCAACAAACTCTTCTACGCCAGATGATATAAGATCATTTGGCGATACATCAATAAATTGAACCATCTTTGGTATTATCACAGTCACCTTATTGCCATTCTTGTAAGTAAGTGTTGCACGGATCATTTTAAATAACCTTTTTTAAATACTCTTCACGAATCCAAGAGCAAGGCGATGACGCATTATTACCTTCTACCCAGCTCATTTCTACATAATAATATTGAGTGGGTTTATGATGCCTGGTTTCTTCAGATGTAATCAAACCTGTTAAACCCTTATAAAATCCTTCTATGACTTTTACCTTATTGCCGTATCTCATAATTTTATTCTCCTTTTTAAACGGCTTTCATTCCGATTCTGTTTTTGAGTTCTTCAAGCCTCTCTTTGGCTTTTCTACCATCATAATCATAAGAAGTATAATAAGCATTTAATTCCTCATAACGAGCAATATCATTTGCTCTCTTTACTTCATGTCTTAAATAAGCCTTCTTTGTTAATTTCATTTCTTCCATGATTATCCTTTCACAACAGCTAATGGGGTTAATTTGACCACTATTTCAACAAGATCTTTTTGTTCTTCCATTACAATTTTAACGTCCTTATAAGCTCCTGGCGCTTCATCTAATCCGCCTTTGCCCCTTAAAGCATGAAGAATTCCTTGATCGTTTAACATTTTTTGTTCATCTTCTAAACTTAATTCATTACGCGCTTTCTTACGGCTCATTTTTCTTCCTGCACCATGAGAACAGGAATTAAAAGAATCTCTATTTCCTTTTCCTTTCACAATATAAGATGATGTTCCTTGAGATCCTGGGATAATACCTAATTCCCCTTCTTTGGCTGATGTGGCTCCTTTTCTATGAATCCAAACATTCTTACCAAAATGATTTTCTAATTGTGCATAGTTATGGGCTATGTTAATTTCTTTATCAAAAATACAATCTATTCCAGCATTGAAAAACGCACGTATCACATTGTCTAACATATGAAGTCTATTAGCATGAGCGAACTCTATACAATAATTCATCTCTCTAATATAATTACTGGCTTCTTCAGTTCCGATAGGTAAAAAGGCTAATCCATCTTCTCCTTTATATTCAGGAATATCCGAATACCACAGTTTACATAAATCTTGTGCTACCTTATTATAATGTTTCGCAACTGTATAACCTAAATTTCTACTTCCTGAATGAATCATAATCCAAACAAACCCATCATCTCCTTTTTGGATTTCGATAAAATGATTTCCGCCTCCAAGAGTGCCGAGTTGTTTTAATGCAGAATTGTATTCTTTTTGTACAACAGAATTATATTTTTCATCCCAATAGTGTGTCTCACACCAATCTACCATATTATTATTATCAGGCATTAATAATTCGTCTTGATCTTTTTTGTGACGGTTACGACCCACAGGGATATTTCCTCTAATCCCACCTTGGTTTTCTTCAGAACCGCCTAAAATCTTTTTCAATTGTTCTGTGGTAACATCGGTTAAACTCGATTTAACAGCGCACATGCCACAGCCAATATCCACGCCGACGGCATTTGGGATAATAACGCCCTGTGTCGCGACAACCCCTCCTATTGGCATTCCATAACCTTGATGTGTGTCTGGCATAAGAGCTACATGACGATAAATAAAAGGCAAAGATGCTAAATTTCTCGCCTGATCTAATGCGCCCTCTTCTGGATGCATACACCAAGATAAAATAGGACTGTTTCTGATTGTGGTTTCATAAATTCTCATTTTAATTCCTCTTTTTAATAGGTAAATAAGATGTTATTCTTTTGCAATTGCTCCATGTCCAATTCACCGTTCCGCTTTCTGTGCCATTCACCCCATCATAAATTTTATCACCATCAATAACAACCCAATGCCAAGAAGATTTACCATAAGTTGATAGTTTGGCTATTGCTAATTTCGGTCTTTCTTTTAAGCGTTGTAACCTGTCAGGACAATCATAGCCAAAAAATCTTAAAGCCTTTGCTAATTCTTTTGTCTTTGTGCCATGATCATGACCGATCACATATGATACTTTTTCTAAAGATTCTCCTGTAATAACCGCGACAGCGATTTGTCCACAATTGCGTTTAGAACCTTGTTTTATCCATTTTCTTTTCATATGTAAAGTATACCATAATTAATGGTTTTTGTCAAATTAAATGGTTTTCGTATCTCGCCGAACCCAGCCTACAAACCATAAAAATCTACTGAGACGGTTAAATAATGAAGGAACGCGCTCCCCGATTATTGTTATTGGACGATGTTTCCCAAGACAAAGATACTCTAAGTGTGTTACCGATTATTCTTCTTATGCTAAAGTATAACATATTTTTCTAGTTGTGTCAAGTTTTAAATTAAATAATTAACTGACATGGATCTGATGTCAAGATGTTCCTAATTTTATTAGTATTATCTCAACACTGCATCAACTAATGGACATTATTAAATTTAATAATTATGCTATATTTGACATAAATTATTGGTTTATCTATGCTATAAATGACATAGCCTGACTATGCTTATTGATCATTTAATAAACGCGTACTATGCCTTATTTGGATCTTTTAGCGATAATCAACCCAGCGCCGCCCTGCGCCGCCCAGCGCCGCCCTGCGCCGCCCTGCGCCGCCCTGCGCCGCCCTGCGCCTTCTTTGCGCCGTTTGGCGGCTTAGATGCCGTTCTATAAAATAGGACAAGTGTTCTATTGTTAGTTTACTATAAACTATCAACTATGATGTTTTATCCCCATTTCGTTTCGGTAATTAATCAAAAATGATGTATTAATGATCACTTTAGCCCTTCCTTCCAATAATTGTAGATCAGACCTATTTTTAACAAAAAACGTATAGTTTTTGTTAATTTTTTGTAGAAATACCTAAAATCTTGTAGATCCGTAATTATTCCTAATAAAAACCTAATTATACCCCTTTTATCCGTAATCCATATATAGAGAAGAATGAGAGAAAGAGCTTTAAATAAGAGGGAAGATGATCATTGTATAAAAGTCCAAAATAGTCGTAAATAGTTGGGAATAAACAACTTATGACAAAAAGAGGTAAAAGAATAGAATTTAATAAAATGGCTAAAATAGAGGAAAAGAGCTGATATAGGTTTTTAAACCAAGGAACGAAGAAATATGGTGGTAGTGAATAATTCCGCCGTCAAAACGGTGCGAAATTTGACCCTGCCCGCCTTCTTTATAGCTAAGTGTTGATATATATACACTTATGAAAAATGGACACCTACACTATTAAGGTTAATAGTGTCGATTTTGACCTTTTAATATATCAAAGATAATTAAATCATCTTTTCTTCTAAGTGTATGCGGCGCAACACTTTATGAATTCTTTTTTATTATTTAATTGTTTTTATTTCTTTTTCTCTAAGTGTCTGTCATTCTAGCACTTATGAATTCTTTTATTATCCTCTCTTATTATCTACTATTATCTTCTACTCTCTCTTACTAGGGCGGGGAAGAGGCATTAAAAGAGTATTAAATACGTTTTTTCTTTAAAACAGGGCTATAAAAGGGAATTAATACAATAATTATTTTACATTTAATTTATTTTAATTTATAACACACTGTCATTCTAGGGGTTATGAATTAATTTATTTTTGTATAGGGCTTGCATTGCTCTGCACACATGGTACTCTATAGTATGAGACACGCAACGAACAACACGGAGGCTAAAACGATGAAAAAGACACTTAAAGAACGGGAAGAAAAGGCGCAAGAAATGATACTCAATAGGGCAATGCACGTGATATACGATCTAGAGGATATACCAGAAGGCAAAGAACGTGAAGATATGAACAAATCTATTGAGAAATTTTTGAGAAAACTAGAGAAACAATATGGGTATATTGAAGGTTCATGGTTACGGGGCTAGATAGCCCCTCAATGGGAGGCAAAGACAATGAGAAAAATGACAGTTACACATGCAAGAATGATAGAAATTTTAAGGTATCACGGATCCAATCCGACTGACGATTCAATGGCAAATAAGGGCGTTTTGGTCAAAAACACATCGTTTTTTGATTGTTTTGGTGTTAAACAGCATTATATCTATCGTGATATTATGGAATGGTTAGGCTACTAAAGGGAGGTAAAATATAATGAATATTTCAACTTGTACTATAAGAACCGATACAAAGGCAAGAAAAGAATTTGACAAGGCTTTTAGCGATTTGCGCAACTTACTACCCTTATATAGTGAAGTCGAGCATACAAGGGTCATTACAGGCTATCTAGGGTCATATGGTTTATTAGTTGGCAAAGACAGCGCAAAGGGTAGATTAATCGACAAGCTAGGAAAGGTATAAGATCATGAAAAGGTTACGTTATGAAATTATTTATACAAATACAGATAATCAGAGAGACTTTGAAGAGTTCACAACAAAAAAAGAGGCTCAGAAAATTGCTATGTATTTTAAGAAAAAAGGTTATACCAAAATATTTTTAGATGCTTTTGATAGTGACAACGATTGTCTTTACTCAATACAATATTAAAAGGGTTTAATCATGAAAAGAACCAAAACAAACTTTAAATTGACCAACGAGTATTTGAAAGTAAAGGATAATAAGATCATGGTAAAACTAATTAAAAAAGCTATTGAAAAGGCACGTAAAAGGGCAAAGTTAAAAGCTCATATGGAATGGAAACAAACTAAAATTTTAAACCTGGATTATATAGGGAAGTGAGAATAAAATGAAATTATTCAGCAAAGAATACAATCTATCAGATGATATGATATGGGAAATTGTAGGAAATAAAGTGATATTCACTAATAATGGAGAATTTTTTGCAGAAATTCTTATTCAAGAATTGATTATGGATAGAGTTTTGGCTGAGAATAATAAAGGGGTAAAAATGTTTATCAATCAAATCAGTTTATCAGAAAAAACAGTTAGGAGAATTATCAACGCTTTAAAAACAAAGGCTAATCTTTTGGAAGGAAGTGACTTGCCAAGATATATTAATTATAGACATCATTTGTTAGAAGATATTGATATGTTTCAAGAATTGCTAACAGCTATACAAGGCAAAGGCTAAAATGAAACATACCATTTATAGTATAGTGAAGCACCAAACGAGCGTGAAAGGTTACTGGCAAGGCTCTGACAAGGTTTTTATTGATAACATAGAGCTAATAATATGTAATAATCAAAAGGCATTAAAGACGGTTAAAGATAGGCTTTTTAATAACGGTGAATTGGCTGTATTATATAGGGAAGGTAATAAGGCGATTATAGAAGATAAAAAAGGGGATAAAACCATTTTAAACAAAAGGCTTGAATTTAAGTACAAAAAAGGTTATAAAAACATTCAGCAAATTAAGGATATAATCAAAAAATTTAACGGCTGTACAGTCTACAACAAAAAAGGCTATATATTAATCGAAGTATACACCAATTAAATTGGAGGTTATAAGATCATGGAACGTACTTATACAAAAGTTGGAAGTGATTATTCAAAAAAGGAAATCAATGCAGCAATAACAAAAGTAAAATGGGAAGCGTTTAGAACAGATGATTTACCATTTTGTCAGGGTGAAGCTCTAAAAACAGTTATAAAAGAGTGTAATGTGCCATTGTCAAAAATTACAAGAATGAGCTTATACGGTACAATTAAATTTACGCATGGCTTTTACTCTCTGGATGTAAAGTATAAAAATGGACAAGCGCAATTATACATTGCTGATAATGGGTGTAGCTGTTGCGTGGTAGCGTCCGACTTTGAAGCGTTACAAACAATCAAAGGATAATTGATTATGACTGAAAAAAGATATAATTACAATCCATTTACAAAAGACTTTCATTATTGCGATCAATCGCATAGTGTGAGCCTTTACAATAAAGGGAAACAAAAAGCCTTTGATGAGTACATAAGAGTTATTGTATACGAGAAAAAGCTCTATATACGCCTGTATTATCCTTTTCCTGATATAACCGATTTAAGCATGGTAGAGCTAAAACAAAGGGGTTATGCGCTAATAAAGGAATATGAAAAGGCATTATTACAGGAACTAAAAAAGGTCGATATTACAATCAATGAAATAAAATACAATGTGGACAATGACCTTTTGGAAGGCGTAGGAATAGTCAATATTTGAAAAAGTGATAATATGAATATAATAAAAAACAGTCAAGAAAAATGGAGGTTTAAAAATGGATAAAGAAATTGAGAAAATATGGGATTATTTACTAGAAAATGAAATAGCTACACAGGACGAATTGGAACTTATAACTAATATTAATGGATATAATGTTGAAACGCTTAATGATGTTCTATATGCCAAGACTGGATATAGAAGCATAGACCAATTAGATGATGAATAAATATAACCTATAAACAAAAATGGAGGATAAAATTATGGGAAGATCGGTAAATTATTTAAATAATGCTGAGTATGTAATCTATTTTAAAGCCGACTGGATTAATATGGACGATGATAATATGTTAGATGATTATATAAGCTCTGAAAATTGGGATGATTTTATGTGTAATCTAACATCATCAATATGTAGTAAATTAAAATCATATTGTGAGTGTGATAAATGGGATGATAGGGAAGTAAAAATCTTTTTGGAAAATGAATTATGTGAAATTGGAATATCTGAATATTGTGGATTGTATTCTTTAAGTGTACGTGCTAAAGATGATGAATTTTATGGTTATAGAGACAGCTATAAAGAATGTTTTGGAAAACATCATGCTAAACAGGTCAGAAAAACGCTTGAAAAAGCCTTGCAAGACACAGGTGGACAAATATTAAATAGAGTTGGCACATTTTCTAACGGTATAGGAGTATTTGAAACAGCTAAATAAAGGATGATATAATACTTTTTAATTTTGAAAGGATATAACAATGCCAAAAGAAAAATTACAGCAATTTAAAAATGATTTGAAGAAATTACTTACAAGATACAATGCGGATATAAGTTTTGATTGCTCGGAGTGTAGCGATTTACATGGTGTAAATGATGAAAAAATTGTTGCTAATGTAAATGGCAAAAACATCACACTTGCCGTTGGTTATTCTGTAGATCAAACAGATTTATAAAATAAAGGAATGATATTATGTATTCCAAAATATTAAAAGAGCTTAGAAGGTCAAAAACACTTAAAGAAGCTTACGAGACATTAAGGGGCTTTAAAAGAGAGTATGACTTGACTTTCGATCAATGCCGATACTTATTACATCAATATAACAATTAAGAAAGAGGAATAAAAATGGAATATCCACGCTGGAAATTAAAACAAATGTTTAGGCAATATTGGAATGACTATTTAACAATAGATTGCTTTGCAGAGGCTTATAATGTTAGTAAGCCTTTTATGTTTAGGGCTATCAACATAGGGCGTAAACTTCATAATAAGGAAGCGGACAGGCTGAAAGGGGCTATATAATGGAAAGGATTATAAGAAACATAAATACGGCTTATAAATATCTTGATATTTTACAAAAATATGGTATTAAGATATATTTTAATGTTCTTAAAAAAGTTATTATATAGTCAGATAGAAAAAGAAAGGCGGTTGCTATGGACAAGCCAAGTTTTATTGTTTATGAATTAGTCGGGGAACGTCATTTTAAACCTGTCAAGAATAAAAGGGGCAAAATAGAGGCATACGATAGCCGAAAAGAAGCTAATGAAGAACGGATATATTTACAGCCTGATTATGACAATTTGTTAAGGGTTCTTAAAATCTAAACCAATATACACACTTTTAAAATAGAAAGGAATGATATGTCAAACTTAAATTTGAAAATCAGAAATAGTGAAGATGAAAATATCTTTATTGAAGATATTAATGAATATGACAAATATGTAGATCGGACGGAATTGTTACCAAAGGATTTTGATTAAAAATTATAAAAAGCAATATAAACAATTTTTAAATAGAAAGGCTTATTATGTGCAGTTTAAACAATGCTATAAGAATGTATCAAGAAGAACCTGAAAAATGTACGCACTGTGGCTTGGATTATTATATAGAGAGCAATCCATTAATATATGTTGATGATGAAAAGCCTGAATTAGTATGTTTAATATGTATAGAGCACGAAGGTAGAACATTTTAGAGCCAACAATATAATGGAAGGGCTAATATAATGCAGAAAATAGCGTCAGACATAAAGAGGTGGACAATATTGGATGCTTTGACAAATAGAATACATGATATAACAGATCGGGAATTTGAAGAAGGGCTAAAAAATAATTGTATAAAATTAAGAGGTCAATTTATTCAGGTTAGTATAAATGATAACCTGTGGATTGATGGGATAGTGAAAGGCTAATATAATGAAAGAGAAATTAAAATTTTGTGAGTTATCGCTATTAGACAATATGATGTGCAATATAAAGGAAGAAGGGCTTTATGATGTTTGGGAAGAAATCGAAAATACAAAAGACGCACTAAGTCGATTTAAGAAAAGGGAATTATTTAATATTGCTTTGAAAAAAATATCATAACATATTGCAATATAACGATTTAAAAAACTTGACAATGTGGCAATTTTATAAAAATTATGGTATACTTAGAACAACGAAAAGGAGAAAAGAGACATGAAAAGACAAGATATGATTGACAAATTAATCGGACATGATATTAGTGTCATTCTTGGGAATCAGAGCGAACAGCAATTATCAGAAATGTTGGAATATGGTGTTCGAGGTTATAATGAATGGCTTGACACAGAGATTGAAGATACATATAAAGAGATATTTGAATAGATTTATCCTCCCTGCACAAACTGGAAGGGGTAAGATCAGTTGATGCTTTTCTTATCCCTTCCTACAAGAAAAGGAATTTAAAATGGACAGCTATGACTTCATGCAACATTATGATTTTTATATTGATAATTGTACGGAAGATGAAATACCTCTTAATTTTGAGGAATGGGAAAGAGAATATGGCGATATAATCAGATCACAGAATATAATAATTTAAAAGGAGATAATAAAAATGACAGAGACAATTTTAATGCACAATATAGAGTATTTTTTCAGAGATCAAGAAGGAATGGTATTAGATGAATGTAGTATAGAACATATCGAAAAGATGATTAAAGCGGGGTGTAATCAAGGCGAATTATGCCAAGTAATATATGTAGATCATGACGAGGACACATTTTATGGTTGGTGGAAAATAGATAATAAATAAAAGGAGAATAATATGTACACAATCAATTTAACACATGAAGAAAAATGTTTTATTGAAGGTCTATTAGAACAAGAATATAATGGACTAGAAAAAGCGGGAACATACAAAGGCGAATTTAAAGATGAAATGGATATGTGCGATCTTTTAATGGTTAATTTCGCAGAAACTTTTGAAATAAAATAGAAAAGGGGATAATATGGAAAAATCAATAGCAAATGTAATGATATTCTTTGGCGGTTATTTGTTTGTAGGGGCTGTTATAGGATTGATGTTCCCCAATGCCGAGCTGAGCGAAGCAATTTTCTTTGTTTCGGGTTGGACTATATTGTGGGTGGGTGTTTTTATAAAATATATTAAATAGAAAGGAATATCTTATGCCGAAGTTACGAAAGGGAGAATTAGCACTTTATAAATTAATGAATCCGAAGGAAATGAACGAATACGTTGTTAAATTTCCCGAAAATTCAGACTATGTTAAATCTTTTTTAGAAAAATACCGCTATGATTGGGTATCTAAAAAATGGAAAAACGGGAGGACAATCTAAAATGAAAGACGAAACACAATTTGAAAGAGATATAACAAAGGCTTTAAAAATTACAGTCGGCAATGATTATGAATGGGTAGAATGGAGTTCGTCAGAAGAAGAGATAAGAAAGAACATAATAAAGGGCAAGGAGTGGTATTTAAAATTAAACGGTGTATGGGTTGCTTATAGAGAAAAGAAAGGAAAATAATTATGACAGTGATTGAAATAGCTTTTAAATTTATTCCAATAGGGGTAGATTTTACCCACAGAGGGAAGGAATACACTAAGACAAATTTTAACAGAGGGTACTATTATAAGGAAGGTAGGAAAGTACATAGGGTATTTAGGAAAAAGACTTTAGTAAACACAACAAGCGAATATTTTAATGTTTAAAAAGGAGGGTAATACAATGAAATATTTAGGTTGGATAAGACCAAGCCAGTGTGTCACTTTTATATCGTGGATAAATTGGCATTGCATAGAAGAATTTGGAGTAAGTAATTTTCATAGATTGCTTGGCTTTGAATGGAAAGATTAAAATGAAACATACACTAATACAACTTAAAAAACAAATGTATTATCTTCTTTCTAATGCAGATGAAAGAATGATGATGCAATCAGAGAAGGATATGTTAGATATTTTAACAAGCGATCTTGAATTACAGGCAGAAATATGTTATACTGAATGCATGAAAGGGGGATATAATGACACATAAAATTAAAACAGATGATTTTCTTAATTATGAAATAAAAAGGCTTGTTATTATATGGTTGTCAGAAGCTGTAAAATTTTATAATTCTTTATAACAGGAGATCAATGATGAATTTTTTACTTATTTTATTAATCACAACTAATTTTGCGGGTTCTCATACAGTTCAAGTTCCAATGGACAACATAGAAATGTGTGAAAAAGCCAGAGTCCAATCTAAAAAGCTCATAGGGGGAGAAGTAACCAACAGAATCACAGATGTAAGAGGTGTTTGCTTGGAGGTTAAAAATAAATGAAGTCTTATGACATTATACAATTAATGGCAAGAGAGAGCTTACAAAAGGCGATTAATAGATATGGTTTAGAAGGAGCAGAGGATAAAATAAAACATATTTATGAATTAGCACCCAAGTTAAGGGATTATATGCTTAAAGAATATTATGCCATGATAAAGGGAGAGAAATTATGAAGGATAAAACACTTATATATTTAGCATATGAAATGGGATGGATTTCAAAATTAGAAGTGTTAAAAATAATTAATATAGAGAAGTATGGAAGATTGAAATGTGATATATGCAAGGGCATACTGACCAATTCTACTATAGATCATATCTTGCCAAAATCAAAGGGTGGCAATAATAAATTGGATAATTTGCGATTGACTCATAGCGAATGTAATGGAATAAAGGACAATAAATTTACATTGAAAGAAAAATTAAAAATTATTTTAATATAGGGAAGTTATGAAAAAATGTCTTGGAAAGTGTATGTTATCCATTTCGATAAGCCTTACAAACACGCCAAGCATTATACTGGTATAGCCAAAAATGTTGAAAAGAGAATGAAATTACATAGAAGCGGGAACGGTTCAAAATTAATGGCTGTTTTAAATAGAAACAATATAGGGTTTAAGTACAATATTATTGCAGAATATGACGGATATTCAGAAGCGAAAACGCATGAAAAACATCTTAAAACAAAAGTGAAAAAACCACAAAGACATTGCCCAATATGTTTAGAAAATAAGGAGTAATATATGTTTTTACTAGACGATTTAAATGCCGAAAATAAAAAGGATGTTATGGAGTGTCTTATTGAATTAGAGGCTATATCAGATAGACAAGCTGAAAGAAATGGATGGAATGAAGAAGAAGATAAAAGCCCATTAAGCATCACTATTAAACCAGAGATATTAGACACTTCTGAATTAAAGGGAGGCTCTGGAAGCAAACAGTACCGCCCTAAGACACTTGATAATTATGTTGGTCAAGAAGAAGCTAAAGCATTGATATTAGATGAAATCAAGGGCTGTAAAGAAAACAATGAACCATTCTCTCACACATTTATCTCCGCCCCCGCAGGTCACGGTAAGACTTTACTTGCCGAAATTATTGCAGAGCTATTGAATAAAAAAGTGGTATTCACAACAGGAGGACAGTTAAAATCAGAGCAACAGTTTGTGGATAAGATCAATGAGTGCGAAGGTGGGGTTATTATTATTGATGAAGCAAATAAATTGCCTGATAAAGTTGGTTTCTTCATGTTACCAACGATTGAAAAATTTGAGGTTGATGGAAAATCTTTGATACCTTTCACAGTAATTTTTATGACAACACATAAAGGAGATATTGCAAAAAATCTTGACGCATTAATCCAACGGTGTGATTTGCAATTAGAATTAAACCATTATAATGAGGAAGAATTGATTACAATTTTAAAACATTATAAAAACAAACAATATCCAAACAAAAATGTATCAGAAGATATTTATAGAGCAATAGCTAAAAACTGTAAAAATACTCCGAGAATGGCAAGGACATTGGTTAGAAAATATATTTTTAGTAGAGATTGGGAACGAGTGTTAAAGATGAATAAAATAGTCAAAGACGGGCTAACAGATGTAGATATTAAGGTGCTTAACTATATTAAAGGCAATGGTGGCGCAAGCAAGGGTAGTATCGCGTGTTTTTTAAGAGTCAAACCCTCGACGTATGAATTTGAGATTGAGCCTTACTTAATTCATAAAGAATTGTTAGAGGTTAAAAATAAGAGGAAAATAACAGAAAAAGGAATTAAATTTTTAAAGGAGATATAAAATGAAAAAGAAAAATTACACTAGAAAAGATATAAAACAATTTGATAGAATGCTTACAAAAGCGGAGCTTAAAGGTTTTGATAATTACAATCGGAACATAGGCAGGGTGGAATTACAGGATTGGTTAAAAGGATTTACTGAAAGTGCAAAAGATGAAATGTGGCAAATCGTAAAGGATATGTAAAATGGAAGCCTTATTAATAATTTTAATACTAGCTATAATACAGGAGAAATAAAATGGACAAGAAATATATTCTATTTTGTACAATTTTATCTATTGTTGTCATGATATGCTGTGGTGTATTATATACTTTAAATGATATAAAACAATCAAAAACATATGTGAGTAAAACAATGAGGGCGAAATATGTAAATACAGATGTAAAATGCAGAAAAATTCAAGGTGCTGATAGTCATTCAGACAGTGTTTTAATCTTAGAAAAATGTATTGAGGATTTAAGAAAGGAAAAATCATGACCAAAACCAATCCTAATAATCATTATAAACCCACTCCTGTTAAAGATTTAAAAGAAGATTATTTTAGCATAAGTCCTTATTTTAATGTGGCTAGAGAAATAATGACGGTGAATGGAATCGAAAATCCTAATGTTCCCGATCTCTATGATGCTTTTTGGGAGATTGCAAAAGTGGCTAACAAGCTCGACAAGGAGAAGAAAAATTTGAAATGGATAGAACTGTTAAAATATTAAAACAAGGATACAGACATGAATCTACTAGATAAATTTCTTGAATGGCTTAAATTAAATAAAAATTCTGAAAAAACTGTAATGGCTTATTTTCAACAAGTCGATTATTATGGTAAATATTGTCAATATAATATTTGCCAAGAAACCTTGAATAATTATTTAATTAAATTAAGAGAAGATGGTAAATCAAACAACACCATTAACTCTTTCAAGAGAGCCATGATTGCTTACACAAATTATTCTAAAATAGAATTAGAGTTTCCGAAATGGAAATCAACAAAACGAAAAGGAATCAAATATTATTTTAATGAAAAAGATTTAGAAAGTATTTTAAGAACTTATTATGATGAAAAAGATTTAATATTAAGGTTTATGTTTTATTTTGGGGCAAGACCTTCAGAATTAAAAAACTTAGAAAGAGAGCATATTAATTTTAATACTAAGGATATAATCTTTTATAATGCTAAAGGAAACAAGGACAGAAATGTTCCATTCCTTAATAATAAACTCTATAATGATATGAAAGCCCACTGTGAGTCCTTGACGAGAGGAAATGTTTTTAGTATTACCTACTGTCAGTTAAAAAAGATGTTTAAAGATATTAAAAGAGATATGAATATTGCAGATCACGAAATTGTAGAACCAAGAACTATGAGAATTAGTTTTGCAAAATATTGTTTAACAAAAGGCATGGATATATCTTATCTTAAAAAAGTCATGGGTCACACAAATATAGCTATAACCGAATTATACGCAGAACCAGATGAAAAAATGATTAAAGAAATTTGTGAAAAAATAAGAAAGGAGAAATAATTATGAAAACAACAGTTAAAATTGAAACAGAAAGATTAATTGATGCTGTAAAAAATAATAAAGAAATTTATGTTATTTGCCCCGAATGTGATCGAGGGTCTATGGAATATGGTTATAATGGAACTCCATTTTGGAATTGTTTATGGAGAGATTGTAATGATTTTTTTGATATTCCATCTATACAAGAAATCCAAGATTTGATTCATTTAAAAACTCAATTAAAACAAATTAAAGATTGGAAAATTTAAAATGTGCGCGACTTGGTATGTATTAGCTAAAAAAGATAAAAGGTATAGATATGATTTTCACCCTGTGCTTGGGCGAAGCCATGTTTTTAAAAGTCTTAAAAAGGCTGAAACAATGAAAAAGAAAAAGGAAAAAGAATTAAATATAACTCTTGATATTTTAAAAAGAACTTGTAAACCATTATAAAGGAGATTGATATGAATTTTCATAAAATGTTTCATTGGTTCACTGCTAAATGGAAACTTGTAGGACGTGAAGGAGATAGTTACAGATTTAGATGTAATGTTTGTGGAAAAGTTGATGTTGAAAAAATTGAATGTCCTTATTAAAATGAAAGGAGAATGTTATGAGAAAAATCAATGTCACTATTTATTTATCCGAAGATATTTCAAAAGCAGAATCTGAAGACCTCATTGAAAGGATTGAGTTTTCTGAGAATTCATTAATTGAGTTTATTGAAGAGTTATAATATACATATAGTATACTATATACAGGTATAAGTGACAATATACAGTATATAGTTATTGCACTTTTAATAAAAGTGGTATAAAACTTTTACCACTTTATATTAAAGATCTTTTTTATCTAAAGATAAAAAAGAGGAACTATCTTTTTCTCGGATTGAAATGCCATATTAATTGCGAACAGAAGTTCGACGGGAACCGATTTTAAATTTTATAATTTAAAAAGGAGTATTATGACAGATATTCAGAAAGCATTGATTAAAAATAATATGTTTTGGTTTTGTGTTTGTTTATATTTAATATTTGTTAATTGAAAGGAGAAAAATGAGTTTATTTAAAGACATCATATCTTTTATTTTAGTAATATCTATTATTGTATTGGGGATTTTATATCCAATTATGCTGTTGCATTTTGTTTTAGGATCTATTATAACATTATTTTTTCTATGGGCATTAATAAGGGTTGGGCAAATATTTTTAAGATTAATTTAACAAAAGGAGGTAATTATCATGAAAGATCTATTTTTAGATGCATTAGCAGGGGTTATTTTAGCAATGACAGTGATAGGGTTACTGGCTTTGATTGGTTGGGTGTTTACCTTCCCCGAAGGGCGAATAGTGATCGGTGTTTGTGCGGGTGTTTACGCTATTGCTTGGGCGGTACAACGAGCAAACAATAGTTAATAAAACTTGACATAGAAGCAACAATATGGTATACTTTACATATGAAAAGAAAAGGAGAATATTATGTATTTTTTAGACGGATTTATTTCTGTATTTCAGGGCATAAATAGTTATGATGCTGGAATTGCTTGCGCGCAACTCTTATTAGCAGTTATGTGTGTCGTGATCGTTTTAGTACTAATTTACTCTATAGTTGAAAAATAAGGAGAATATAATGGACAGAAATGTAAAAGAAGATCAACCAATTATAAATCGCAAAGAGAAACGTGCCATTATCCATAACTATAATCGTAACAAGGGGTTACAGAAAAAACATACATTAGGCGCATTCGGTCAATTACCATCATATTTGAAGCCCGAACCACAAGATGTGGTAGAAGAAGTCAACAAACCATACAAGATAGCGGTGATTCCTCCCGAAAAAGAGGACAAGCAATGAGAGTTTACGCGATAGTCGATGAAAAAGGTAAAATAATCCAATCTAACCCGCAATTTAAAGGGATATATGGATGTTTGATATTTCAAACAAAATATGATGCTAAATCATTTAGAGATACAAAAATGACTTGTTGGTGGAAAGATGTTTATAAAAATTGTGACATAAAAAGATTTAATATAGAGGAATAACAAAATGAAAGAATTCTGTGTAGATTTAGAATTGGCTAAAGAATTGAAAGAAAATGGGTTTATTCAAAATACCCATTTTTATCATAGAATACAAAAAGATGGTATTGGTGAATTTACTGATTTTTGTGATACGAAAGAAAATAGTCCTTTTATGAAATTCAAAGCTTTATATTCTGCCCCCATTTCTGATGAAATATTGAAAGAGTTACCAAAAATAATTATTCCAAATTATACAAGATATGATATTAACATTAGGCATTTTACAAATCAACATTTAGATGATTATTATGAAGTATCTTTTATAAGTATGTATTTAAAAAGTGATGAAGAACATCCAGACAAATATATCAAATTCGCAGAGCAAAAATTACCTAATGCTCTTGCCGAAATGTGGCTCTACTTGAAAAAAGAAGGATATATCAAATGAAAATTTATTTTTATAAATTAAGAAAAGAACATAGATATTTTGGATTTCATAATTGGAATAAAATTTTTGAAATCGGATTTTATTATTATAATCTAATTATAGATTATTCTTTTAGATTTTGGAAAACAAAATGAACACTTATATTAAAGTAAACAGAAAATGGCAAGTAGCATTTGGGATTGTGAGCAGAAACCTAAAGTGGCATGAGTGGTTTAATTTAAGATTTATTCAATTAAGAGATTGGCTTCATCTATTAGGAAAAGAAAAATGAACGCTCTTTGGAATTTAGATATAGACACAGTTCTTGAATGGTATGATGTGTTAAGGGATATTCAAGATTATTCTAAAAAGGTATTAACAACAGAACAAACAGAGGTTTTATTTTTAGAATTTATGAAACTAAAAAATATTAAACCTTCTGGAAATACTGAACTAAACAAAGAGGAATTAATTAAAGAAATTACATCGCATGGAAAAACGATTTTAAATATCGATGAAGACGGTTCCACAATTATAAAACCAAAGGACAATGATGGAAAAATCTAATATAGTCAACGATATATGGGAAGCATGTACGCCAGGTCATGCACTATGGTTAATACGCGAAAACGACAGAAAATGCAATTGCGTGTGGAGAAATAGCTTTGTAAAAAAGGAGAAAAAAGATGAATAAGAAAAATGTAATATTAACATTGTTAATCGTTTTTATGACTTCTGGTTGTAGTCTTTTAAAGATTGCATCCCAGCCATTTAAAAACACTGTTTCAAAAGTTCCACAATCAGTCAGTAAAGCAGAACGTAAAATCTCTTGTAAAGGAGAAATAACTCTTGATGATGTGGGAAGAGTCACAAAATGTGGATCAAATTATTATTCGTATGAAAAAACATTTAATCAAGAAGAACGCAAGCTAAAATTGCGTGAAAAAATCTCTCAGTTCATCCTTAATGCCAAGGGCTATATGTTTTGGGGTATTATTATTATGATCGTACTATCATTAAGTGGCTTTGGATGGGTTGTAGGGGCATTCTTTAGCGTTCTAAGGGGTACTGGCAGGGTTGCTAGGGATCTTGTAAGAGGCATCGGAAGTGCTAAAAGGTATGTTAGAAGCAATGGTGATAAATATAATGATGATGAAAAGAAAATTTATCAAAAAGCATTAGATGATGTTATGGGAAAAATTAGCGATTCTGTAGATACAAAATCATCTAAAAAGATTATTAATTTATTAAGAGCGAAGGAATAAAGGAGAAATAAATCATGGCAGAATATGAAGTTACAAAACGAATAAATGCGATTGTAAGTGTTTTTGTTAATGCTGATTCTTTAGAAGAAGCCGAAGAAAAAGGCAAAAAGAAATTTAATAAAGGATTTTTCAAATCCGATTTTACTTATCAAGATGGATCGGAAGCATTGCTTGGTATAACAAATATGGATTTATGGAATCATGAGATAGAATAGTTGACACAAACTTAAATTTATGCTATACTTGAAATATGAAGTGGGTATTGCCTGGATGCATCCTTGCAACTCGGAAAGCGCGCCTTGCCCACTTCTCCATTAAAGGAGAAACATGGATAAAATATCATCAATGGAAATTTACAGGTTTTTAAATAAAGAACGCGATGATTTTGCTTTATGGGCTGGTGATTATACAAAACAGATTGAAGAATTAACTAATTTTATAAATGATAAAATTATGGAAGGAAGAATAAATGAAAGTTAAAGAATTGAAAGAGTATTTGAAATTGTACAAAGATGAACAAGATGTTATTATCAAAGGACAATCAGGAATTGCGTGGGCTGTTGATGTACCGCGTTTGATGGGGCATAAATTAACCGACACTAAAAGAGAGGTCTGTAAGTTAGTTTTAAAATAAGGTGTTATTATGTTACCAGGATATATTGACGGGAGAAGTTTAATAGAGAAAAAATGCGGGGGGTTGTTTTAAAAAAATAGATTATAGATCAACCAAATGCAAAGCTTGTAGTAAAAAAGGCAAATTAAATAGTGGTTATAAAGACGGTCGGACTCTTAAAATACGATATTGTAAAGATTGTGGGAAAATATTAAAACTATACACAGCCACTTATTGTAAAAAATGTTCGGAGAAATTATTTTCAGGCAAAAATAGTTGTAGATACGGAAAGCCTCCCACACATGGAATTTGGGGAACTTATAAAAACATTAGGATGCGTAGTTCTTGGGAATTAAATTTTGCTAAATGGTGTGACTTATCAGGAATTGAATGGGTTTATGAATCAAAAACTTTTGAATTAGGAAACACAACATATACTCCTGATTTTTATCTTCCTGAATTTGATTTATGGATTGAAATAAAGGGGTATTGGAGAGATGATGCAAGAATCAAATTTAAAAAGTTTAAAAGATTATATAAAACCATAAACATAGAAGTGTTCGATAAGTTGATTCTAAAAAGAATTGGCATAATTTAAAGGAGAAATAATATGGAAAAAACATCAATAGTCAATTGTCTTTTTAAGACATATCTAATTGGGTCGATGGAAGACCCCGCTAAGAAAGATGAAGGAAGGGGTTGGAGAGATAAATTGGAACCAGAACTTCTAGCAAGAGGAGTCTATGCTTTTAACCCAACAAGAGAAGAGATCAAGAAAGTAGGAATGCCAACGGAAGAATTAATGGAAAAGTTAAACGGCTGGCAACTTTCTGGAAATTGGGAATTATTTTTAAAGTACATGAGAAAAATTTGGAGAGGAGTGTCGTATCTCCAAGAAGATCCTGATACTAAAGAACCACAGGCAGTAAGGATTTTTGGTGATGTGGATTATGTTGAACACAGTAACTTTTTAATTATGAATTTAGAAGATGGTGATAAACTCGGCGGTACTATTGCTGAATTAGTAATCGCCTGGTATAGAGGAATTCCAGTTTATTTGGTCACTTCTGTGCCTAAATCTAAAATTAATAAAAGCATTTTATATTTCATTTTAGATAGCGGACATGAACAAGGGGTTGTATTTAAAACACAAACAGAATTGCTCGAATTCTTAGATAAAAAATATAAATTAAAAAGAAGAATAACAGCTATTTAAAGAAGGGAAGGAAAATGCGTAAGTTTGCTTCAGGTGCTACTAGAGATTCAGACGAAGGAAAGAATGACTATGATGGGTTTTTAAGTTATCCAGTTTTAGAAGCGTTTGGTGATTATATGACGGTTCATAGAAAACAGGCAGATGGGAAATTGAGGGATTCGGACAATTGGCAAAAAGGTATGACACAGGCAGTTTATATGAAGTCTATGTTTCGTCATTTTTTTGATGTGTGGGCTTTGCATAGAGGATATAAAAGAGTAGACAAAAAAACTGGAAAAGAAATAACTAAAAAGGAAGCATTGATGGCGCTTTTATTTAATGTTCAAGGTTATGCTCACGAAGAACTACGGAAGGGGAAGAAATGAAAGTCAAGATTAATTATAACAGTGATGATTTGTGGTGTCTCTATGATAAAGAAATTATCGAAATTGACGAAAAGTACATCGAAGTCGTCGAAGATGTCTTGGGTGAAGAAGTAATAAAAACATACCGTTATACATATCTTCATGAACTTATTTCGGAATTTTTAGACAATGATGAAGAAGCAATTATTGAAGAGGAATATTAATGAGTGATAAAGAAATATTATATAAAGCGATTAAAAAAGCCGAGAAGAATGGATATAAAAATTCAGATTTTCATTATCCAATGTGTAGAGAACAAAGTGATAATATACTTAAATATTATTGGGCTTCTCCTATTATTTTCTCTCATGATTTTGCAAAAGCAATTTTTGGAGAAGAAAAAAGAGTATGTAGAGTTTGCGACGGCTTACATTCTGTTACAGATCCATTAACAGATGAAAAATACACATGTGTTTGTAATAAAGATGGATTTATTATAAAAGAAACATGGAAAGATCATCTTCAACAAATGGTCTTAGAAAAAGAACCATTAAAATATTTGGAAAAATTTTTATGAAAAAGCTATGTATCTTCGACTGCGGATTCTTGACCCATCAGAGTATCTATGCGTGGGCGAATCAGCTTAAATTAAAAACTGATGGCTCTTTTGTTTTACCCGCGTCTTATAACTATTTAAACACTGTTTATAGCGTGTTAAAGAAAATAGGCATAGACAAAGATGATAAGATCCTATTTGCAAAGGACGGAAGAAACTCATGGAGAAGGGCGTTTTATTTACCTTACAAAGCACAGAGACAAGCAGGGCGTGAATCTCATGAAGAGATCGATTGGGATAAACAATATGCTGATATTAACGGATTAGAAGAACGATTACAAGAATCAACAAACTGGAATTTTATTCAATTTAATAAAGCGGTTAATTATGCCGATTTATGTTTAACAAAACAAGGTGACGATTTAAAAATTGAGGACTATGATTTAGATTATGCCATAGAGTACGGCTTTGAAGCCGATGATGTAATGGCATTGGCTCCTAAAGTATTTCCAGACCATGAAGTTATTTTGGTGGCTACAGATCAAGACTTACATCAATTATATTATTTTGAGAATTTAAAGATTTTTAATCCGAAATTAAAGAGTCCTACCAATAAAGCAAAAAAGGGATTCTATGTTGTTGAGAATGAACCACTCAAAATTATTTCTAAGAAAGTTCGTACAGGTGATGTATCAGATAATATTTTGGTTGATAAAAAGAATGACACAGTTAAAGATGTTGAGATAAGAAAATTTATTATTGATATGCTCAACATGCCTGATTGGTTGGAACATCCAATTATCGAAGGTTTAAAAAATTTAGAATGGGGTAATACGACTTGCTACGAAGAATTACCCTTTCAAAATAGTTTGGCAAAAGCTTTCGATAAAATTTATGAAACAAAAGGGATAAGAACATTTAAAGAATCGCTTGTAAGATATTATTCAAAAGAGATGTCAGTGATTGAGAAAAGATCTAAAAAAACTACCGAACAATTATATGAAAAGAACGCGAACTACAAAAAATTAAAAGACGAACTCGATAAACATAAACCTAAGAAGAAAACAAAGGTGAAAGTATAAGGAGGCTAAAAATGCCACATATAGTAGAATCATCAAAAAAGATATACAAAGAATTAACCGATAAAATTTTAACAACTAAAATTGCTACAAAAGGCGATCTTGAATTTCTAGTTTATCAATTAATGAAAGCGTATATGTCAACTAGAGAACGAAAATATTCAAATTTACACAATGCTGTTTATGGAGTTATTCATTCAGGAGAAGAATTCAAAAGATTACATTTAGATAAAAGGGAAGATGAAGCTCTTAATGCTAATGGGGAAGCCTAATGACTATTTTATGGTTAATATTTTGGTTTTTAAATAGTTGTCCTGTTACTTTTGGATGGCTTGCTGGGTTTTTGTTTTGTTATGTGTGTGATCAATATGAAAAGGAATAAATATGCTTGGCACTATTAAAAATAGAGTTTATAAAAAATACGAAAAGGAATCTGCTAAATTAAAAATGGTGCAAGGCGGAGCCTGGACTATTAATTTAGATGAATTAAACATATTTTCTATTGATTTGATTATTTATGAAACTAAGAAAAATATTTATTCAATAAGCAGAAGTGATGCTTTAAATTATGGTTCGAGATTATTATTGGGTGGGGAAATGAAATTAATAGTGCCATTGAGCCATTGGGCAAAACTTAAAAAGGAGAATTAGGATGAAAACATATGTTTATTTAAAAACTAATTTGTTTAGGACACTATGATGTTTGTGAAGATGAAGTCGATAATGCCTTAGCCGCGCTTCAATGCGAAATTGAATATATTAATGAATAAAATTAAAGGAGAAATAAATCATGAGTGAATTTGACCCAAAGTTAAATGTAGAGTTATTTAAGAAGGGTGTTAATGTTGGAAAAGAAAGAGGGGAAAGATACCTTAATGTTATTGCTTATCAGTATAATGGTGGCGAAAAGAAGTTGAGGATTCAGCCAGCAAATAAGAACACTAATCCAAATGCTGATGCGAACAAAACATGGATAAATGTTCATAGTATTAGTTCAATCACAAAAGATGAAGCAAAAGGATTGATCAAGTTGCTTGAACAAGCAATTTGCAAAATTTAAAATTATGAAAACAAAAGTATGTACAGGCAGATATGGTTGCGGATTAGAGAAACTGATGAACGAATTTTCTATTCGTTCCGACAATGATAATCGCCGTAACACATGCCAAGAATGTATTAAAGAATATCAAAAGACATGGTATAAAGAAAATAAAGAAGAAATCTCTAAACAACATAAAGAATATAGAGATAATAATAAAGAAAAAATCACAAAACGGATAAAAGAATGGAATAAAAATAATAAAGTAAAAATAGCAAAACAGGCTAAAATACGCAACGCCCGTAGGGATAAGCAAAAAATGTCTAAAGTCAATAAAAACCGCAGACAGAATGATATGAATTTTAGAATGAAAGGGAATTTAAGAACTAGAATATACAATGCTTTAAAAGGAGAAACAAAATCCCTTTCAACAATGTTTCTAATAGGGTGTGAAGCCGATTATTTAATGTATCATTTACAATCCCAATTTACTAAAGGAATGAGTTGGGATAACTATGGGAGAGTCGGATGGGTAGTAGACCATATCAAACCATGTGCGTTATTTGATTTGAGTAAAAAATCAGAACAATTATTATGTTTTAACTATACCAATCTACAACCTTTATGGGAAGAAGATAATTTAAAAAAAGCTAATAAATATTAAAATAAGGAGATGTTATGAGCAAAGTAACAGATGTAGTTTCGTGGGTAATGAAGGACGAAAAATTTTTGAAGTTGGAAAAAGTAAATAAGACATATGATATTTCAGATGCAGTTGCAAAGTTTTTAGATGGAAAAGGGCTTCTTGGGGATGACTTGGCAGATAAGACCGTTGATGTCGAGATTGATGAATCAACAGCAACAGGCGAAGAAGGAGAGTCATCAGGTACTATCACGATGTTGAAGCTGTCTGACGGCAAAGCAGAACCCGTAAAGGAAGATGGTCGCGGTGAGAAACCAGATACGGAAAAACCAAATGTGTCTGGCGACTTAGTGGTTAAATTATCAACCATTGCTGGTGTTTCTGCAAAAGGCGGGGTAAAACTTAAAGAAGATAAAGAAACAAAGACTTGGTATGATCTCGATAGCACAATAGAGATTCAAAAATTCAAGTCTGAATGCACGGGCAAAGAAGTAGAGATAACAGTTTTGCCACAAGAGAAGGGCAACGATGTTATTAAAGGTTATGTTGTAAAAGTAGAGGAAAAAAAGGAAGAAAAAGAAACAGGGAAAGAAACTGGTAGTGCTAAGAAAACTTATAAAGGAACTGGCAATTCAATCGAAGCACAAGCGGCAATGAAAGCGGCATATACCATTATTTCTTCTATAGTTGATAAAGACAGCAAGGCAGATGATGTTTTATCAATGATTACTAAAATTGCGACTCATTCTTATAAGTTAATCCAAGACTTAAAAAATAAGGAATAAATTATGACTTGCATTGTTGGGTATATAAAAAACAAAAAAGTTTATATCGGCGGTGATAGTGCAGGAGTGGCAGGATTGCATATTACGCCAAGAAAAGATGCAAAGGTTTTTCGTAATGGAAAGTTTATTATGGGTTACACTTCTTCTTTTCGGATGGGGCAATTATTACGATTTAAATTAAGTGTGCCTTCTCAACCAGAGGAAATAAGCGACTATGAATACATGTGTACTCTTTTTATTGATGCTGTTAGAAAATGTTTGAAAGACGGTGCTTTCGCCACTATAAAAGACAGCGCGGAAAGAATAGGGGTTTTTTTGGTAGGTTATAAAAGAAGACTCTATAAATTAGAAGGAGATTTACAAGTCGGCGTATCATATTATAATTTTGAATCAGTAGGATGTGGATCTGACTATGCAAAAGGAGCTTTAAGTCTTTTAGAAGCAACAAACCTATCGGCAGAAACAATAATTAAGAAAGCATTAGAAACAGCAGTAAAATTTAGTGGCGGTGTTAGACCGCCTTTTGTTATAATGAAAGGTTAATTATGTCACCCAAAAGAAAACCAGCACACAAAAGAAGCCTAATAAAACACGAATTTGATGTCGATTTAACGGTTCTAGGCAACAGGCAACTTTTTATTTGTGAAGAGGTCACGCAAGAATTAGCACTAAGAATTAACAAAGAATTGTTTGCACTAGACACTCTCAATAACAAACCTATTATGTTATATATTAATAGCGAAGGAGGAAGTTGTTCTTGTGGTTTATCAATTATAAACACTATGAAAATTATTTCATCTCCCGTAGTAACAATCATTTCAGGCGAAGCATCTAGCGTAGCATCACATATTTCAATTGCAGGAGATAAAAGAGTCTGTTATGAGGACGCGGTATGGTTCGACCATAAGTTAAAAACATATTTTGAGGGCGGCAGTTCGCAATTGGACAATCACAATGATTTTATCAAAAAATATAAAAAATTATTCAATGATCAACTAAGAACTTATACTAAATTAACTGAAGCGGATATCAAAAAAGTTGATAGTGAAGATTTATATTTATATGCCGATGAAATGTTAGAAAAGGGGATAGTGGATGAAATCATTCTCTATTGAAAGTAGAATAGAATCGATACAAAAGTGTGAAAAAGAAATTAAAGATATAAAAATACAACAAAAAGATTTAAAATTAAAACACAAACTTCTTCGTAACTTAATAAACGATTTAAAGAATGAGGTTTTATGAACGCGTATATTAAAAACCAGTACAATCAATATTTGATTCAGTATTTGCAGGAGATATTAGGTATTGAGATCAAAGGGGATAAACAAACATTCTCCTGTCCTGTATGTAAGGAAGAACAAGCACAGCTTTACCCAAACAACGTCACAAAATTTTATTGTAATGATCCTAAATGCTCCTTCAAAAAAGGGGATATTTTTGATTTGGTCAAAACATTAAAAAACCCCAAGTTTTCTGATGAAGACGTTGCATCATATTTATCCCACAAGTATAAAATTGAAATTAAAGATGACATAGATGATATTTTTAAAATGTATGTCAAACAGGGTTTTTGCTTATTTCCAACAGGCACTGGTGATAAAAGACCTGTTAGTGGATTCATGTGGGAAGAAAAAGAACATAAAGATCCTAAAATTTGGAAAGAGTGGCTGGATCGGGGCTATGGACTAGCAATTCGATTAGGAGAAGTCAGTGGCGTAATAGCAATTGATATTGATAGTGATGTCACGTATGAAAAAATGAAAGATAAATTAGGAGAAGATACCTTAATTCAAGAAACAAAAAGAGGTCGTCATTGGATTTTTAAATACGATAAAGATTTTGATATTATTACTCATAAAAATTTCAGACATAACAAAAAGACCCCTTATGATATGGAATTAAGAGGCAACCATGCTTATACTGTAATTGCACCAACGTCGGTAGAAGGAGAAATTAGAAAATGGAATAATAAACCTATTAAGAAGATGCCTGAAGAATTGAAGAAATTCTTTTTAGATTTGATTGGGGATGACACGAAATCGGTCGATGATACAATTCAGGAATCAATTGACAATAATAGTTTTACAGAGGGAATTAAAGGTCTTGACGGGGTTTGTAACGACACTTTTATTACCTATGGCGGTATTCTTAGAAAGAAATGTACGGATGATCAAGTTTCCTGGGCTTTATACCACTTTAATGCTATGCTTGAAAATCCAATGGCAAAAAAGGATATGAGTGGTATTTTAAGACAACTCAAAAAGTACCGAACATATGACAAACAAGAATTGGCTTCTGATGTACTAAAACGATTAGAAATTATCAAAGAAGGTACAGCCTATCAAATCGCTATGTCATTGAAAAGAGAAACAAAAGATATTGAAGATGTTTTAAAACATTTAGAAGATGATAACAAAGTAATGGCATTAAGAGGGAGAAAATATCAGGTCTTAACGAAAGCCGAATGGGTTGCTGATAAAGCCAAAATGGGTGTTCCGATAGATTTCCGTATGCCATATTTTCATGATTATGCAAGGTTTAATCAAGGCGGGTTACTGATTATTGGCTCTCCAACAGGAAGAGGCAAGAGTCATATCACAGGAAATTTTATTAAACAACTGTGGGCGCAAAAACGTGTGACTCATTTAATTGACACAGAAGCCGATGGTGGTATAGCTCGTATTTGTCATCATTTAAAAATACCCGATGAGGCTTATTTAGTACCAAAACATAATGTAAAACATCCAACAGAAGTAGAACTGGTTGATAATGCAATAACTGTAATTGATTGGTTGAAGCCGAAAGATGGAGATTTTACACAAACAGAAAATACATATGACCATTTTGCACAACAACTAAGAATTCATAAAGGGTTTTTAATTGTTATGACCCAAATTAGAACTACAGACAATAAATTCTTTGCACCAGACCAAGTAGCAAGTTTTGGTTCTTTAGTATGTAAATATTTGTGGGGGAATAATGGGGTTGACTGTGAAAATACATATTTTCTAACATCAAAAATAAGAGATTCAAAAACTGGTAGGCAGATTATGACATTACCAACACATTATGAAAACGACACAAAAATAATCGAGGGAAGAAAATGAAAACTTTTAAACCGATGCTTGCGCCAAATCAGAAAGTAAATTTAGATGAAATAAAATATCCATTGCTTGCTTCTTATAAATTAGATGGTATACGCTGTCTATTTATCAAAGGGGAAATGCTTTCAAGGTCTTTAAAACCAATACAGAATAAACAATTAAGAGAAAAAATGCAACCTCTTGTTGATTATTCAAGAGAACATGATATTATTTTAGATGGAGAAATATATTCTCCCGATTTGACTTTCCAAGAAATCACAGGTTTCGTTATGACGAAGGATTTTGAAGATCCAAAAACAATTAAAAAACATGGAGAAGTATTAACTATTCCAGAAGACTTAAAGTTTTATTGTTTTGATTATGTGGATGAAGGCATGTTGATGGATTGCTATTTTAGTGCTAGAAATGATTTAATAAAAAGGGTACAAAAGCTACATCCAAATTTAATATCTCCTGTAAATCAAATCACTGTGAATTCTAAAGAAGAGGTCGAAGAATATTTTGAAGAAGCATTAAAAAATGATTATGAAGGTCTTATTTTAAAAGACCCAAAAGGGAGATATAAATGTGGTAGAGGCACTATTAAAGAGGGGCTTATTTATAAAGTGAAACCTTTTGTGACTTTTGATGCTGAGATTTTAGGAGTGGTTCAAGCCACAGAAGTTGATCCTAATGCCGAAAAGAAGATTAATGAATTAGGGAGGAGCGTTACCAGCAAAAAATTGGGTGATCGCGTTCTTATTGAAAAAGCGGCAGGATTTGAGGTTGAATACAAGGCTTTATGTGATAAATGCCTTGCTGATGGTCAAACAGGGGTGATTATTAAACAAGAAAACACTTGTCGTGACTGTGGCGCTCCGTATAGGCTAAAAGTGACTCTAGCTATGACTGATGAAGAAAAAGAGGATGTATGGGCTACTAGAAGCACATATATAGGCAAAATGATCGAGTATAAGGGAATGTTGGTAGGTTCTAAAGATGTTCCAAGACACCCCGTATGTGAAACAGATTATGAAATGATTCGCTTCAGGGAGGATAAAGACTAATGAAAAAGAAAAGTTGGGAAGGATATATGGTTAACGATTGGAAGAAATATTGTCATTGGAGTAAAGAGATAAAAGACCAAATACCTCCTTTGTTTATTTTTGCCCACCTTTATGTTGCAACGATAGCAAAACTGCCTTGGCTGAATAAATTAACCAAAGTCCGTATAACAATAGAGGAAATTGAATAATGAAAATACCAATTAAAAAAATTGAAGAAGTCACTGGATATAAAATTAAGAAAAATTTCACATCAGTGGGGTTCGACTGGGCGACCAGGGCTGGTGTTTCTTTTATTAAAACAACAGATAAATACGCTACAATTGATTTTATCTTTATTGAATTTAAAACAGATGACTCAAAAGAGAAATACAAATTAATGGTTAAGACTTTAGAAAATTTAATTAACAGTGAAGATTTAGCAGTGATTGAAGATGTATTTATTGGATATAGCCGAGCAGGGTCAATGGAATTAGCAAAATATCACGCGTTTGCTATCAGCGAAAGTATAAGAAAAGGGGTTGATTACGAAACTATTTCGGCGGTGTCTTGTAGAAGTAAATTGGGGATTAAATGCTCTAAAAAAGCTGGTTATGGTAAGGGTCTAGCAAAAAAAGCGGTAGCTGATTGGCTTAATAATAATTTTGACATTAAATTAGATGATGAAGATGCTTCTGATGCAATTATTTTAGCTCTACTTGGTATTTTAATAGATTTGGATTACAGAAGTGCTGAAGAAATAAAAAAGGACAAAAAGAAATGAATGCTCACGGTTTTACAGTAAAAGAATTTGCGGAAGGTTTGAGGAAAACCGCACGTTTAGGGCTGAAAATGCAAAATCTAGTGTTGGAGAATAAAAGAAAATTGGTCGAGTTAAAAACTTATCAATTAACTGCCCGCATTTATTTAGACGAATATCCAGAACAAAAAGAGTTAAGAAAAGATTATTTAGAAGATAATTATTTAATTGTTTTCACATTAACCGAACATACTTATAGAACGAAAAAAATCTAGGAATTTTAAATGAAACTTTTAGACTTACAAAAATTAATTAATCAATGCGTTGATGAGGCAAGCGGATGTAATCCTGATGTTGATTTCTATTATGGTAAAAGTACAGAATTAGAAATTGATATAGTTACTCAATTTGAGATTGTACCTGATGTAACAATTAAATTTAAGAAAGTAAAATATCATGATAAAAGTCCAAAATAATAGATCTCAGGCAATATCATACTTTAGGTTTTTTGCAAGCGCGAAATACCCTAATTGTTTTTGGCACACTAAAACGACTGAGAGTTTTGCTTTTGATTTATCTAGGAAAGGTGATTACGCCCCTTTAAATAAAACATGGAAAGAGGTTGAAAATGAAGAATCTTAATTTTAAAGTTGAATATTTACAAGGCACGGTAAACATTGAGACAGGAAATAATCAACAAACAACAGATTTCACTTATGCCAACATTTTAAATCCTATATCGCACTCAACAGGTCATGGCATTCAAGTGAATGACAAAAAGTTTGAAGAACCAGCTTTAAAAATGTGTGATAAAATATCTGAAGCAATTTATGATTTTATAAAGGAAACAGATGAAAATTCCTGATTGGAAAAAATTTGAAGAATACTTAGTGGGAAAATTATTATGTATTGATAAGTATGCTAAAAGAACTCCTGGCTCTGGTAATAAAGGGATCAAGGGGGATGTAGATAATAAATATTTATTGATCGAAGCGAAGTACACCGATAAAAAATCTATCTCTCTTAAAAGGGATATTTGGAAGAAGCTACTTTCAGAATTACCTCTCCATAGTAGCAGAATTCCCATGTATGCATTGAAAGATGGGGAAGGAAATAAATGGGCTGTATTAGATTTAGATGATTTTTTAGATATGTTTATTGAATTAACAAAATACAGAGAGGATTTTTAAATGAGCGACGCACACCAATGTCCAAAATGTAAATTATTTATCATAGGAACTTATTGTTTTCAATGTAAAGAGGACATACATGAAATAAGATTTGATAAACCAATAGAAGATATTTTAAAAGATATAGTAAAGGGCAATCATGAAGATATTTAAGAAAATCCTAAAATACGTCATATTTGGTATAGCAACAATCATCATAGTCGGTGTTTTATTAAGCTCAAGTGGTTGTGATAATTTAAAATGCAGACCAGATGCTAGGAGTGGGTATTTTGGATTAATTTGTGGCGGAGAATTCTAATGACAAAACTTCTATTTAGCATAAAAGAAGCAAAGCGTTTAGGTCTTAAAATAAACGAAAGTTTTTGCTGTTTTTGTCAAAGAGAATTACCAAATAAAACATTTATTACGGAAAACGGATGTTTGTGGTGTGATTCTACAAGTAAAGAAGATGTGAAACCCAAATATTGTATGAATAAAACAGATAGGAAAAAATGTATTAAAATTATGACCGATAGTTTATATGGAGTTATCAAAAAGGAGAAAAGAGGAAATGAAAAAACATAAAACTTTCTTATCAATGTTATGGCATGATGATATAGGTCTTAGTCTTAAAATTCTTATGTCATATGTGATTATTAAAAGGAATATAGTTGGAATTTTTATTAAGGAGGAAGATGATGGATAATGAAAGACGTAAGAAATTAGAAGCGACTTTGAAAGAATTAAACAAAGGAAAAGACTCTACTGCTAAATTTGATTATGCAGAGAAAGCTCCTGATAAAGAGGTTATCCCTTTCGGCATTCCAGCGATTGATGAATTTATGGGCGGAGGAGTTCCGTTAAGAAAATATACTGTTGACTTTGGTGGCGAAGACACAGGCAAATCAACAAGAGCATTACATTTGGTTGCGTCAGCCCAAAAAATGGGATTAATCTGTGTATATTTAGATA